ATGAAAGGCTTTCGCGACAGTGTGTTGTTTCCGATCACCGTCTTGATCGGCGGCGTTATCGCGTTTTTTCTCTTTCTTTACCTGACTGGCCACGATCCGGACGAGCGACCTCTGACTTTGGTGGAATGGGTTATCGGCGGCGCGCTGATCGGACCGGGTTTCGGTTATCTCATAAAATGGAGAAGAGCGAAGGATCGCCGGAGCGCAAATAAGGACTGAAACCGTATCTGCGATCGAACCCAAACCAGTCATTTGTGGGGAATTCAAGAAAGCGGTGGCGACCCCTGCAGGACTCGAACCTGCGACCTACTGCTTAGAAGCTAGGTTTTTATGTAATGATTGTGAAAAGCTGAAAACAAACTGCTTCTAATATCTGCTGCCGAAAATCAATACGTTACATTTCGTTTGCAAACTGCTCTGCATTTGTCTGACTGTATTTTGAGAATAGGTCTATTCAACCTGCCGTGGCAAGCGCGGAATGGAAAAGCCCGCATCAAGCGGGCTTCTTATTTGGCGTTGCGCGATAATCCTCTAGCTTCTTTATCGCCTCCTCGGCGAGGGCGGCTTTGCCGCCGAGATAGTGAGCATCAAGGATGCCTTCCACGTCTTTCAGGCTGTGGCCGGTGATCGCTGCGATCTGCGCTACTGAACACCCTGCGATGGCAAGCCGCGTGACTGCCGTACCGCGGAGGTCGTGGAAAGTTAGGTTCGTGATACTGGCCTTGGCTTTTGCCTTCGTCCAGCTTGTGTTGAACCCGTCGGAAGTCCACGGCCGCTTGTCTCGCTTGTTGGTGAGGATAGTGGGCGATATCCGCGGCATGCTGTCCAGTAGCTCGCGGAGCTCGGCGCCAGCGGGGATCTTCACGCGAGCGTTGGTCTTGCCCTGCTTCACCTTGATGTATGAACCGTCGTAGTCGCTCCATGGGGCCTTGAGGATGTCCCCCTTACGCTGACCGGTCCACAACGCCATGATGACTGCGGCCTTAATCTCGTCGGAAGCCACGGCGAAAAGGCGTTCCAATGTTTCTTCGGTCCAGATGTTTTCATTGCGATCGACGCTGTAGATGCGCCCGCCGCGTTCCGCCTGATTTATCGAAATACGGCCACGGTCCTTTGCCACCGACAGTATGCGTGCAAGCACCATCCATGCGAAGTCAGCGCTGCGAGGCTTATCCGCCATGCCATCACGCCACTCCTTGAACTTGCCTCGCGCTCGCTTGTCCTGGATAGCGACGAGGCTCATTGTGCCGAATGCATCGCGCACCTTGTCGATGTAGCGGCTGTATTCCTTCTGCGACTTTGGGGAGAGACCGGTGAAGTCGGTTGACGATTTGTACTCGGTAATCAGCCGGTTCATGTTGTCGGTCTGGTCGACGAAGCGATCCTTCGTAGCTTCGACAAACGCCCGCATAAGCAGCGGGTCGCCGGGTTGCAGCGGACGGCCAGCCCTGTCCTTTAGCAGGGGACCGCCGCGCCAGGCGTAGCAGTATGTGATAGTCTTGCCGCTCGCGAGCCGCTTCTTGACCCTAGCTAGACCCTTGAGCTTTTCGCGCATTCTGCTCGCGCTCCCATCGTTCGAATTCATCCTCGGTATTGTCGTTCGCCGGCAGCAGCCCGCTTATCTCATCGAGTTTAGCGTCAATCGCGCGCTTGTCCCACTTACGAGTGCCGGCAATAGCTGCCGGCATCTTGTGGGTCGATACCCACAGCGAGAACGTTGACTGTCCTATACCGAGATAGGCGGCGGCTTCTCTTCTGCCCATGAGGCGAGGGGTGTTGTCATTGGCTGGTGACATGGCTGCCCTCCGGCTTTGCGGGTGCTGCGAGGAGAGGCATCCAGTGGGTCAGCAGTCCTTTGGATGCGAGCGCTATAAAAGTGCTGCCATCCTTCGGCGCAGTCTCAAGCGGCTGCCACCCCGCCACGTCCTGCACCTGCGCGGAGAGGGCGAACGACCCGAAGCGCTCCTTGATGCGCTTGACGATATACGGTCCCGACAGGGCTTGGGCATCTGTCAGGTGCGTGAAATCCGCCAGCACGTGATCCTGCAAAGCCTTCACGACCACGGATGGCGCGGGAGGGGCGGCGTAGACAGGCCGATATTCGGCTTCCGACAGCTTGTCTGCCCTTGGTCCGTTAGGGCAATTCATCCATTCGCCGCCCGTTGCCCTTGGGTGTCGCCACTGCCAACCTACCGGCTCCGCGTCCGTCGATAAGGCGTCGAGTATACGACGAAATACCATTTGCTGTTTCGCCATCGTATCCATCTCTGATGGTTTGAACCCAAATAGTTCGAAAAGCCGGATACGGTTACTTTCGAGCATGTCGCGGAAGAACCACAGTTCAAGCTTGGCGGCTGCGTCACTCTGCATGGTGTTCGCCTCCTGTGCTGGCTAGGGCGGCCGCAGGCTGTTGCCAAACCCTGTTCACGGATTCCAAGAGAAGCTCTGCACAAGAAACCTCCACGCTGACGTCGTGCTTGGTGCCGGAACTCATCTCGATGATGATCGAAGCTATATCGCTCGGACTATTCATAGGAGAGTAAAAGCGCAGCGACGCAGGGACGTATCGAATAGACGTGGCGGAAATCAGGTGAATGGGGACGCAAACCTTCCTTCCGAACGGAGAGGCCACCTCAAGAAAGTCATTGTATTTCCCCTTAACAACTCGGACCGGCGGCTCGTAGGATAGAGAGCGCTGCACGGCATCTGCATCTTCCTTCATCTTCTTTTTTTGCATCTCTTCGCGTTCTTCGCGCACGAGCTCATACTCTGACTTGAGGGTGATGGCGGACTTTTCGCGCTTCTTCCAAAACATCATCTTCTCCTCCCATTGTCATTCGCCGCGACGAGCTCACGCAGCTTGGAGGCGATGACGCGGTTGCGGGCATCCTTCCTGCGCTCGTGCCATTTGGCGACAGCAACCAGAACGGCCGTCGGTGCGCTTACGGATGAAAGGTTGGCTAGGACCTCAAGTCCGTCGCCGGCGTATGGGGCAGGGGTATAGGTGGTGTCGCGTCTTCTCGACATGTTTGTCTCCTCGGTGTGGTGTTTGGTGGTGGTTAGGACGCTTGGCGGTCGTCCATCATCTTGCGTGTTTCGAACATCGGGTGAGTGGCGTTCGGAAAGTCCTGCTTCCAATACCGCTGGCCGATCGGGTCGTAGATTTGCTCCTTGCAGTCCTCGCAGTACCAAGAAAGGGAGCCGTGGTTATACCAGTTGGCTGGGGCGCATTGGCATCTACGCCGGTTGCAGCTGCCTCCCTCTTTGCCTTTGTCGGCCTTATCCGGACCGCTGTAGTCGCCATATGCCATGCCGGCCTCCCTCAATAACCCCAGATCAGCACTGCCGTGATGAAGAGCGATAAAGCCAGAAAACTGGCTATGTCCTTCATCAGGTCGGCGTGCTCTTCGGTGATGATTTGCTGGACGGTCGGCTTCTCGGCGGCAGCCGCGCTCATTCGCCGGCCTCCAGCGTCTCGACGCGGCCGACGCGAACGAACACTTCAAAGGTGCCGCCATGCTCTTTGTGAAGGCGTGCGGCTTCAACCAGCGCTGAATCGTAGGAGGGGTGCTCGAAGGGCCACATGCAGGGACGGATGCGTCCAGTGCTGTCGCCGCGGCGGAATACGAAGTGGCCACCGCCGACTTCCTCGCCATTGCGCGGCTTCTTGGGGAGGCGGCGCAGGTATTCATATTTCGTCTTGGGCTTGCCGTGCTTCTTCGCTTTGTGGTCCGGGCGGAGCATTGGCTCGACGCTGGACGCTGCTACATGGATATCGTCAAACTCTTCGGGACGCGGTCTGTACATTGTGTATCTCCTCTTGTGGTGGTGGTGGGCCGGCAGATCTGCTGGTGGGCTTCTTCGTGCTGGCGAGAGAATGGATATGCGTATACGGGTTATTTGTCAACCTAATGTGCATAACAAAAAATGCAGCGGCGCGAATCAGGAATAAAGTTCTTGTTTTGTTCTAGTTTTGGAGTCAGTGTTCTGGCAATGGAGGGTTATGGATTTGAGCGAAGTGTTTATTGTGCAGAGTTTCACGCGTTCAACGCGAGGAGGGGTATCTCCGGATGCTCCAATGCAGGTTGGTTCAGTCGCGCACGCAAGGAAAATCGTTGACAGGATTTCCCCAGAGAAAGTCTGCGTAGTCGCTATAGCCGCATCGTCCAGTGAGCTTTTTTTAGTTGCTGGCGCCGGTGAGGTGCCAGAGCATATTGCGGATTTGCCTGCTTATGAGTGACGGATGCCGCTTATCGAGCCTCATACTTGCCTACGATACGATGGCACCACTTCCAGTCCGCGCGAGATTCGGTGAATTCGATGCTCGGATTGTACTGTTTTAGGTGCCAGTCTCGGTCGCTCCACCTGACCAGGCGCTTGACGATCGCTTCTGCTTCTCCGTGCCCAAATGGAGGGACATGGTAAAGCACAACGTTCTTGTCGCGCGCCGGAGGTAGGTGTGGATGCACGAGCGCCATGTCTCCCGGTTCGAAGGCGGGAGTCATCGATTCTCCGACGATGTATACGCCGTAGGCATCCTTGACGTTCTCTAGGATGGATGGTCGTTTCACATAATCGATCGCATCAAATGTCACGATCTGATGGCCCTCTCCGCCCATCGCGGCTGCGAAAACAGGGAGATTTTTCTCGCCTACTAGTTCTCGACCAGGTACGACCGTCGGCGTGAAGCCTTCATTATGTGAGGCGACGTCAGTAACGTCAGCAATGATGTCCGCGGCAGACGGAACGCTACGCGCTAGTTCCATCAAGCGAAGAAGGTGGTTACCCCGAATGTTTCCGCCGTTCGCCCACCTGTTTACCGATGACTGCCCCACGCCGGCTAGGGCGGCCAACGCTTCTTCATTGCCGTAGTGTGAGATCAGCATTCGAGTGAGGGCCACAGTATCCATGATGTCAGATAACCCATAAATAAATGCAAGTAAAATGCATATTCGGGTTGACGACCAACCCAAATACGGGTAAAACCAAAATCAACAGCGGCCAAACAAGAAGCCGACAGGGCAACAGACCCCAAGACGAACCTGCAGCATGAAAGGGAATGCGCATGTTTAAGGATTGCGAAAGAAGACGATCGACGACCCAAGCGCTGATCGGCATGACCGCCATGACGGCGAGAAGAAGATGGGAGCATGAAGCTCCCGATCGCAGAAGAAGATGGCGGCCAGTGACCGGGCCGCCGTAAACGCCAGCAACCAACTGGCGATAACAAAACCAATAATGCCAGAAGGGGAGACGACTATGAGAAAGACCGCAAACAATGACTTCGAAAACTTAGCGCCGGTGGAGCATGAAGCTCTGCCGGCGTTGTCGTGCATGCAGCAGAAAACGAAAAGGGGCGTAATGAGCCGGCACCACCCGTAACTCCGCCCCTTCTCCGTACTAACACGCCGAGGAGACCTTCGCCGTAAGGCGGGATCAAAGCGCGTATTCCATATCCGCCACCACAGCGGACGATCAATCTCCTACACAAATTTGTAGGAATTGTCAAGCAGCATTCCGAGCCACCACCTCGCTATGCTGTAACCACCCGCTCCGAAAGGACGATGACATGGACAGCTTCCACGTTCTTCACTTCAAGCTGCGATCCATCGTAGTGGCCAAGCTGAACGGCGCCGTTGCTCATTCCTTCGAAGCGCCCAATCCAGGCGAATCCGCCAGAATGGGCCAGAACGTCGTCACCGGCGGCGGGCCAGCGGGAAGGGTCAAGCCAAGCTTTCACGCCAACGTGGAAGACAGGCTCCATCACTTTCGTGTCTATGATGATCGCGTACCTGCCTTCAGGAATACGTTTGCGGCCATCGTTGATTGGTTCGAATTTGAATTTGCCAGCCTTGCGGTCGGAAATCTTGCCGTAGGTACGGGCAACCGTAATCGGCGTGATGGACGGGGCTGTTTCGGCCGCCTCGCGAGCCATCTCCGCCACATCTTCTTCGGAGACACCGAGGAAGGCGGCAATCGCCGGGAATTGTCTTGGTCTCGGTATGACGCCAGCTTTCCAGGTGCTGAAGGTCTGCTGAGGCACGCCTAACTCTTCGTAGACAGCGCGATCCTTTACGGCTCTCCGCTTCTGTTCTTTCAGTATCGACTGCAGGAGGCGCGACTTAACTTCAGGCATGCATCCACCTTCGTGAAATCTTGACAAATTTGTAAAAATAGTTTAGTTTCATAACCCTGTCGCTTTGTCAACCACAAGCGGCCACCACCCAGAGGAGACGACATGACGCTTATCACCAGCACAATGCTGGCGGATATGCACGCGCGCCGTGAAAACGGTGAGAGCGTCGCAGATATCGCCGCCAGATACAACGTCAAGCCAATGGCAGCATACCAGCGGCTTCGGCGCACATACGGCCTGCACAAGCAGCGCGCCATCATTGCCGCCAACGACAACAATCCCGACCGCACGACGCACCTGGCGCCGCACAACGGCGGTTGCTCCACGCTTTCCGGCCTTATGCCGGTTTCGCTCCCGCGCGTTCTTGCCGCGGCAAATGACAATGCTGAAGATCTGGCGGCGGGGCAGGCGGTCAACGACTACGCACTGCGTAGTGAGCGGGTGGCGGCATGAGCTGCGATTGCGAATTTTTCAATTTCGGCGATCCGGTCCGCAACAGACAAAACCCTCATCTCACTGGCGTCGTCATCGGCGATCGCAACTGGGGCAGCGAGTACCAGGTGCGACTTGCTGACGGCGCATCGACGATCTGGTGGCACGGCTTCGAGATCGAACACGATCCGGAGGGCGAGCCGCCAGCAAAAGAGGATGACGACACCAACGTCGTCAAGGTCGACTTCACACAACGGCGCGCGATGACCGCCGAGACAACAACGGAAGGAGCAGCGTGATGGGGAAGTTTAAGAAGGGTGACGAAGTTAGACTGATCAATTCTGGAGATTACAACGGGCACGGTCGATACGGAAAGACCGGAGAGCTCGGCACGGTCATCCAGTACGACGCCGTTGACCACACGTACTATGTGGATTTCTCTGAATCCGGACGGTGGTGGGCTAAGGCCTCGAACCTCGAACCTTCTGCCTCCACCCTCAAGATCGAGGAAGGTAAGTTCTACAAAACGCGCGATGGCCGGAAGGTTGGGCCGGTGACTTACGCAGGGGGCAACATCTACGCGGCTGACGGCAAGCAGTGGCGGCGCGATGGATACTACTGGAATGGCGTCGGAGGTCATGAGCAGAACGACATCATCGCCGAATGGATCGGCGATCCCGTGGCCAAGCCAAGCAACGACAACGCGCAGCCGAAGTTCAAGGTTGGTGACCTTATTCGCCACAAGACCCTCAAGTTTGAGGGCGTCGTGAAAGAGGTTGTCGACCAGCGCACAGTTCGCACGCACTGGACGAAAGAGGGTTGGGGTGCGACCGACCCCATAGATAGCATCGAACTAATCACCACCACCACCACCACCACCATCGTCGCCCTCATCGAAAACGGCCAGCCCAAACCATCGTCGACACCGCACGTACACGCGTCCACCGTCGCAGCCGAGAAGGAAGCAAAGCGCCTCGCGGCAAAGTACAAAGGCAAGCAGTTCGGCGTCTTCACCCTGACCACGACGCACGAAGAAGCCGCGCCGGTCTATGACCACAAGTGGCAGAACATGGCTGCGCTGGGCCTCAAGATCGATGCGATCAAGGAGCTGCGGGCGGTTGCGGGTCTCACACTGAAGGGCGCCAAAGACGCCGTCGAGGCGTGGATCGAATACGAGCAAGCAGCCTAACCAGCGCTAGCGGCTGGCCACCAACCAGCCGCGCTCCACCACATCATTGAGGAGACTAATATGTCTAAGAACGTATTCGATAAGCTTGCGCAGCGTGAGCATGAGAACGACACCAAGCTCGGCATGCCTTCCACCGACGCCGCTCATTTCGACCGTCGCATGCACCTGATGTCCGTCCTCACCGGCGGCGATGGCTTCAGCAACTTCCAAAAAGAGGTGCGCAAGTTTGCTGATGGAACAACGAGGGGCGATCGCAAGCGGGCGGCACGCGATGCAGCCAATGCAAAGGTGAGCGAACACCGCCTGCCGATCTACATGCACAGCGCGGCTCGTCGGAGGGCTTTGGCTGACGAGGTGAGGATTGCGGCATGACGCGCCCCGCAACGAACTGGCCAGCCTTCTGGTCTGGCTTCTCTGAGGCTGCGCTAACCTTAACTGCTTTTGCGCTACTTGTACTATGGCTGGCTGTCCTGCCTTCTGTTGGCGTTCTCTATTTCTTGGGAGCTCTGGCATGACATCCCCCTGGTACACCGAATCCATCACCGCACCTCCGCTCGACCACGTGCCAGTCACACCGACGCCGCGCAAATACGTAACGCGTGGCCTGAAGCGCGGCAGCATCGCGGCGCTGACCGCAGCAGCGGCCGTCGGCCTCATCATGCTCTTTCCGTTCGCACTCGTCGCGATCGCCGTCCTCAGCGCATTCTGGTGGCTCTTGTGCCGTCTTTTCGCGCGCTGATCGTTATCACAGCCGCTGCCTACATCGTCGCCATCATTTTAACCGCACCACATTGAGGAGGCCTTATGGCTATTTCACTTTCGTCCCTGAAGTCGACGAAGAGAGCGGACCCGCCTGTCATTCTGCTCTACGGCGTCGACGGTATAGGCAAGACCAGCCTTGCCGCAGAATTTCCTGACGCGCTCTATTTGCCAACAGAAGGCGAGCGCACACCGTCCGACGTTGAACTCGTCACGCCTGGCACCATTGAAAGCTTCGACGAACTGCTGGACGTTTTCGGCGAACTGCTCACCGAGGAGCACGACCGTAAGACGGTTATTATCGACAGCCTCGACGGCCTGGAGCCTTTGGTCTGGGCAGCTACCTGCCGCCGCATCGGCGTGGCATCGATCGAGGAGCCTGGCTACGGTCGCGGCTACATCGAAACAGACACAGAGTGGAATGAGCTAATGGCAGCGGTTGCTGCTCTGGCTCAACGAGGCATCTGCGTAGTGATGCTTGCGCACCCCGAGATCGTCCGCTTCGACAGCCCTGTCACAGACCCCTATAGCCGCTATCAGCCGAAGCTGCACAAGCGCGCCAATGCGCTGGTCCGCGAGAAGTCCGACATCGTCGCCTTCATGAACTACCGCATCTCCATCAAGGAAAAGGAAGTCGCGCGGCAGACGAAAGTGGCTCACGCTGAGGGCGGCAAGGAACGCCAGATCCATCTGGTCGAGGGCGCAGGCTTCAACGCCAAGAATCGCTACTCGATGCCGGACGCCGTGCCTTATCGAAAAGGGCAGGGCTATGCGGAGTTGGCGAAGCACTTCCCGGCGCCCACGGGAGTGGCGGCGTGACCATGTTCCGCGGCGAATCGTGGTTCGCGTGGCACCCCGTCAAGGCGCGCACTCGCTCCGGCCAGCTGATCTGGGTTTGGCTCACTCATGTCTGGCGTGACCAGGCATCGACGCAATTCGGTAGCGGACCTTTCCGCTACTACCTCCGCTAACCACCACACCACCACTGAAGGAGACTACGCATGGCCAAGATTGGCGTCAGAGTTGAAGCGACCGAAGAGAACACCCAACAGCGCGATTTCACCAACCTGCCGAACGGCGACTACCAGCTGGAAATCAGCGCCTCCGAGATCAAGGAAAAGAACAAGGACACCCGCGACCACGCCATCAATCTGAGCGTGACCATCGACGTCCTTGCTCCAGAGGAACTCAAAGGCCGCAAGGTCTTCAACAACTACAATCTGCAGCATCCAAACCCTCAGACCCAGGAAATCGGTCAGCGCCAATTTGCCTGCCTCCTGCGCTCACTCGGCTTGAACGAGGCGCCAGAAGACTCCGACGAGCTCCACTTCATCTCCTTCATGGCGCGCATCGGCATGGGGAAGGATAGCAAGGAGAAGAACGCCGACGGCACGCCGAAGTACGCGGCCCGCAACGAGGTGAAGAAGTACTATTACCCCGATGAGGGCAACCTGCCTGAGCCGAAGGTCGATGCTGCGCCAGCCGCAGCCAACGACAACCGCCGCACAGCCGCCAGCAATGACAACAAGCCTGCCGCTGCGGCCGCCGGCACGACGCGTCGGCCTTGGGGCAGCAAGTAACCGTCAACGCGGGCTGCCTCACCAGCGGCCCGCTATTTCACCACGTTTGAGGAGATTTGCATGAGCAGTTACAAGGCGGAAGCCAGAAAGATCACGGAGAAATGCTACCCGATCCCCGGCGCATTCGCGGCCGGCGGAGCGGTGACAAGCGTGTTCACCAATCGAGATATCAACGACGTTGATGTCTACTTCAAGAGCCGCGAGGCCTTCGAATATGCAGTCGCAGACGCTTACGAAAATGGTTTCTGGTGCGTCTCAACGACAAAGCGTGCCGTGACGTTTGCAGAAAGCGGCGGCACACCGATCCAGTTCATGCACTTCGATTTCTTCCCGACGGCGCAGGACATCTTCGACGCGTTCGACTTCACGGCCGTCATGGGTGCGCTGGATTTCGACAGTGACGAATTCTCATTTCACGACGACTTCCTGAAGCACAATTCACAGCGATTCCTGCGATTCCATCCAGGCACTCGCTATCCGTTGGCGTCGGCGACTCGCGTCCTCAAGTACCAGGACCGTGGCTACACGATCGGCAAGGGCGATATCCTCAAGATCGTGTTGGCAGGACGTAAGGTGAAGATCGACACGTGGGAGGAGCTGAAAGACCAGATCGGCGGCGCTTATGGCGAGAAGGTTGTTCTCGGCACGGAAGGCACGCCTTTCTCTCTCGATGCGGCAATATCTGCCCTGACCGTCGATGATGAAGGCAAGGAATCGTGGGTGGCAAACGACAACGAAGAGCAGCCAGGCAGCGCGATCGGTTTGTTCAAGAAGATCGCTGGGTTGAAGGGCGAGCAGTTCGACGAGAGCCGGTACGATGAAGGCAAGGATGGTTTCGGCTATCCAATCGGCTACGAACCGCCGAAGCGTCAACCGGCCCCTTGGGCAGCCTAACTCACCTGCCTGCCGCTCACCACGGCAGGCACACCACACATCACCGAGGAGACACCCATGCACCTTGTCATTCACAAGGAAGACCTGACGCGCGCGCTTGCCGCCACGACTAAGGTCGTCGAAGCAAGATCCACCATCCCCATCCTGTCGAGTGTCCAGCTTGCAGCCGCAGGCGATGGCCTCGCGATCACTGCAACCGACCTCGACATCAGCGCCACTGCAGGCGTGCCGGCGGAGGTCGCCAAGCCCGGCAACATCTGCGTTAGCGCCAAGCTGCTCAACGACATCGCCCGCAAGGCGACCGGCGACATTACTATGTCTCTGGAGGGTGACAAACTTTCGGTGAAGTCCGGCCGCTCGCGTTTTTCGCTTTCGACGCTGTCGGCAGAAGACTTCCCGACGCTTGGCGAAGACAAGTTCGACGCTGAATTCGGGATCGATCTGGCCGCACTGTTTGCACCGGTGTCGTTCGCGATCTCGACAGAGGAAACGCGCTATTATCTGAACGGCGTGTTCTTCAAGGGCGGCAGCAAGTCGGAAGCAGTTGCCACCGACGGCCATCGTCTCGGACGTAACATCGGCCCTGAGTTGCCAACCTTCGATGGCGTCATCGTGCCACGTAAGACCGTCGGCCTGCTTCCGAAGGGCAAGGTGCAGGTGGCCGTCAGCCAGCAGAAAATCCGCATCGTGTCGGACGACGTGCGCATCACGTCGAAGCTGATCGACGGCACATTTCCTGACTACGAGCGCGTCATTCCTACGAGCAACGAACGTGTCATCACCGTTGATCGTGACGCGCTGATGAAGGCTTCCGACCGCGTTTCGACCGTGTCGTCTGAGCGCGGCCGTGCCGTGAAGTTCAGCATCGCGCCAGGCAGCATCGCGCTTGCTGTCGCGGCTGGCGAGGCGTCGGCAAATGACGAAGTCGAGGCAGAATACAGCGGCGAGCCGATGGATATCGGATTCAACGCTGCCTACGTCCGCGACGTTCTGAACGTTTTGCCGTCTGGTCCGGTCAAGCTGGCCTTGCAGGATGGCGGCACGCCGGGGCTGATCACGTCCGACGGCTTCGAGGGGCTGACGCTCGTTTGCATGCCGATGAGGGTCGGCTGATGGTAGCCGTTTTTATGTTCTCTTCTGGGGTGGGGTCATAATGGCCCCACTACCCAAGCCAGAATCCAGCACAGTCCGTGCCATCTACGCCGCCTACGAAGCCGCAGCCTCGTCATGGGATAGCCTCGGCATATCCGTTGGTGAGGCCAACAATCCATGCGATCGCGCTCTCTGGTATGCCTTCCGATGGGCCTCACCACTGGAAAAGCATCACGGCCGCCAGCTGCGTCTGTTCGAAACCGGCAATCTTGAGGAATCGCGCTTGGTTGAAGACCTTGAGCGCATCGGCGTCGATGTCTACGGCCAGCAAGACAAGATCAGGCTGGTGCAGGGGCACGTGCGCGGAAAGTGCGACGGCAAGGCAATGGGTGTCGTAGAGGCTCCGAAGACAGAGCACCTGCTCGAATTCAAGTCGAGCAACGCCAAGGGCATGAAACTGATTGTGAAGGACGGCTGCAAGGAAGCGAAACCGCTCCACTACGGACAGTGCCAGCTTGGAATGCACGCGTTCGGTCTATCGCGCTGCCTCTACCTCGTCAGCTGCAAGGATGATGACACGCTTTATGCCGAGCGCATCGAATACGATCCGGAGTTCTGTCTGCGTCTGCTGGCGCGGCTAGAACGGATCATCAATTCGCCAGAGCCCCCGTCGCGCATCAACGATGCGCCGGACTGGTTCGAATGCACCTTCTGCAAGCACAAGCCTGTATGCAAGGAGAGTGCATGGCCACGCGTCACCTGTCGATCCTGCATTCACTCGTCGCCGGAAATGGGCGGCGGCGGTCATTGGTCCTGCGCACGCTGGGCAAAGCCGATTTCATTCGACGAGCAAAAGGAAGGCTGCCCCACGCATCTGACGATCCCGGCCCTCGTCCCCGGCACGCAAACGGATTGCGATGAGGAAGCTGAGACAATCACTTATGTGCTGCGAGACGGCACGACATGGATAGATGGCGCCACCAACGCCTAACACCTTATGAGGAGACCACCATGCCGCTTGTTGCACGCACGCCGCTTGTCGCTGCCAATGATAACAATCTGCGCAGTCCCGAGTTCGACCGCAAGCTTCTGGCCTACGAGCCGGCTTTACGAAGACTGGCGCGAAAGATCACCAAGAACGAAGACGCGGCCGACGAACTTTTTCAGTCGGCGATGGTCGTCATGTTGCGCCGTCATCGGGAATGCCGGCTTGAGACCTTTTGGACATGGGCCGTCCTCTGTGTTCGGGGTACGGCGCAGGAATTCGTTCGCACAAATTCCACCAAGTCGCGGTCCGCTGAGGTCTGCAGTCTCTCCGCGTTCGAAGAGCTGCCGGGTTCTGCTGATCCGCACCAGGAGGAGGGCACCGACTTATCGCGCGTTGTCTCCCTGCTGGAAGGCCGGAATGGCACGATGCTGATGCGCAGGGCGATGGGCGAGACGCTGGAGGCCATCGGCAATGACCACGGCCTCACCAAAGAGCGCGTTCGCCAGATCGTCATCAAGGAGCGGGCGAGGGTGCTTGGGCTGCTGCGGGAGGCTGGTTAGTCCAAAACGTCGAATCCTGTCGAGGCAAACGCAACTCGAACCCGCTTCGATCCATGCATGCGATAATGGACGATGAAGCCTAGTACAAAACCGCCCTGCTGGTTCTGGTCGAGAAATCTCACATTGAAAACGCTTGTGGATACTGCAGGCATATCACTCGAGAAGCGCCCAGCGAGACGGAAAGGAACGTCAAATACGTGCTCACGCTTTTTCTCGATGACTACGTCGTAAAGTGCGGCAACAAGATCGCGAACCTCTTCCGCTCCACGGTGAATAAGCACCCAGTCAGGGTACTCCAACCTGATGCTTTGGACATAGAGCGGTAGCCGATTGTGGTTGACTATCTCGATGGCGACCCTGTGGCGATAGTTTTTCCCATCGTCTGGTAGCTGATAGGCGCTGAATACAGGCTCTACGTCTCCGAGAACCGCGTCCGCTTGTCTTTTGGCTTGGCGGGCCGACGAGAAAGCAAAAGCAGCCGCGAGCATAGCGGCGAGCGCAGATAACCCTGCAATCCAATCGTTTATCTCAAGGTCTGGAATTTCGTATGCTCCAACTGCGCCACTACCAAGAAGAAGCAGAAAACGCCGTTTTCGACTATTGGTCAACGACGGCCGGCAATCCGCTCGTCGACCTTGCCACCGGCTGCGGCAAGTCGCTGCTCATGGCTTCGCTCATCAAGAGGCTGGTTGAAGGCTGGCCGGACATGCGCATCCTTGTCGCCACCCATGTCGCTGAGCTAATCGAGCAGAATTACCTTGAGCTGCTCGGCATTTGGCCATTTGCTCCGGCGGGGATCTTCTCGGCCGGCCTTGGCCGTCGTGACGCGCGCAGCCAGATCATCTTCGCCGGCATTCAGACCGTGCACAGCAAAGCTGCGCTCATCGGGCACATCGACGTGCTGATGGTGGACGAGTGCCATCTGATCCCCGCCAACAGCAACACGATGTACGGTCGCTTCATCGCGGCCCTGCGTGCCATCAATCCCGACATGAAAATCCTAGGCCTCACCGCCACGCCTTACCGGCTGGATACAGGCCGATTGGATGAGGGCGACGATCGGCTGTTCGACCAGATCGTCTACACCTATGGCATCGCCGACGGCGTTGCTGACGGCTATCTCGCGCCGCTTTCGTCCAAGGCCACTGCCACGACCTTCGACATGAAGGGCGTCGGAAGGCAGGGCGGCGACTACAAGCAGTCCGCGCTGCAGGCTGCCGTGGACAAGATGGACGTCACGCGTTCCGCCGTCGATGAGATCGTCGCAAAGGGCGCCGACCGCAAGTCATGGCTTTGCTTCTGCTCCGGCGTCGAGCACGCCGAGCATGTGCGTGACGAGATTCGTTCACGCGGCATCTCCTGCGAGATGATTAGCGGCGAAACACCGAAGGATGAGCGCCGTCGCATTATCGAGGACTTCAAGTCCTACAAGATCCGCGCGCTGACAAACAACTCGGTTCTGACCACCGGATTTAATCACAAGGGTGTCGACCTGATTGCTGCCCTTCGGCCAACGTTGTCAGTTTCGCTGTACGTGCAGATGATGGGCCGCGGCACTCGCGTGATATACGCGCCTGGCATGCCTCTCGACACGCCTCAGGGGCGCATTGCCGCGATTAAGGCTGGTCCGAAACCCTCGTGCCTTGTGCTGGACTTCGCCGGTCTCGTCGACAAGCACGGACCGGTCGACATGGTGCAGCCAAAGACGCCCAACAAGGGCGACGGGGAAGCGCCAGTGAAGGTCTGCCCGTTCGACGTCGAGGACAAGAATGGTCGCTTCGGCTGTGGCGAGAAGGTGCATGCCTCAGCGCGCACGTGCTCTTGCTGCGGCTATGAGTTCGATATCGATGACAGCCCTAAGATTACGGCGACGGCTGCTGATACGCCGATCATGTCGACGGCAGAACCAGAACCCCGCACCGTCACTTCGCGTAGCTTCTACTACCACGAAGGGAAGGGCGATAAGCCGCCGTCGGTGAAGGTCAGCTACATGGTCGGCATGACGGCGATCAACGAGTGGGTTTGCCCGCAACATAGCGGATTCCCGAAGTCAAAGGCCGACCGTTACTGGCGCGCGCATGGCGGCAAGATGCCGTTTCCCAAGACGGTTCTGGAGTGGATTGAGCGTCAGTCAGAGCTGGCCGACACGGTGGAGATCACGGTGAAGCCGCGCCAGAAATACTGGGATGTCGTGGGTCACGTGGTTGGAGCGGCCAATGATAATCGCGTGTCGCCGGCGAATGACAACGCGCCGGAAGAAGAGGATTGGCGGGTGTTGATGGACGATGACGTGCCATTTTAGGGGAAAGGCGGGGCTCTGCCCCGCCGACGATTTTAGATATTCCTGTAGTCAAGCGTCACGCGGATTGCGCCATTTCCTTGCTCTCGTCCGGCTGTCACAATCACACCCTCCTTCTTCAGAGCTTCAATCGCGGCTTGGACCTCCACGGATTCGATAGCTTCATTCATGACAAATGGGTCAGCATTGAATTCGATGTCTAGCGGGAACTGACGAGGAACATTGCTTTCCGGATCTAAGTAGATCACAGCTCGGTCACGGGAACACCCGAGTACTACTACCCGCATCCCACGGATGCTCTTAATGTGATGTTCAATGATCTCCTGCACCGTGCCTTCATCCAGGAGACGGCAAAAAGACTTTATTGCCGTGTCGAGAGATTTAGCCCGAGCGATTGCGGCTTCGCGCTTTGCTCGCTCTGCCGCCTCATCCGCCGCTCTCTGTTGATCGTCGATAATGTTTTTCAGATTGTCCCGAAGCCCCAATTTCATCTCCTGTAGTTGATTACACAAAATACGTAGGAAAAGTTGTGGGTGGTTTCAACTTCGCGCAATCACAAAAACTGCATTCAATGTTATATCTTGACAAATTTGTAAAAACAGTATAGCTTCAAACTCTACGCCACACCAATGGCGTCACCACATTGAGGAGACACAAATGAGCGAGAGAAGATCCGCCAACGACAACTATTTGGCCGCCGACGTCGCCAACCTCGAAGCGCTTTTCGCCGACATGCTGGCCGCTTATCCGGAGCTTGAGACAGACGAAGAACTGCGCGCAGACATGCTGGAAGGAGAGACCAACTTCCACGCCGTCCTGACGCGCCTCGTCAACGGCGAGCGCGACGCCGACAGCCTGGCAAAGTCAGTTGCGCTCCGCATTTCCGATCTGCAAGCGCGCAAGTCGCGCGCAGAGCGACGCAAGGAGGCCATGCGAAGCCTGATGTTAAAATTGCTGAAGGCTGCCGGCGTGCCGCGCGTGCCGCTGGCCGAGGCGACGATATCCATCGGCAAGAAGGCTGCATCGGTTGAGATCATCGACGAAGCCGCGTTGCCAAAGGCTTACGTGCGCGTTTCGACATCGCCCGACAAGACCGCCATCAAGGAGGCGTTGCAGGCTGGCAAGAAGGTGCGCGGCGCAAAGATGGGCGAGGCGGGTGAGCAGCTGTCGGTGAGGGTGGCGTGATGGCTATGGGCGCCACTCATCCTCCATATGTTGCTCCACCGGCCAACTAAAATATGCCCCGAGTTCAAACAAAACGCTCGGGGTTTGGCCTCTCCTTTCTAGGAAACTGTAGAGTCGGTGGCCATCGAAAGACGCGTAGCTGACGCTGGCGTCCTCGTTTGCGTTCAACTTCTCGCTGACTTGTATCAGGAGTTCTGCAAAAGCCATTCCAATGCTTGAGTACCACAAAAGTTTTGTTTGTGAGAAAGCAGATTCCCGTCCCTTGTTCTTCTCTTCTAGAGCTTTCTCAAGACGGTGGGTCACGCTCATAGTTATATGAAGAAGCCTTGGATCTCGATCGGCGAAGATAGGAAATGACGCGCGTGTGAAATCTAGGGTCTTGGTCGATGTATGAAGCTCGTCAGAGCCCAGCTGATCGGCGACGTGCAGGCATTCAGAACGCACAGTCGCTAAAGCTGCGCGAAATGAGGCATCTTTCGATGCGACGCCAACGCGGCGCGCCTCATCGATCTGAAGCCGCTGGGAAAGGAGGACAAAGTATCCGCCGACAACAGCCGCAATGCCAGCTAGTAGTGCCTGATAGGGAGAAACCCATTTGAGCAAGGCGATCCACCGAATTCCTGCCCAATACTCGGAGAGGCACGCGGAGAAGAAAAACACCCCGCATGTGCTCTCAAAGTGCCAGGACACAAAGGCGAGAAGTGCCCACAGGCATGCAGCAAGCCACCAATAACGTTTGATTTTTTCAACCACTTGCCGACCCCGATTCCCCATCGGCAACACTACCACATCACCCGCCGCGCCACCAACGCGGCTTCCGCTTCGGCGGGAACACCACAGTCTGAGGAGACAATATGAACATGAATGTTGCGCTCAGTGCGCAAGCGAACGCCTATGCTGCGTTCTTGGCTAGAAAAGCCATTCTAGACCCGCCGACGGGTCTAACCGAGATTCCAGATCTTCCATCGGTGCTATTCCCGTTCCAGCGCGACATCGTGACCTGGGCTCTCAAGCGTGGCCGCGCTGCGCTCTTCGCCGGCACTGGCCTCGGCAAGAGCTTCATGGAGCTTGCGTGGGGGCAGGCGGTCAGTGCGTCGACACAGGGCGATGTCCTACATTTCGCGCCTCTGGCAGTCGCGGCGCAGATGGTGCGCGAGGCTGAGAAGTTCGGCATCCCCGCCAGACACGTGCGATCACAGTCAGACATCGGCTCAGGCATTAACGTCACGAACTATCAGAAGATTGATGCTTTCGACCTGTCGCAGTTCTCTGGCGTCATTCTCGACGAGAGCAGCATTCTGAAATCCGAGACTGGCCATTATCGCAACGAGCTAGTCGAGGCGTGCCACGGCATACCGTTCCGGCTGGCTGCTACTGCTACGCCTGCACCGAACGATTTTATGGAGCTTGGCAACCACGCTGAATTTCTCGGCATCATGTCCTACTCCGACATGCTAGCGACCTTCTTTACTCACGACGGCGGGGAAACGCAGAAGTGGCGGCTCAAAGGTCACGCCGAAAACGACTTCTGGCGCTGGATGGCGTCGTGGGCAGTCATGCTTCGCAAGCCTTCCGATCTTGGATACGACGATGGCGCCTATTTGCTGCCGGCGCTGCATCAAATTCACCACACGGTGACAGCTCCCGTTGCTGTCGGTGATCTCGTGGGCAGCCGTGCATCGACGCTCCAAGAGCGCATCAAGGCGCGTCGTGACAGTGTGGATGATCGCGTAGCCTTCGCTGCCGCGATGACGCCGAAGGACAGGCCTTTCGTGTGGTGGTGCAATCTCAACGCCGAGAGCGAGGCTCTGACCAAGGCCATCCCCGGCGCGGTCGAAGTGCGCGGTTCGGATAAAGAGGATGTGAAGGAGCGCAAGCTCATCGACTTCAGCGAAGGCCGGATTCGCGTGCTCGTAACCAAGCCCTCGATCGCTGGCTTCGGCATGAACTGGCAGCACTGTGCAGACACTGGATTTGTTGGTCTCAACGATAGCTTCGAGCAGATCCATCAGGCGGTTCGCCGCTTCTACCGGTTTGGGCAGCAGAAAGAGGTCACAGCTCACTTTATCGCCGCCGAGACCGAAGGCGCTGTGGTTGCCAACCTTAAGCGCAAGGAGGCCGACGCCGACCGCATGGCCGCAGCGATGGTGCTCCACACAGCCAATATCACCAAGCAGGCGATCAATGCGCAGGCGCGTGAGAAGGCTAGCTACGACCCGAAAATCCCGATGCAAATCCCATCATGGCTAGGAGGTGCCGCATAATGACGAACGCACAGAATACTGCGGCCTTGACCGCCGACATCAACGCCGTGAACCAGGTCATCACCGACAACTACGCCATTTACGAAGGTGACTCGTGTGAGCTCATTCGCGCTATCCCTGGTGACAGCGTGCATTTCGGCATCCACTCTCCACCGTTCGAAGGCCTCTACAAGTTTTCGAGCTTTGACCGCGACATCAGCAACAATGAGGGCGGCGCATTCTGGGAGCATTACGCGTTTCTTATCCAAGAACTGTTGCGCGTCACAAAACCGGGACGCATTCATAGCGTTCACTGCATGCAGCTGCCGACGAGCAAGAGACGCAACGGCTTTATCGGCATGCGCGATTTCCGCGGTGAGATCATCCGTGCTTATGAGGACGCCGGCTGGATCTTTCATTCCGAAGTCTGCATCTGGAAAGACCCGGTAGTTGCCCAGCAGCGCACCAAATCCATTCGCCTGCTGCACAAGCAGATCACGAAGGACAGCTGCATCAGCGGGCAGGGGCTTGCCGACTACATCGTCTCGTTCCGAAAGCCGGGCGAAAACTCTGAACCGGTCGATGGCATGTTCGATATGTGGGTGGGCGACGAAAGTCTCGACATCAGCCGCGAGGCCTATGACCGTCACGCCGCAGAAACAATTGCCGATGGTCGCACGCCCTGGAGCTTCGAGCAGTGGCGCTCCGTATTCGTCTGGCAGCGATACGCATCGCCGGTTTGGAGCGACATTCGCCAAACACGCACACTGCAATACCGATCCGCCCGAGATGAGCAAGACGAACAGCATATCTCGCCTTTGCAGCTGGACGTGATCGAACGTTGCATTGATCTGTGGAGCCTGCCCGGTGAGACAGTGCTTACGCCGTTCCTCGGGATTGGCAGCGAGGTTTATTCAGCCGTCGAGATGGGCCGCAAGGGCGTCGGCTTCGAGCTCAAGCCTTCATACTTCCGTCAGGCAGTGAAGAACATCGCGTCGCTTGGCACGAAAGAGCAGCCGGTGGCCGATCTGTTCTCTGCCGCCAACGATAATCATGCTGTTGCCAAGGTGGCAGCATGACCTCGGCCGAGATGAAAGAAGCTTGCAACGCAAGCCTTACCGGTGCGCGCGAACTAGGTCTGGATGAGAGCAAGGCCAGCGTTTCGCTGGTTTTGCCAGAAGGCTTCAAGCCACCGCCCAGGTTCCCGCGCGGATACCTGTTGCAGATCAAGGATGATGGCAGCCGTCTTAGCAGCTTTCCTGCAGAGAAGTTGCTGGCGTGGGTCGAATGGGCGGAGGCGCAGGCATGACCAAACTCCCAACCACCCCGAGACAACACACGCCAACGGTCGACGCCGACCATAATCCGACCACATGCTTTGTCTGCGGCATGCACGCCTTCGGTATCGGCGTGAACGCCAACGGCCGAGACAAGGACCCTAACTACATCTGCCGGAGGTGCGCCGTGGGCATCGACAACTACAAGAAAATCGATCGCCTCGATGACTACGAGCTGCGCGCCCTGGATGCAGGCGTTGATGCCGTCGGCGAATACATCGCCGAGCATGGTGTTACTGACCTGGCGCACTTTGACGAGCTCATGCAGCGCATGATGGTCAAGGCAGCGTGGGAGGGCTGCGCTCGGGGGCTAAGGGCGGCGTTGAGCGAGGCGCCATTTTGAGCCGGCTAACTGGGCACGCCCAGCTCGATAGTCTTCATCTTCTCAAGAAGCGTCCCGTTGTAATCGGCGCCATCACTCCCGGAATGAACACGTCGATGACAGTTGGGGCAGAGCGCAATCACAAATCTCGGGTCGTCTGGCCCTCCGTCAGTGAGGCGGCGGATGTGATGGGGCTCGAGGTAGGGCACACCATTCGGCCGGGTAAAGGGAGCGTCGTTCCCACAGCCCTCACATTTGCCGAGAGATCGCGCAACCACGTAATCTCGCACGTCACGACTTCTGTCGAAGACGCTCGTAGTCACCTGATTTTTTGCCGGTTTCTGGACAGATGCGGCAAAGGCACGCTTCTTGAGATCATCCAAGGATTTGGCCGTCTGTGGCGAGGCGACAGGCACACTTTCGACGTGCTCGAACACCGTGTCGATCGGGCGAAGGGCGAACACTATGGCGTCACGCATATTTCCCAGACGGTCGGGAGCTCTGACGATCTTATGGCCCTCATAAACCATCTCGCTTTCGAACCTTAGGCCTGCCTTTAGTTTAGTGAAGAGCAAGAGGCTTTTGCCGCGGGCCGAATGGCTGGCAATGCCGAGATTGCCCTTCTCCATCTTCATGTCGCCGACTTGGCCCTCGCCAAAGTAATCGAACCTACCATCTGGGGACCACGTGTCATTGTAGCCATGCTCGTGACCTTCTTCGCCTGTGACGATGATCACCAGATTATGTTTCTTAGGGGTGATGATGCCGCCCTGCTGCTGACCGCCGAACGGCGCGTGAATGCTCGCGCGTCTGTTGTAAATGCGACCTTTATCGAATCCCCAGGACATAGCCACCCCTAGCCAAAATGCGTGTCTGCGTTGTGTAGCAGCCGCCGTCTCGCCTTATCAAGCCAAGGAGACCCCCATTGCAAACCCCGCTTGAATTAGCGCAATACTACGTCGCCCAAGGCTGGCCCGTATTTCCATGCCGCTCACACGCCGAGGAACACGTCGACCAGGCAACCGGCGAGATCATTACGCTTGGCGAAAAGACGCCTTTGACGCCCAATGGCTTCAAGGGCGCGACGCGTTTTCCGCGCATCATCGAGAGATGGTGGTCGGATTGGCCGGATGCCGCCGTTGGCCTTCCGACGGGCGAAAAGACGGGCTTCTTCGCGTTGGACATCGACAATAAGCCCGGCGGCGCGAATGGCTTCGATTGGTTGTCCGAGATGGAAGCGGAGCACGGTCCGCTGCCAGACACGGCACGCGTTACGAGCCCAAACGGCGGGCTGCATATCTACTTCAAGTACGTCGTGGGCACGCGCAACCGCGGCGCGCTTGGTGCTGGCGTCGATATCCGGTCCGAGGGCGGCTACGTGCTGGCCGCTGGCAGCACGATGGCGAATGGGCGATCATACAAGTGGGAAACAGACACGCGCGAAATCGCGGACGCGCCGGCCTGGCTGCTTGACCTGCTGCTGCCGAAGTCGGCGCCCGCTCACACGCAGTACAGCCTGTCGGCAGCTACCAACAACGCTTATGTGGATGCCGCCGTCGACCGTGAGCTGGCGGACCTTGCTGGCGCTCCCATGGGGACGCGTAACAATGCGCTCAACGATGCCGCGTTCTCAATCGGCACTATCGTCGGCGCTGGTGCACTTAGCGAGGCGGAGGCGCGTGCGCTGCTACAGGACGTTGCTCGCGGCTGGGGCAGGGACTGGTCGCGCTGCTGCAAGACCATCGAGAACGGTCTTAAGGCTGGCATCCAGAACCCGCGCCACATTCCTGAGCCCGACTTCCCGGCGCACGACAACACGCGTCTGGTGGACATTACGCGGATGATCCAGCGAGGCCTTGAAAAAGGCAGGCTGCGCGAGCAGGCGGCTGCGGTGGAAGCGGATGTCGTGGTGGAAGCCGTGCCGCAGAACCGCACGGATATTCCCGAGCAGGAAGTCGTATCACCCGCTGGTGATATCGAGCCCGCCAACGACAACACGCCTCCGTCACCCATCACCGCAACTGCCTTCAAGTGGATCGATCCCAAGACACTGCCGCGCCGTGAGTTCGCATACGGCTCGCACTTCATCCGCAAATACGTGTCCGTCACGGTGTCGCCTGGCGGCCTAGGCAAGACGTCCAGCAGCATCGCTGAGGCGCTTGCCATGGTGTCGGGCAGGGCGCTGCTTGGCACCAAGCCGCCGAAGCGTCTGCGCACGTGGATATTCAACGCCGAGGATCCGCGCGACGAAATGGAGCGGCGCATCATGGCGGCCTGCATCCACTACAAACTGAAGCCTGCCGACCTCGAAGGCCATCTCTTCCTGGACAGCGGTCGTGAGCAGGAACTGTGCGTCGCCATCGAGGACAAGAAGGCTGGCGTTCGGATTCAGCAACCGATCGTCGAGGCGGTGGTCGAGCAGATCGAGCGCAATGGCATCGACGTCATGATTGTCGATCCGTTCGTGTCCACGCACGGCGTCAATGAGAACGACAACGGTGCGATCGACAAGGTGGCGAAGCTTTGGGCCCAAATTGCTGACTACACCAACTGCTCAATCGACATCGTGCACCACCTTCGCAAGGTCGCTGACCGAGAGGCGACGGTTGAAGATGCGCGTGGTGCGGTGTCACTGATAGGCGCGGCGCGTTCGGTGCGCGTCCTGAACCGCATGTCAGAGGAGCAGGCAGGCGAGGCTGGTATCGATAAGGCTGACCGCTTCGGCTATTTCTACACCACCTATGGCAAGTCGAACCTGACGCCGCTTTCGCACAAGGCCGAGTGGCGCCATCTCGTCTCGACGCCGCTTGGAAACGGGACCGGCCTTGCTCAGCCGCAGGACTTCGCACCGGTCGTCACGGAGTGGCAGTGGCCAAGCGCTGCGGAAGTAGCGGGCGAACTCACGGAAGACCAGCGCGCGTCCATCCTGGCGGCCGTAAGCGCGTCCGACTACAAGAAGTCACCGAAGGCCAAGAACTGGGTCGGAGGCGCTGTAGCGTACGCTGTGGGGCTGGATTTGGACGACAACGTGCAGCGCAAGCGGGCGGCCAGCCTTGTGGGCGCCCTTATGCGTGAAGGCGCGCTTGTCGAGCGGGAGGAGCGGGATCCTGTGCGGCGAGAGTTGGCGGTGTTTGTGAGGGCGGCGTGAAGCGGAGGTGTCGCTACAGCATCTTGCTACCCCAGGCAAATAAAGTTCTTATTCGTAGGCGAACAATGCTGGAGGGACTAATGGATATCACGCAAGACGAGATAGATGGACTTGTTTCCAGCCTTTCTGAGTCGCTAAGTGTTGAGGTTAAGAGATGGATTGATCCACGTTTACCCTCAGGGGCAGCAAAAATAATACAAGCTACCATCGCGCTTCGAAATAGAAACGGGGGTTATCTTGTTGTCGGCTTCGATGACACCACTCTACTGCCTGATCTGGAAAATGAACTAACAGACGTATTTGAAGCATTTCATGCGGACGTGGTGCAGGGAATTGTCTCAAAATACGCGTCGATACCATTCGAAGTTCTTGTAGGTTTCGCCAGGTTTAAAGACCGACCATACCCAGTAATAAAAGTCCCTGCGGGCGTTACAGTGCCTGTAGCCACGAAGCGTGAATTGACGGTGCCAGGTGGAAACAGTGTGCTGAAAGATAGGGTTTATTTCAGGACGCTCAACTCAAACGGTCGAGTAAGTTCGGCGCCAGCTCTGGCTTCCGATTGGAAAGATATTGTAGATATCTGTTTCGATAACCGTGAGGCCGACATCGGTAGATTTCTTCGCAGGCACCTTGGCGGGGAATCGCTTACCGCTCTCTTGCAGTCATTCGGAGCCGCACCCGCTCCACCAACTATGTTGGAAAGATTGACTGTCCTTATGGCAGAAAACGAGGATCGACGAGATCAAGTCCTCAGTTCATCCGACTTTGCAACAGATTACAGTCCGTTTGCTGATATGGGTTCATGGAGCGCAATGGCAATAATCGACCCGCCGATAAGCGAGGGAAACGACATTGATTTCTTGAACAAGGTCGCTTCGAGTAACCCAAGGTATACCGGATGGCCTGTTTGGCTAGATTCCCGAAATTTTTATGACCAAAGATGGAAGCCAAGAAAAGTCAACAGCCACTGGGAGACTACGATCTTATCCGGTCATGTAGATTTCTATCGAATTCGGAAGACGGGAGAGTTCTATTTGTGGCGTATTCTCCAAGATGATTTAACAGACAAGGTACCGCCGAGAACAAAACTTGATCCAATATTGGTTCTCTGGCGCGTTGCAGAAACATTGGCTGTGCTTCTTGCGTTTGCGCGCGAATTGGGCGCTAGCGATGATGCAGAGATTCATGTTTTATTTAAATGGTCGGGTATCGCAGGCAGGGAGTTGGAAGCTTGGAGTGACTGGAGCCGCTACATTTCAGCATGGGATCCGTCATACGTCGATAGCGAAACTGGTTATGTTCAGATGAGGTGTGACACCCCGATAAACTCCCTTGCTCCTCTCATCAAAAGCGCAACTGATCCCATGCTTTCAAGCTTCGGAGGGCACAGCCTTTCGGAGAAAGTTATTGAGGGAGTCGTTCAGAAAGTGTTGTCGAGAACTTTCTGAATTCTAAGCGAGAAGGAGGAACCAAACCAGCCTCCACGCATTCATAACGCCAAGTAGCTTGCGCACTGACCACGCATGTACTGGCAGCAGCGGCGAGCGACAGGAAGGCTGGGGCAGTGATGCACCGGCCTTTTTTGTTGTGGACTGAGCGGCTTTTTACTCTGAAAGATAAACTTTGAGGTGTATTGAGGATAGGTGAATTGTCTTTGGTTTGCTGGGGTAGTTTTCCATGATATTTGAACTGTATTCAAAGCGCGCGGCCAAGAAATCTGGGAACGTAGTTGACGTTTACGAATACGAAAATATTCCGCAAAAGCTCAAGGTGCAGACGGTACAGATATTCGATGAGATTTTTGGCAATCCAGATGACTATTATCGCAGCGACGACCGCGCCGTGAATGTGCATCGATGCTATGAGGAAGTAGTTAGAATTCTCCGCAGAGAGCATGGGGTAATGCGCCTCTCGGGCTCGAAGTCATACGATGATGATTTCCGGCTGGAATACTTGAACTATATTCTATCATCTAAATCGGCTGATTTCTATTTAGATGCGGTTGAAGTTGGCATAACTGCCATTAATGTTTTTTGCAGATCACAATCTTATCGCGCGCTGGAAGATGCGGCGCATCGTTGCGACGAAGCTATCAAAGAAATAAACTATAGAATCAAAGAAAACGGCGTAGGGTTTGAGTGGCTAAACGATCAAATCGTTCGCATAGACTCCGAGCTTGTGCATGCGGAGATTGTAAAGCCTGCGCTATCCTTCCTGAATGGCGCAATGTACGCTGGACCAAGACAGGAATTCCTCAGTGCGCACAAACATTACCGTGCTGGCGAACACAAGCAAGCGATTGTAGACTGCCTTAAGGCATTCGAGAGCACGATGAAGGCGATCTGCGACAAGCGCGGGTGGACTTATGATAAGGGAAGGGCCACGGCAAAAGACCTCATTACAATATGCTTTGATAAGGGTCTCGTGCCTTCGTATTGGCAAAACAATCTATCGAATTTAAAAGCGCTCCTAGAGAGTGGGGTACCCACCGGCCGCAACAAGAACGCTGGGCATGGCCAGGGTGCAACTCCGGTTGACGTTGACGATAGTGTCGTCGAGTACATAATGCATATGACAGCGTCCACAATCTTGTTCTTGTCGAAATCGGAAAAAGAGCTGTCGTAAGCGACCGGCAATACAACCAAAACGCATCATCATATTCGCGTTAAAGTTTGCCCGGATAACAAAATTTTATCCGTGCAGTAACTGTGCACGTCCGGGCGGAGACACCTGCACAGCGCTGCCCGGTTAGTGCACGTTTAGTAGGGTATATATTTATATATACCCCTACACGTGCAACCGTGCAGGGCGGTGTGCCGCGCGCACGGTTCTCAAGATGATTTATTCGGGCAACGTGCACCGGCCAGAGGGGCGGTCCGGGTGCAACCTGATGCTCACCCAAAAATATTTTCAAATTCGACTACCCGTTTTCGCTCGTCTCTCGGAAAGTAAGTGTGTCGCCACCACGACACCGCACCACGAGGAGACGCCCATGGGCAGAGCCACAAGCCAAACCACCCGCATCAATGGCAAGCGCGTCGTCATCCGTACTTCGCCAAAAGGCAAGGTCACTGTCGCAGACGCACCCATCAAGGAAAGTGAAGGGCAGGCGGCCCAGGTTCGCGCCCTGCGGTCGCTGCCGGAGTACGGCCGCCAGTTCCTGCTGGCAGGCGACATGAACAGCGCGAAGCGCGGGCCACGGGCCCAGGCTGACGCAATCGCAACTGGCATGACGCCGGGAGAAGCTGACCTGCGGATCTACCTCAAGGGCGGCACCCTGCGGATGATCGAGAACAAAGTCGGCAAAGGCCGCCTGTCTCCGGCTCAGGTTGAGCGGCATGCGTCGCTGGCGCGGCTAGGGCACCCAGTGGAAGTGGTGCGGTTCACATCCACGACAGAAGCGGCCGACAAGGCAGTGGCACTCGTCAAAGGATGGCTGGCCGATAACGACAATCATCCAACGTAAGCGCAGCAGCAGTAAGAGCACCACAGGGGAGACAGCAATGAACGAGGAAGACCAGATCATCGACGCCACTGGCAGGGTAGCCTTCACCGGCGACCAGCCGCATCCATACAGGACCAACACTCGCTTCCGTAAGGTGGATGGAAAGTGGGAGCCAATCGAGGAAACCAAAACAAGAGACGTTCTCAAAATCCCGCAGACTGCAGAGGAGAGGGCGGCAGGCAGAGAACGAGCAAAAGCCAAAGCGGCTGACGAGGCGAGGAAAATGGCGAAGGTTCGGAGGGCGATAGTGAAGCGGCAGTCGATTGGTGATCCCTCTTGTGTTCAGAGCCGCGGCGAGGACTTTCCGTTGCTTGAGGCGCTTCGCCGTGATGAGCGTGAGGATCTTGTAGCTGTCGTCCTTCGATATCGCCGGCTTGTGGCGCTTTGTGAGGCTGAGCCGCTGAAAGGGTTGGACTACAGCAAGGCTGACGGAGGGGAGGTGGTCAGGGAAACCAAACGCCTTACGCCAGAATCGGACATTGACCGAGCCGCCGCGTCCGACTGGAAGGAAATGCCGAGTGGCGAGATCAAAATCTCTACGAAGGTCAAGAAGAGCAAGGGATCGCATTCGATACCGCCACGGAGGACTGTGGTCGCAGCCAACGACAACGTGGCTTCAGGCAGTGTGATCAAGACGGAAAGCTTACACGTGAAGATCACCGATGAAATCCTGAATGAATATATCGACGCCAAACCGATCCTGGCGGAGCTTCGGTCGTCACTAGGACCGCTGGTCGAACCTTTCGAGGATGCGGTGTTGGGCGGCCAGAGCTACTCCGAAATAGGAAAGCGCAGGGGTGAGGTCTTGAAGCCAGCTGTTGCTGGTCGCGCATTGGTTGGCATGGCAATAGGCACTGTGAGCATTAGGTGGCAGGAGATCGATAAACGCGAGGCAAGGTTAGCAGAGTTGGCACTCAGCCGTTTCCGTGACCGCGCAGCATAGGGACCGCCACGCGCACTCAAATCCCCGAGGGGTGAGAGGGTATCGAAAGATACCTTCGCCCCTTTGCGGTTACGACCGCCCCGCCGTCATGCTGCATTCGGTGCAGCCGCTGAACGCAGCGGGTAACTATCACGTGGAGTAGAGCAGTCCGGTAGCTCGTCAGGCTCATAACCTGAAGGCCGTGAGTTCAAATCTCACCTCCGCAACCAATCCCATGCGCGTTCTCCTCCGCTTGCATGGTGATCGTGCGCCGGGTTCCCCATCGTGGTTGAGCCCGGCGCTTTTGTTTTAGCGTTCGATGACGCTGTTCAGGATTGTTCTCGGTAGCCAGTCACATTTCCAAAGTTCGCCTTGCATCGCGGACATTTTGTCGGCCTGCCGTCATCGAAGCTGTTGACCGTCAATATGAAGTTGCCTTCCTCCAGACAAACCGGACAAAAAGGCTTACCGACTGGCTCTCCGTTTTCGCCTTTGCGGTACCGATACCCATTTCTCTCGACCGTTTCTTCTCGACGTTGGATCGAGGCCTTCAGCTTGTTGATTTGCTCATCTTTCTCTTTCAGCGATTGAGCAACATCCACGAGGCCTAACTTCGCGTCCGACAGAGCTTCAGTAAGTTCGGCAACTTTGAGTTTCATCTCTGCCTTGTCGAACTGGGCGTCAATTTCCCTAAGTTCCTTCACGAGAGAAATAGCCGATGTAACGGCGCTAATTGATCCAACAATGTCCATTCTGTTCCCCAGTCAGCGATAGAATGTAAGGAAGAATGCACGTCATAAGGGTGTAGTGCAATGCCCAAACCCTACGGCCGCTCGACCGAAGCCGCTCTCTACCGTCGCCTCTACAAGACGGCACGATGGGCGCGACTGCGCGAGGCTCAGCTTGCTGCCGAGCCCTTGTGTCGGTTCTGCCTAGCCATTGAGGACGTCACTGAAGCTACGGTGTGTGACCATATCGAGCCGCATAAGGGTGATGAGGCTTTGTTCTACGGCCCAAGCAATCTGCAATCGTTGTGCGCTCCATGCCACGACAAGCTGAAGGCTCGCCTCGAGCGAGGCCAGCAGGCCGTGGTCATCGGCGTTGACGGATATCCGGTCGAGGTTGGTGGGTAGGGGTGCCTCGAAAGTGGCCGACCGACCACCGCAGGACCGTGAGGGCAGCACAACGCAAATGCAAACACAGATTTTTGCCTAGCGCGTGCGCAAGCGCGCGTGCGCGAGGGGATTCCGCATGTCTGAGAAGAAAAGCCGCGTCGACAGCGTTGATGAGGCCATAAGGATTGCCTCTGCGGCATCTGAGGAGATCCAGTTTCCCGAAAACGTGCCGCTCGACGACGGTGACGTCCCGTTTTTCAAGAACGTCATCGCTGAATACGCCCGCGCCGATTGGTCGGCGCACCAGCTTGAGATTGCCGCGATGCTTGCTCGCACGATGGCCGACCTTGTGAGGGAGCAGGATCTGCTACGCACAGAGGGTTCGGTCGCCGTCACCGAAAAAGGCACTCCGGTCGCGAACCCCCGCAAGTCCGTGGTCCAGATGCATGCTTCTTCCATTCTTTCGTTCCGCCGATCGCTGGCGCTGCATGCGCGCGCCGTACAGGGCGAGGCGAGGGACGCAGCCAAGCGGCGCGACCATGCCAAGGAGATTGAGGCGGGCGCGAGCGTGGATGACGAACTCCTAGCCTAATCGAGGTTGTGAATGCTTTCTGAGGCCGTGGTCGGCGCCATCAAGTGCGGCCCGATCCCGGTTCTGCGCGACTGGCGCGGACTGCCGACGTCGGAGCTCACCCGCGGCGAGAAGATGTGCCGCTTTATCGAAGAGTATTTGGTCGTACCAGAGGGTGCGCTGGTTGGGCAGCCGATCAGGCTGCTGGACTTCCAGGTGGCCTTCATCCTGTCGGTCTATGACAACCCGAACGGCACGTCGCGAGCGTATTTGTCGATCGCGCGAAAGAACTCCAAGACGGCCACTATCGCCTGCCTCTTGCTCGGCCACGTTATTGGCCCTGAGGCGTTTCCAAACAGCCGCATCATGTCGGGCGCGCGTTCTCGCGACCAGGCTGCGGAAGTTTTCAACTACGCCAGCAAGATGTTGATGATGTCGCCGCGCCTGAAAGGGCTGTATCGCATCGTCCCGTCCGGCAAGATGATTGTCGGTCTGCGCAAGAACGTCGTTTACCGCGCCAGCTCAGCGGAAGCCAAGAGCGCGCACGGCGGTTCGCCACTGGTCGCCATCCTCGATGAGGTCGGCCAGATCAAAGGTCCGCACGATGACTTCGTTGAAGCGATCGTGACGTCGCAAGGCGCCTACGGCGATAAGGCGATGATCTTCGCCATCTCGACGCAGGCGGCAACCGACGGCGACTTGTTCTCGCGATGGCTGGACGATGCCGAGACGTCGAAAGCACCAAGAACGGTTTCGCACCTCTACACGGCTCCGGCTGATTGCGACGTCCTCGACGAGGAAGCGTGGAAGGCCGCGAACCCTGCGCTTGGTAAGTTCAAGTCCGTTTCATCGGTGCGAGACGACGCGGAGCGCGCGGCACGAATGCCGACTGAGGAGGCCAGCTTCCGCTGGCTCCATCTCAACCAAAGGATCGATGCCAATGCTCCGTTTGTGTCGCCGGCTATTTGGCGAGCGTGTAACGCTCGAGTTGTGGACTTTGATGGTCTCCCTGTCTTTGGTGGGCTCGACCTTTCTGAGGTGAGCGACCTGACTGCTCTGGTGCTCATGGCGCCGAAGGAGCAGGAAGGCAAAACCATCTGGCACGTGAAGCCGACGTTCTGGCTGCCCGGCGACGGGATACGCGCCAAGGCAAAAGCCGACCGCGTGCCTTACGATGTCTGGCATACGGATGGACATCTCGAAGCCGCTCCAGGCAGAACCGTCGACTACGAGTTTGTTGCGCATTACCTGCGCGACCGGTTCGAAGAGATGGATATCCGCAAGATCGCTTTCGACCGATGGAATTTCAGGCACCTGAAGCCATGGCTGCAGAAGGTCGGCTTCACGGACGATCAGCTTGAGGGCGATGATGCTGTTTTCCAGCCTTTCGGGCAGGGCTTCCAGTCGATGTCTCCGGCACTTCGCGAGCTTGAGAGCATCATCCTGAACGGCAATCTGGCCCACGGGGACCATCCGGTGCTTACGATGTGCATGATGAATGCCACCGTCAAGGCGGATCCTGCTGGAAATCGAAAGCTCGTCAAACACAATCGCGAACGCCGCATCGACGGCGCAGTCGCCTTGGCAATGGCAACGGCGATGGCCGGGACCTACGAGGGCGGCGATAGCGGCAACCTCGACGACTTCGTCAACAATATCATCTCTGTCACCTGGTGACGGGCAACCTAGTGGTGAGGCCTGATGGGCTTTTTTGAGAGATGGGTCGGAAGGCCTATCAAGCTCACCGACGGCGAGTTCTGGCGAGGCTTCTTTGGCCTCGGCACCACGTCCGGGGAGACAGTCACAATTGAGAGTTCCCTGTCGCTTGATGCGGTTTGGGCGTGCGTCAACCTCGTGCAGAACGCGGCCGGCACGCTTCCCTGCATCGTTTACGGCGAGGACGGCGTGACGGTCGATAAGAACGCTCCGCTTTACGAGCTTCTGCACGACATGCCGAACATGGACGACACGGCGCCAGAGTTCTGGTCGATGGCAGCGATGTGCTTGCTGCTAGATGGCAACTTCTTCGCGGAAAAGAAGATGAACGGCGAGCGCCTCGTTGCGCTCAACCCACTTCACCCTCTTAGCGTTGATGTGTGCCGGTCGAAAGACGGTCGCAATACGCGCCACTACGAGGTGACGGAAGACGGCAAAAAGCGCCGTGTGCCCGAAGGCAAGATGTTTCATGTCCGCGGCGTCCGACTGCCGGGCTGTGATCGTGGCATGTCGCCGATCGCGGTTGTGCGCAATACGGTCGGGAGTGCATTGGCAGGCGAAAAGGTCGCTGGCCGGATGTTCAAGAACGGCCTGCTTTCGTCTCTCATTGTCAGCTCGGATCAGATCCTAAAGCCTGAGCAACGCAAACAGATCGCCGACACACTGACGCAGTTCGCGGGCGCCGAGAAGGCTGGCGGCGTGACGGTATTGGAGGCTGGCTTCAAGCCCTATCCGATGTCGATCAACCCCAAGGACGCTCAGTTCCTGGAGGCGAGGCAGTACAGCGTCGAGCAGATCTGCCGCATCTTCGGCGTGCCGCCAGTTATGATCGGGCACGCAGCCAACGGCACGACCACCTGGGGCAGCGGCATCGAGCAACTGATCCTCCAATTCACCAAGACCTGCATGCGACCGATGCTCAAGCGCATCGAGGCGGCAATCTATCGTGACCTGCTGGACGCAAAGACCAGGAAGACCACGAAGGTGAAATTCAACATGGAAGAGCTCTTGCGCGGCGACAGCACGGCGCGAGCAGAATTCCTGTCGAAGATGGTCACGAACGGCATCTACCTCGTCGATGAGGCTCGATCTTACGAAGACAAGGCGCCAGTCGACGGCGGCAACAAAGCCATCGTGAATGGCACGATGACGCGCCTCGATACGCTCGGCAAGACAGAAACTCCGGCGCCAACGCCAGCAGCGCGCGCTGCATAAGGGAAAATCATGAAGTTTGAACACCTGATTTCGGCCTTTCTGGCCGAACCTTGGGCTATTCAGCGCGAAAAACTGGGCGTTTTGGCTGATGTTTTGGTGGCGCGGGCCGAAGGTGAGAAGCTGTTTTCGTCCGAGTTCGCGGCATCAATCGACGACGCGCGCGCCAAGGAAATTGCTGAAACCAGCGGCAGCGTCGCCGTAATCCCGGTTTACGGGGTTCTGGCCGATAAAATGGACCTGTTTTCCGCGATGAGCGGCGGCACTTCCTATGCCGGCATCAAGAGAGCGCTGCACAAAGCGCTTTCGAACGAGGATATCAAGGCTGTCGTGCTCGACATCGACAGCCCCGGCGGGACGGTCCCAGGCACCGACGAGCTCGCAACCGAAATTCGCAAGCTTCGCGGTGGCGATAAGCCGATCATCGCGCAGGTCAATAGCCTGGCTGCAAGTGCGGCGTTCTGGATTGCGGCGTCGGCCGACGAAATTGTCGTCACGCCTTCCGGCCGCGCCGGCTCGATCGGCGTTTACACTGCACACGACGATCTTTCTGCTGCCCTTGAGCAGCGCGGAATCAAACGCACGTACATTTCTGCTGGCAAGCACAAGGTCGAAGGCAACGAGACCGAACCGCTCGGCAAGGAAGCGCTGGCGCATGTGCAGGACGGTATTAACCGGTCATACAATCGCTTCGTCGCAGCCGTCGCCGAAGGGCGAGGCGTGACTGTCAGCAAGGTCGAAGATAATTATGGCCAAGGCCGAGTTTTCTACGCGGAAGCGTTGATGGACCGCGGTATGGTCGACCGCATTGCGACGCTTGACGAGACCTTGGCCCGCTACGGCGCCGACGTCGAGCCTGCGCCGGTAAAGCGCATCAAGGCCGCGAACGCCGCAAAGGCGGATGCCGCACAAACGCTGGTCGCGAAGATGACGGCCGGCGAGCAAATCACCAAACGCGAGTTCGAAAACGGCATCAGGGGACTGATGGGGTTGTCGGGCTCTGAGGCAGAGCGGGCCGCTCGGCTCTACCTCAAGGATGGTCAGGGGGCTCCTGACGTCGATGCGGATGCTGCTGCTTTGGCAGCCATCGACCGGCTAATCGCCGAAGCAAAATCACCACTCATTCGATAAAGGAGCCACTCATGGCTGATAATCAACTTGCCGATAAGATCGGCGAGCTCGGTACTTCGCTTGCGTCCATCAAGGAGCAGGTGGGCAATCTCGCAACCGACTTTACCACGAAGCTTGCCGCCAACGGCGAAGTTTCCGCTGAGCTGAAGGAAAAGACCGACAAGGCACTTTCCGAACTCGGCGACGTTACGACCCGCCTCGGTGACCTTGAGAAGCGCGCCGCTCGAGAAAACGAAATCGGCGAAAACGAGCAGAAGTCGCTCGGTGACCTCGTCATCGATTCTGCCGAGTTCAAGGCCGGTATGCTCACCGGTGCATCTCGCGGCTCTATCCGCGTGAAGGCTGATCGTGCTGCAATCACCTCTGCCAATACCACTGTCGGCGCCGGCCGCTCTCAGGGTACGTCTCTGGTCCCCGGCGCGCGTGTTCCCGGCATCTTCGGCCTGCCTGAGCGCCAGCTGACGATCCGCGATCTCGTTCTGCCGGGTCAGACTGCTTCGAGCTCGATCGAGTACGTCAAGGAAACGGGCTACACGAACAATGCTGCGCCGGTCGCTGAAACGACTGCAAAGCCTTATTCGGATCTGACGTTCGACATGACGTCCGCGCCGGTTCGCACGATCGCGCACCTGTTCAAGGCCTCTCGCCAGATCCTGGATGACGCGCCCGCGCTTCGCTCCTACATCGACGGCCGCGCTCGTTACGGTCTGCGCTTCGCCGAAGAAAATCAGCTGCTGAATGGCTCTGGCACCGGCCAGAACATCCACGGCCTGGTTCCGCAGGCTACCGCGTTCAACCCGGCGTTCGCTGCCGCTGACGAAACGGGCATTGACCGTCTCCGTCTGGCTGTTCTGCAGGTCGTTCTCGCCGAGTATCCGGCAACTGCGTTCGTGCTTAACCCCATCGACTGGGCGAAGATCGAACTGACCAAGGATGCCGGCGGCAACTACATCATCGGCAATCCGCAGGGCTCGCTCACTCCGACGCTCTGGAACCTGCCGGTCGTTTCGACGCAGGCCATGGCCGCAGGTGAGTTCCTCACCGGTGCGTTCAGCTTCGCAGCCCAGATCTTCGACCGCATGGAAATCGAGGTTCTGCTTTCCAGCGAGAACGTCGACGACTTCGAGAAGAACATGTTCACCATCCGCGCCGAAGAGCGCCTGGCGTTCGCAGTCTATCGCCCTGAGTCCTTCGTGACCGGCGACGTTGAAGGCGCCTGATTGACCTATGGGGAGCTTCGGCTCCCCTTTCTTGAAAGGGAGTGAACATGACCGATTTTCTGGAAGTGAAGGCCAAGCGCACGTTTGCGGTGGGCAAAGAACTGAAAACCAAAAAGAGCGATCCGTTCAAGGTCGAGGCAGGCGAGGCGAAGCAGCTCGAGGCGCAGGGTCTTGTCGACATCGTGGGCGAGGCGCAGGCCGCCGTTGAAGACGACGCCACGGATGAAGCCGCTGACAAGCCTGTGATCTCCTCTGCTCGCTCGACGAAGAAGAAGGACAAACCCGATGCTGTCAACGAAGGTTCGTAAGCGCAGGGTAGCATCCTATATCGGCGCTGGTATCGTCAACGGTATCGGCTCACCGGTGAATTCTGTTGCACCTGCCATCACAGGCACCGCACAGGTTGGCCAGACGCTGACGTCGACAACCGGCACATGGTCCGGCTCGCCGACTTACGCGCGGCAGTGGTTTGCTGCTGGCGTCGCGATTTCTGGCGCCACTGCGGCTACATATGTGCCGGTCGCCGGCGACGTTGGTAAGGCCATCACGGTTCGCGTCACAGCCACCAATGACAAGGGCAGCGTGCCCGTCACAAGCGCGCCTACTGCCGCAGTAGTGGCGGCCTGATATGCCAATCGTCGATCTCGAAACCGTAAAGAAGCATCTACGTGTCTTTCATGATGATGAAGACGCGGAGATCGGCCTTTACCGTGATGCTGCAGAAAGCATCGTTACGCAGCATCTTGATCGCGAAGTTGTAGCCGTAGGCGAAACGCCCACGGTCACCGACGGCATTGCAGCAACGCCCGCGATCGTGTCGGCGATCCTTCTCGTGACCGGCGATCTCTACGAGGTGCGAGAGCCTGACCCAAAGGCAACGGGCGACGCAGTTCTTCCGCGAGCGGTACGGATGCTTCTGGCTCCGTGGCGTGTCTGGCGAACAGTGGCGGATGACTATGTGGCTCCGCTTCCATGAACCGTTCGACTGGCGCCAGCCGGGTTTCACGATTGCCTATTCGATCGGTCTTTACAACGTCACGCGCAAGTGCGCCGCGGCTGCAATAGCGGCCGAGGCTGCCGAACCCACCAAGGATCGACCGAATGCCAAAACGCAGGAGGGCGGGCGCAGGCTCGCTGGGTGAACGCATCGGCTTTGAGGCCGAGGGTGAGGGCGATGATGGGTATGGCGGTGTAGTGGTCGGCTTTGCTGAGCAATTCGTGGAGCCAGCCCGCCTTGAACCGCGCGTCGGCAGCGAGACGGTAATTGCCAGCCGCCTTCAAGGTTTGCAGCCCTACACCATGACTGTCCGCAGCAACGAGCGCACGCGCATCATCACGCCAGCTTGGCGGGCGCGGAACAAGCGCACCGGTGTGCTCTATGCGATCAAGGCTGCGGTCAACATCGACGAACGCAACCAGTGGATCGAGCTGTTTGTGGTACACGGGGAGGCGTCGTGATCAAGGCAAAAGTCTTAGGCCGCGAAGCGCTGACGAAGAAGCTGAATCAGGTCGCTCCTCTCGCCAACAAGTATGCCGCCGAAGCGAAGCTACAGATCGCTACCGAAGCCGCCGATAAAATCTCCGACCGAGCGCCGATAAGCAACAGCGCAACGGCTGGCGACTACGCTGCCTCCATACAGGGCGCCAAGATCTCTGACAGACCGTCTGCGAAAGCGCTTGTCGGTGCATCTGCCAGCAAGGATCCTGATGCGACTGGCGTTTTCGCTGCGTGGATTTGGCATTTTTTGGAGTTCGGCACGCGGCCGCATAACGTTGCGAAGGGTGGCGGTACGGTTGCCGGCAAGAAGCAGGCGGCCGGCGCAAAGATGCACCCTGGCACGCGGGCGCAACCGCATATTTTTCCAACGTGGCGAGCATTTAGGGCCAAAGCGAAGAAACGCATCAACGACGCCGTCTGGCGAGGCGTGAGGGAGGCCATGAAAAAATAATGGTTAACCCCGATCTCGAACTCCAGGGTGCCATCGTTGCGAGGCTAAAGGCGCGAGCAGGTCTGACGGCGAAGGTGGCCCAAAGAATTTATGACAGACCGCCGACCAACGCACCGTTTCCGTACGTCGAGTACGGCGAAAGCCAAGTCATCAGGGATGATGTCGGCTGTTTAAAGTCGAACCTCATCTACGTGACGATTCACGTTTGGTCGCAATACTCCGGAGGCTTCAAGGAGCTGAAGGAACTCATTCACGAGGTCGTCGAGGCTCTGGATGAAGCGCCATTAGTGCTGCCCTCACATCGATTGATATCGATCACGCGGCAAGACACCCGTCATTTCAAAGACCCGGACGAAGTCACGACCCACGGTGTCGTCGAGTTTGTCGCGCGCGTCGAGACACCGGCCTGATTGGCCACCAACCCCTACTTTTTGAGGTTTACAAATGGCCGACGGTCAACAGATTGGTCGTACGCTGCTCATCCAGATCGGTGACGGCGAAACTCCTGAAGTCTTTTCGAACCTGTGCGGTCTCACGACCCGCAGTTTCAATATGTCCGCCAATGAGGTCGACACGACCATCACGGACTGCGTCAATCCAGAGAATACGCCACAGAAAACAGCAGAGCCGGGCATCAAGAACCGCACGTTCTCTGGCTCCGGCAAGTTCGTTAAGAGCGCTTCGAACACCGCGTTCATGACGCACGTCAATGATGCTACCAAATTCAATGCCAAGGTGATCGTTCCTGGCCTGGGTACTTACACCGGCCCTTGGTTCGTTTCTGAATTCGAGTTCAGCGGCGAGATGGAGGGCAACATGGAATTCACGGCCACGTTCGTTGCTGCCGGCGTTCTGACGTTCGTTGCGGAGGTGTAATTTGGCTGATGCTGAAAAGCCGTTCCCGCTTGAAGTGAATGGTGCGCGGGGCGAAGTCGGCCTGTTCGTTGGCAAGGTGCCGCTGGTTATCGTTGCCGAGATGGGCGGTCTTGCCGCTGTGTCTTCGCGCCTTTCCTGCAAGAGCATGTCTGATCTGTTTCTTCGCCTTTCAGGCGTCGAGCCGGCCGCTACTGTGGCCGCACTCGACCTGCTTACCGTGCGCGGCGACAAAGTCGCGGCAATTGGTGCGCTGAAGCTGAAGCACTTCGGCGCCGTTGCCAAGGCGATTTCCGAGGCGCTGTCTCATCATTTTGATGAGGACGACGAGGGAAACGGGGAAGCCGCTCTAAAGGCGGCATAGAAGAACCTTTCCCTTGGCGCGATTGGCAAAAGATCGCATTCGGCGGCCTCGGCTGGCCCCCAGTAATATTCTGGTCGTCAAGCTTGACCGAGTTCACCCTTGCGGTGAAGGGGAAGGCCGAAGCGAACGGAGCCAAAAAGTCCGTGGCGCCACCGTCTGACGAAGAGATGGATGAGTTGATCAAGAAGTATGGTGGTTAGGCTGGTTTCAGCTTGACCGCTGTACCCGTGGCGGCGACGAACTCTCTTCGAAGGCGTCTGGAAACTTGCTTTCAAAAGCAAGTTACGGAGTTTTCGAAGCGTTTCGTTTATCTCGCGATTCGCGGGCCTTCAAAAATCGCTCGGCCAACTTATCTTGGTTTACACCCCTTGCGCGCCTCTGCGACACAAACCGCTCAAGGATAGCGTATTCTTCATCGTAGCTTTTTTGCTTTTTGTAAAAGTCCGCAAGCGCTTTGTATGATCTGGCCGCTACACCACCGCCCGATTTTTTCGCCTCAATCTCTTCCTTGTCAATGTCGGCGAGCAGCGCTTTTACAGCTTCAACATCGTTTCCAGCCTCCATGAGTTTCTTGGCCGTCGATACTGGTGTTATCCGTGGCGGGGAGTATTCTGCGTACCCATCTTTGGGGCCGACGATTTGGTACATAATCTCGACGTAGTCGTCTTCGCCGACATATGTCTTGAGTAGTCGTGGAAGAATATCGTTTTGAATACCCAATGCAGCTATCTTACTAGCTGTGTCTGCGTCTACGTATCCCAGTATTTTAACCTTCGTACCCCACAGACCTTTCCATCGGCCCATGATTCTGATTGCGTTCCTATCGTAAGGATTGGCCGCATCCAGATCGAAATAGATGGCTTTCTCTCTGGATCTGCAAAACGAAATGGCATCCTTCCGATAATGGTGAATACCAGCGATGGATAGCCGCTCTTCGTAGATGCGGTGAGTGTCGGGATAGGTGGAGTTTTCAAGGTGGTATTGCTTATGCATGTTGCGCCCCCATTCATTTGTCGAGGATGCAAAATTCAATGATGGGTTGTCTAGCCAGATTCTGTGTTGAGCCCCGAATGACGAAGATCACCATGGCAAAACATGGAGTGAAGATAGGGTTGCGTCCCCCCAGGATGGGTCAAGTTGACGGCGGGCAACAGTTTGCCGTCTTGTCCATCAGAACACGCCAGCCATATCGAGTGCTTGCCTCCATGTCGGGTCGAACATTTGGAGGTCATCGCATATAGATAAGTCGCCGTTATACTTTGTCGTCTTAACCGGCTCGCCTTTTTTGTCTGGCAGGGTTTCTTTCGCCATCCTGATGCACTCAGCTGCCGAAAATTTGGATTTTAATAGCGTCGCCTGATTCTTAAGTGAGGCTTCGCGGTTAGACTTCTCGCGCCGTTCGTTCTCGCGTTGGTGGGCACTGTACTCTCCCCAAGCATAATAGCCGCCGCCAGAAATGATGACGACGCACGCGCACGCAACGAGCGCCTTCAACCAGTTATCCATTGGATCGCCTCCCAGCTCGCCATTGGCGGGCTTTTTCACGTTAGGACACCGACTTGGCCGGCAACAACAGTGATGATCTGATTATCTCAATCAGCACCGATCTTGCAACCGTAAAGCGTGCGCTAAATCGGCTGGTGTCGGACGTAGGCGCAGCATCCAACGGCATTGAGAAACGTTTTGCCGCTACCGGTAAGTCTATCAACAACTCCCTCACCACCTCGATGCAGGATCGCATCAACAGCATGGTGGGCATTGGTACGACGGCAGCAAAAGAATGGAACGGGGTTCTTGCTGATCAGCAGAAAGAGCTTGATCGCCTCCGCGCCAAATACAGCCCGTTGTTCGCAACAATTTCGAATTATAAGAATGCGGTCGCCGAAATTCGGCAGGCCCATGCCGCCGGCGCAATTTCTGCCAACGAGATGGCGTCTGCGATTCAGAGGGAGCGACAGGCGGCACTTGCGTCGACCGCGGCCATTAAGGGTCGCAACGCAGCGCTAAAGGCTACGGTCACTACCAGTAGCGGCAACAGCTTCAATACCGCAAACATTGCCGCTCAGTTCCAGGACATCGGCGTGACCGCAGCGATGGGGATGTCTCCCATTCAGATCGCCCTGCAGCAGGGCACCCAGCTTTCGGCCGTCCTGCAGCAGATAAAGGATAGCGGGCAGGGTGTCGGCCAAGGTCTTGCGGCTGCTTTCGCGTCGGTGATTTCTCCGTTGTCGCTGGTAACGATTGGCGTCATCGCCGCAGGCACAGCGGCATTTCAGTACTTTTCGACGATTATGAGCGAAGGCGATAAGTCCGCCGAAGTGCTCAAAGAGCAGGCTGCGCTGATTGCTGCGGTCGCCGAACGCTGGGGCGATGCCGTTCCCGCTTTGCGCGACTACGCCGACCAGCTGAAACGAGCGCAGGACAATGCCGACCTCACCAAGGGCGCCGACATTGTAAATACCAATACGCTCGCTGACGTTCGCAAAGAGCTTGAAAGTACGCGTGCCACCATTGCCGATCTAGTTTCGCAACTCCAGTCTGCAGGTGAAGAAGCTGACGTTATCAAGAACCTCCAGTCAGCATTCAATGACTTCGCGAAGGCTGCCGAAGAAGGTAAGGCGCAGACTGAAGATGTCGACCGTGTGCAGGCCGCTCTAAGTGCGGCGATAAACAGCACTGGCATTCCTGCACTCGCTGAGTTCGCTAAATACTTCTCCACACTGTCTGCGGCAGCGTTGACTGCCGCGGATAGCGTCCAAAAGGTCAATGAGGTCACCTCTGTTGCGACCTCCAGGATCAATGATCCGAGGACGTGGCGCGGAGCAGGCCAACAGGATTCCCAGTTCGGCGCGGACGCCACAATCCAAGGAACGCAGTTTCCCCTACCGGACAACGGCCCCACACCAGAACGCCGCCCATCCGATCTGGACACAGACAAAAACAGAGGCTTTGGTACGCCGAAGCGGCCAAGGGCTCCCAAAAAGACCGCATCTGACCGCTTCGCGGAAGACCTTCAGGCTGTCCGAGATAGGACTGAGGCGTTGCGCCAGGAAATGAACCTTATTGGCTTGTCCAATGAGGCTCAAGTTAAGCGCCGTACAGCGCTAGACCTGGAGCAGAAGGCGCTGGCCGACCTTCGCGAAGAGGCTCGCAAGAAGGGCGAAAAAGACCTCGAAAGCATCAAGCTTTCGCCCGACAAGATAGCTGCAATAGAGCAGGAGTCTGCTGCATATGCTCGGCAATCTGAGGCGCTTAGAAAAGCGCAAGAGGAACAGCAGAAGCTGAACGAGTGGAACAACGTCGCGAGAGACGCAACGCGCGGCTTCATCGACGATTTGATCCATGGTGAGAGTGCCGCGGATGCATTTGCTGGCGCGCTCAGCCGCATCGCAGATGCGCTCCTGGACGATGTGCTCAATAGCATCTTCAAGGTCAACAGTGCGGCTGGCGGCAGTGGCGGTTTATTGAGTGGCCTGTTCAGCCTTTTTGGCGGTGGGGCATCTCGCTACGCCGGGCTGTCAGGCGGCCTCTTCTCAGAGGGCGGCTTCACTGGTCCGGGCGGCAAATATCAGCCTGCCGGCATCGTGCACAAAGGCGAAGTCGTGTGGTCCCAGGCCGACGTGGCGCGGGCCGGTGGAGTAGGGGCGGTTGAAGCGCTCCGTAAAGGCTACGCCAACGGCGGCCCGGTCGGGATTTCGGTCCCGAGTGTACCGAGTTTGAGATCCATGTCCGCGCAATCTGCCGGTGTCGTCGTCAACTTCAATCCAGTCGTCGACAATCGCGGCGCGTCTGTTGAAGCCGTCGCGAGACAGGAAAAGGCGCTGGCCAAGATGCAGGGCGAGCTCCAAAGCCGTGTTGAAGCGGCCGTTCGGTCTGCTCAGAAACGAAACGTGAAGTTGGGGTGATTAGCCCACTTTAGCTTTCAGATCATCAAGTTCATTCCTGAGCTTGATGATCTCTTTCGCCATTGCTTCAAGCGCTTGATACACCGCCGCCCGGCTTTTGGGCTCAACAGCATTAGCGGCTGATTGTGCGAGAGACCGCAGATTGTTTACCGACATCGAAAATTCCCCCTTAAGATGAATGAGGAACACAATGAAAGCTTACGTTGTCGTTGGCAAGCCGTATGTGGCGGATGATGGTTACGCAATCTATGCTTCTGACAGTTTTGTCCACTACGAGTTGGATGGAGCCAAAAAAGAGGCTGATCGTCGCGCTCGCTTAGAGCCGGGCGAATCGTTCATCATCATGGAGGCCGTTGCTATCTCCGAGCACGTTGTCGAGCCTCTGCCGGTGAAGATCGTATCATTATGTGATGTGGGCGGAGCGTGCGCCGAACAGATGACCGAACTACGCCGCAAGCTGGATGAATTGAATTCGACTTTTGCGAAGCGTGTCGAGGAAGCAATTGCGTCCGCCCAGCGTCGAAACGCAAGGCGATCTTGATGACAATCACATACCCGCTCCCAACTTCGTTTTTCGATGAGTTCCCCGGCTGGTCGACAGAGTTCAATCTGCTCTGGCGGCAGGAGCAGTCGCGCACAGCAGGCGGCCAGACGGTGGTCAAAGACATGGGATCGCCGCTCTGGCAGATGACGGCGCAATCGCGCTCGATGAAGCCGAACGAGCTGGATTACTGGCGAGCGCGGCTGACGAGCTTGGAAAACGGGCTCAAGACGTTCCGCGCATTCCCGAAGTCTCGCTGCTTCCCGGTGGCTTATCCGAATGGCAGTTGGCCAACCGGGAGCGCATTTGCCGGGGTAGGGCAGGTGGCTACGATTGCGAGTAACCGCAAGGCAATCTCGCTGTCGGGTCTTCCCGCTGGCTACAAGGTCTCGGTAGGCGATTACGTCCAGATTGGCGACAAAGACCTGCATATGGTGATGGAGCCTATGACGGCCAGCGCAGGCGGAGTGACAACGCAGTTTGAGGTTCGTCCGCATCTATGGCCTGGTGTCACGGCGCCTGTGGCGGCGACGCTGGTAAAGCCTTCCTGCATCATGGCGATCGTGCCCGGCTCGATCTCGACAACAGCCGACATGGCCACCGGTCGCGGCACGGTCACGTTTCAGGCGATCGAAGCCCGCTAAGGGAAATCAATGAGAAACATCTCAGCAGAAAACCTTGCTGCGCTTGAGGCGCGGCAGCTGGTGGCGCGTGACTTCCTCTGGTTCGTTGCGCGCGATCGCGCGACTGGTGCGCCAGTCACCGACGGCATGTGGTCGGATGTCGGCAACGTGTCGGCGGCCATCGTGCACCCTGACACGGGACTGCCGGTTACGCGTGACTGGTACGGTTCCGGCACGCTGGTGCAGATCGACGACATTCCGCTCGTTGCCAACCTTTCAGTGCAGAACGTCAATATCCGCCTCTCGCAGGTCAGCGAGCACGTGCAGACGCTGGTGCGGCAGTATGACTGCCGTCAGGCCCGCGTCGAGATCTACCGAGGCCTGTTCGATCCTGACAGCCGCCAGATGGTGGCGCCGGCGGAATGCCGCTTCGTGGGGTTCGTCGACACAATCACGATCAACACCCCTTCCGAGAATGAGGAAGGCAGCGTGACGATGGTTTGCGCCAGCCACACTCAAGAGATGACGCGTTCCAACCCGTCGACGCGCAGTCACGCCACGCAGGTGCTGCGGCAGGCTGGCGATGCTTTCTACACCGATGCTGACACCTCGTCCGAGTGGGAATTCTTCTGGGGCTCCGAAAAAGGCAAGGTCGCGACGCAGCCGAAGAAACGCCGCAAATTTTTAGGTCTATTTTAGAGGAGCTTCTGGATGGCTGAGGCTTGGCTGCCGGTCTGCGGCTTTGAAGGATTCTATGAGGTTTCGAACCTTGGGCGTGTTCGCTCCGTAGATCGAACGGTAACGCGAGATTACGGCGACGGTCGGACAACGACAGTGCGCCGACGCGGTGCCATCATGAAGTTTGATTATCGCGATGGGTACGCGACGGTCCGCATGCAAGCAGAGGGTAGATCATTCAAGGGATATGTCCACAGGCTCGTTTGCGCAGCGTTTAATGGGCCGCAGCCGACGCCTGAGAAGAGTATGGTCGCGCACAATGACGGGGACTTTACAAACAATACGCCCGAGAATTTGCGCTGGGCTACTCCAGCCGAAAATCAGCGCGACCGAGAGTGCCATGGAACTCATAACAGGGGCGAACGATCGCACCTCCGAAAGCTGACCTGGGATGATGTTTACGATATCCGAGAGTCTTCTGAACCGAATCCGCATGTGGCCCGCCGATTTGGTGTGACGTCAGCAAACATTCGCATGATCAGACGGATGAAAACTTGGATCCCTCTGTGATGGACGTCCGCTTCGCTATTGCTGAGGACCGCGACCGTGTTGTGGCGCTCCTGCGTGAGAGCCATGAAGCCGCCGGGTTTACCTTTCCATTCCAGGCAGCCTACGCCGATCGGCTATTCCAGCAGCATCTGGCGTCGCCAGCGTCCTGCGTTCTTGTTGCTGGCAAGCCCGCGCAGGGCGTCCTAATGGCCTGTGCTTTCGAGCACCCATTCGGCGCTGGTCGCATTGCCAAGGAAACGGTCTGGTTCGTGTCGCCAGCGGCACGCGGTCGGGGAGCGATCAGGATGCTCGACGCTTATGAAGCGTGGGCGCGATCGGTTGGCTGCGTCTCCGCTGGCATGGCTTCGCTCGCGACCAACGACGTCTCCAGCCTTTACGAGCGGCGCGGCTACAGCGCTGTCGAAACACATTTCATGAAGCCGCTCTAGCGGCATTCCTTCGGCGCCATCCGCGCCCCGCGCGCATCGCGCATCCCAAGGAAAATCGATGGCAATCTTTTCACTCGCCACTGCGATCATCGGTGGGATATCGAGTTTTATTGGCGGCCTTGGCGCAGTAGGCGCGTTCCTGCTGAAGACCGCCGTCGGCGTTGGCCTCAGCCTTCTCGCGCAATCTCTCGCTGGCGAGCCCAAAGATCCGACGTTCTCGATTAACGGCACACTGCAGGGCGGCGGCGATGTTCCGCGCTCCTTCGTCATGGGTCGCACTGCTACCGCTGGCTCCCTCGTGTTCGTCAACACCTGGGGGCAGGACGGCGACACTCCCAACGCATACCTGACGCAGGTTATCGCGCTGTCGGATTTGCCCGTTCGCGGTCTTGCCGAGGTTTGGGTCAATGGCGAGCTCGTGACGCTCGGCGGTCTGACTGATCGCGGCTATGCGGTCAACGAGTATCCGGACAGCCTCTGGATCAAGTTCTATGACGGCACGCAGACGACCGCTGACAGCTTCCTGTTCACGTCGGTTTCGAACGGCAACAGGTGGTGGAACCCGGATCGCATCGGGCGCGGCGTTGCTTATGCGATCGTCACGGCTCGCGTTTCGAAGAACATGTTCTCCGGCGTGCCGTCCTTCAAGTTCGTGCTTGAGGGCATGCGGCTTTACGACCCGTCGCGAGACAGCACGGTTGGCGGAGTTGGCGGTCATCGCTGGGTCGATCCCTCGACCTGGGGCGGCGACGGTGACTTCTTGCCGGCGGTGCAGATATACAATCTGCTGCGCGGCATCACCTATAACGGTCAGTGGTTCTATGGTCTCCAGAACCTGTCCTCTTCACGCCTGCCTGCCGCAGCGTGGATTGCGCAGATCGAGAAGCATCGCGCCGGCACACTGGAGTCGACCGGCTGGGTAAACACCTACCGCAGCGGCGGTGAAATTCAGGTTGATGCGCCACTGACCTCCGCAGTTGAAGCATTGCTGACGGCTTGCCAAGGCAGGATTTCGGAAGTCGGTGGCGTCTACTATCTGCACTCCGGTGCACCTGACGCTCCCGTTATTGCCTTCACCGACGATGATATCCTGTCGACGGAAGAGCAGGAGTTCACGCCATTCCTCGGGCTGGCGGACACCATCAACGGGGTTTCGGCAAACTATCCTTCGCCGTCAGATGGCTGGGTCGCCAAAACCGCACCGCCGCTCTATCGGACGGACCTTGAAGCGATCGACGGCAACCGCCGCCTGATGGCCGACGTCGACCTGAACTTCGTTCCCTATCCGGAGCAGGTTCAGCGCTTGATGAAATCGGCGCTTGAGGAGGCTCGACGCTTCCGCAGACATACTATTGTCCTGCCGCCGAAGTTCTGGGCCTACGCAACACCGGGAACGGTGTTTTCGTGGACGTCAGAGCGCAACGGCTACATCGCCAAGCTGATGCGGATCGACGGCGTTGCCGATCGCGCCAATCTCGATGTGATGATAGACATCACTGAGGTTGACCCGTCCGATTACGACTGGAGCAGCGATACCGAGTTCAAGCCGCCCGTTGACGGTCAGCTTGGCGTCATTCGCCCGACGCCACAGCCTATTGTCGATTGGTTCGCAGAGCCGGCCACGGTCAAAGACAGTTCTGGTGAAGATCGCCGACCCGCTATTCGGCTGACCTGGGATAACAGCGATGGGCGCCTCGATGACGTGATCGGCATCGAATACGAGGTGAGACTACAGGCCACGCTGGAGAAGGTCTCCGAAGGCCGCACAGACCAGCCGCAGGTCGGCTCGATGCTTATCTCGCAAAGCCTCCTTCCGGCCGAAAGCTACGTCGTCCGTGGGCGATACATTCCTGGCGGCGACAGGCCGGTGTTGTGGTCTGGGTTTATTCCCGTCATCACGCCGAACATCCTGCTTTCTGACAAGGATGTGTTTGTTGACATCGATCTGACCGGCATTGAAGAGGCGCTGGGCTGGCTGCGCAACAGCACCCGAACTGCACAGGATGCCATCGACGGCCTCATCGCCGCCCAGATGGAATTGGCAACGGTCGCGTACAAAGACACGCGCAAACTTGCCAGAGAACTGTCTGTCGAACTCGGCGAGGCCCGCGCTGAATACAAGGAAGAGATCCAACTTGCCGTGAATGAGACCATGGCCGTTGCAGGCAAGGTCGAAACACTGACGGCGGCGCTAGGTGGCAGCTCAGCCTTCGTCAATGTGGCATGGGCTGCCATCGCGGCTCCATCAGGATATGCAGCTCGGTACGGCGTTACGGCCGCAGTCAATGATGGGGCATATCGCGCGGCATCGTTGCTGCTTGATGTTCCTGCCAATCCGGCTCTGCCAACACGCGTCATTGTTCAGGCTGGCCAGTTTGTTGTAGCGAGCGACGACGGCAGTGTGATCAAGCAGCCCTTCACCGTACAAGGCGGTGTGCTTTACGCCAACGATATCAGGGCGAACAAGCTCTCGGCATTTTCGAGCGAGCTTGGAAACGTCAACATCTCCGAGGCCTATATCGGCACACTGACCGTTGGCACATCGAATATCGATCCAGGGGCGATCACAGTCGTCGAGACCGCAACGATGGGTGACATCACGTCCGATGGATCCAGCTTTTACAACCTCGATGTAACCATAAACCATGGCGCAGGCTCCCCAAGGATACTTGTCACTGGTCAGAGCTATGTGCTGGACGATGTCGGTGGAACGCCGAGAGTGTGGTCGTTCGTCATTCGCGACCAAACAGGCAACGCTGGCCTTGAGGCGCTGCAGGGAAGCGGTGGGTCGAGCCCTGTCAGTTGGATGGCTGTACATAACCCTCCTTCTGGCCGAACGCAGACCACCTACAGGCTTCAGCTTCAGGGTGGATCGTCCCTAAAGTTCAAGTCGAACAAGATCATTGCAATGGTCCTCAAGAGGTAATCATGACAACCGGCAATCAGATGCAGGTCGACGCCCTCGTCGCCCTGCAGGAAGCAGAAGTGCGCGAAGAATTCCTGAAGCAGCGGACCTTGCTGCTCGCTCAGCATCTCGTAATGCAGAAGCAGGAAAACAAAACCCTCCTCGACAAGATCAACGGCCTTGAAGCCGATCTGCGCCTGGCGCGCGACGCCGTCGACACCGGTAACGGAGCGTCCGAATAATGGCTAACACCACATGGTACGGCGACGGTACGGCTACCGTTGCTGTCGGCTCTCGCACTGTCACCGGCACGGATACGGGCTGGCTGACGGAAGTTGCTGGTCTGACGCCGATCAAGGTTGGAGACAAGTTTGGCATTCATGTCGGCCGCCCGATCGTTATCGAGCAGATCATCAGCGATACGGAACTGTTGCTTGCTGATGATTGGCCCGGTCCTGCGCAGACGGACGCGCCTTACAAGGTCGAACTGACCTCGCCAACGATTGCCGCAGTCGAGGCCATGCGCCGGCTGCTGGCTTCGTTGTCGAATGGCAACCTCGACAGCCTGTCTGAAATCTCGGTTGGCACCGATGATATTCCGATTGGCATTGGACCGGGTGTGTTTGGCACGATCAACAAGGCGGCTCTGGTTCAGGGCGTTCAGTATGATGCTTGGGTGGCGAACCTTGCGGGCAGGGCGGCATACAACGGCGCTGCCGCTGGCTTCTCCGTTCTCGTTATCGACATTGGAGACGGCCGGTCTGCGCTCTATTTCAAGAACTCGGCCACGTCGGGTGACTGGAGTGCGCCGTCCTATATCACTGGTCCTGTCGGTCCTGCTGGCGTTAATCAGCGCGGCAACTATAGCGCAGGCACGGCCTACGCTATCCGCGATATCGTGCAGTATGGCGGATCGACGTGGATCGCCAAGGTTGCCACGACGGGCAACGCGCCGCCGACGATTCCGACAACCGAGAACACACAATGGCTGCTGTTCGCTCGCTCCGGCACTCAGGGCGTGGTGGATCGCGGCGCGTACAGTGCTGCGACGGCTTATGCTGCGAATGATATCGTTCTCAATAACGGCTCCACGTGGATTGCGCTCCAGCCGACCACGGGCAATGCGCCTCCGACCTTGCCGACCGAGAGTAATGCCTACTGGCGTCTGCTGGCGCGCAAAGGCACGGATGGGTCGGGCACGGGTGATGTTGTCGGGCCGTCAAGTGCGGTCGACAATTTCCCTGTGGCGTTCGACACGACCACTGGGAAGCTCATCAAGGCTATCACCGGTGCGATTGCTGCTCTTCATGCTTTGACGCCCGCCGCCAACAAGCTTCCGTATTTCACAGGAGCTGGTGCAGCATCGTTGACCGATCTCACGGCATTGGCGCGCTCGCTGCTCGATGACGCTGATGGCGCGACGATGTTTGCAACCATGGGGGCGACATCAGGCACAGGCTGGACAAAGCTGCCGAACGGCCGGTTGATGCAGTGGGGAACGACCGTAATAACAACCGATGGCGCAGGAAATGGAATCGTTACGTTTCCAACCGCGTTTTCCTCATCATCGTCTTACAACTTTGTTTGCTGGAATGGGGAAAGTGCAACGGCTGGAGGTAATCTTGTTTTATCTCAATACAGAACAAGCCCCTGGCCTCAGGCAACCGGGGTAATAGTTTCCTGCAAGATTGGGTCTACTGGTGCCGCGTTCGGGTCTGGAGCGGCCAGAGTCGACTGGATAGCAATAGGACTGGCGCCATGATCTATGCAAAATTCGATGAGTTGGGGTTTCCGCTCGGCTTCTGGGTTACGGCGGCATGCAGCGATCCAGAAGCAGTCATCCCAACGGACGCAGTTGTTATCACAGAAGGGCAGCACCTCGAATTTCTGGAAAATTCCGGTAGTCGTCGTTACGTGGATGGGGAGGTTGTCGTGGTCGAGTCGACCGCCGCGCCACCCACCATCACCGACTACGAAAACGCCATCCAGAACCTTGTCGATGAGACTGCGCGTGAGAAGCAGTTCCGCGACGGCGTGACGCTCGCCTCCTACATCGGGTCAACAATTCCAAGGTGGGCGGCAGAGGCTATGGCTTTCGTCGCATGGCGCGATAATGTTTGGCGGTACTCCTACGGCGAGTTGGCCAAAGTGCAGGCGGGCCAGCGCGCGCAGCCGACCGTCGAGAAGTTCCTTGACGAGATTGCTCCCATCGCTTGGCCAATCATACTGTAGCTATGGCTTATACGGGACTCGATCCAGATTCCGGATCCACGCCTTCTCTTGCTCCCAAGGATGCCCATCCCACCCCTCGTGAGTGAAGCCATAAAGCGTGACTTTTGATCTAGGCCAAACCCTAACCAAGTAAGCCAGCACGAGTGCTCCAGTGCTGGAGGCCTGCGTCTTGGCCGCCCCTAAGCCGCGAAGTTCTTTTGTTAGAGACCGCCAAATATTCGGTGGGAACTTAATATAGGGACGTCCGTCAACCAGATTATCTATCACCTCTGACGTGAAGTCGACGTACGTCGGCCACTCAAAGGTGCCTGGTTGGTCATTTTTCACGGATTCCATATCCTCAGGAGGCATTGGTAGCCAGATCGATTTAGCCGCCCTTAAAGCTTCGGCGTTGATGGGGGTTTCTCCGTTGGTCATCCATCGACCGGGCCCGCTCCAATTAATGACTGCTAAAGCATCTGTCTTTGTGCCTGCTTCGCCGAAATGAATTGCGCGGTTCATCCGTACCACGAAATCGTGAGAGTCGATTTCGGAGCCAAATCCGCGAGCGTTTTCGCCGTTGCCGACCAGCGCTATGCGTTTTGGGCCCGCTCCAACAATATTTGCTAACCTGCGACAGTGAAAGAGAATTTGCCGATCCATAAAACGCCCCTTTTCCGCCTCCTTATTGACATATTAGGAATGCTGAAGACAACGGAAAATTGTCGGCGCTTCGCAAAATAAACAGCTATGGCGTGAATTATGACCCACTAAAATTCAGGGGGTTAGCGACGGCTTAGCCTGATCCGCAAAACAAAAGAGGCCAGTCGCTCCTCGTAAGCGCCTGGGCCTCTATGCCGCAGCCTGTTTCAGGGGACGCGCGGCGCTCTGGTATGGTGACCAACTGTCTCGCCGTCAAATCAACAATCAGGAGACTATCATGGCTCGGGAAACGCTTCCCGTCGCTCTTGACCTTATGTTTGGTCACTAGGGCGGCTATGTCGGATCAGTGCAGTCCGACCAAACTAAGACGGTCAATACGAACGGAAATCGCTCCCATCGCTTGGCCGGCCGTTTAGGCCAACCAAACAACGAGACTTTGTCAATTAATCAGACGGCCATATAACTGGCCATCACGCGGCGGGCGGTAGCGGTAATCACCCCTTCCTTCCCGCCGATCGCGCCATTCTCTGTGGTGACGCCAGTTTCGGCGGTCGTAATCCCGGTAATACCTGTCTCTATCGTATGAGCGATAATAGACACCCGACGAGTAATACCCGCCTGAGCGATATCCGCTATCATCTACGCATCCACTAAGAATACCGACTGATACGAGCGCAATTGCTGCGGTCAGAAGCTTCATGATCTTATCTCCCAATAACGCAATCAAACGTGCGCCTGTGACTTCGGTTCCACAAGCTCGATAGTGCTGTGCCGGGCCTGAACGGAGGGTGAATGACCCTGGAGCAGGCAGCGTAACCCGGCACCCATAACCCACAAAACAAAAGAGGCCCGTCGCTCCTCGCAAGCGCCGAGGCCTCAATACCGCAGCCTGTTTCAGGGGACGTGCGGCGCTTCTCCCATATCTGCAAGTATCGGCTGTATCAATAGCAGCAAAAGACCCGCGCAGCGGGGGGATGTGTGCGCGGGTCTTTAGGCCATGGAGTTGGGGACATGGCGACGGCTTCAACGCGAAGGCCGCCTTAATGTTCCCAGCGCTCCCTTAAAAAGGAAAATCAATGCCAATCACCAAAATCTCCACACAGGGGAGGGCTTTCGTGCGCCTGCATGAGGGCAATCCGCTTACCGCCTACCTTGATCCTGTCGGTGTTCCGACGATCGGAACCGGATTCACGATGCGCAGCGATTCCGTTCGCCGCGAGCTGGCCAAAATCGGCATCACGAAGCTCGTGCCAGGCAAGACCAAGATCACAGCTGCGCAAAGCGATGCCATCCTCGACGCTGTGCTCGCCGCTGAGTACGTGCCAGCTGTCGTTGCCGGTTCTCCCGCGGACCGCAAGCAGCACGAGCTCGACGCGGCCACTTCTGTCACCTTCAATCTCGGCGTCGGCGCCATGAATTGGACATGGGCCGACTACTGGCGCAAAGGCCAGATTAAGAAGGCAGCTGCTCATCTTGCCTCCAACTACAACACGGCGAAAGGCAAGAAGCTTCCAGGTCTCGTGCGCCGCCGCAAGGAAGAGGCCCTGCTCTTCGAAAAGGGCATCTACACCGGCGTAGGTAGCGCAACCAAGGAGGCTACCGCCGAGCCGCCCGCCCAGCCTGATCCGGTTGTGAAGGAAGCGCAGGAGCTGCTGACTGCGGCTGGCCTCAATCCCGGCGCCATCGACGGCTGGATGGGCGAGAAGACAAAGGCCGCTGTGATCGCGTATCAGAAGGCGCACCCACACCTGATCGCCGATGGCATCATCGGTCCCGCCACGCTCGCACAGCTTCGGCGCGACGCATCGACAGCAAGGGAAGCTGTCACGAAGGGTGTTGGCTCAGCTGCAAGCTCAGGCTTACTCGCTTTCGTGGCAGGCCTTCCATGGTGGTGGATCGTCGCCGGCGTCGCTGTCGCTGCTGTTGCCTATGTCGCCTATCGCAATCGCGATGTCATCGCTCGCCGCTGGAATAGCTGGCGCGGGAAGGAGGTGGTGGTTTGATCCTCTTGTGGGCAAAACTCAAAGGCTATCTAGCCGCAATCGGTACGGCGCTCGCGATCCTCGCGGGCGTCTTTTTGTATGGCCAGAGGGCAGGGCGCTCCGCGGCAAAAGACGAACAGGCCGCAGCAAATGCCAAGGCCATCAAGAAGGCCGGGGATGTCGAAAATGAAATTAGGAATTTGGATGACGCTGGCGTTGATGACGCTCTTGGCAAGTGGATGCGCGACAAGCGGTAGCTACTGCGATATCGCGCGCCCGGTGCGTCCTTCTGTCGATGACCAGATGACGCCAGAAACAAAGCGGCAAATCTTGGCTGAGAATGAGAAGCTGATGAAACTGTGCGGGGTGAAACCGTGACCGGCGCCGAGATCATGGCGGTTGCGGGTTTCTTCGTGATGCTCTTCGGTTTCTTCTTCGGCCTGTGGAAGTACGTCGACGCGAAGATCGGTGCGGCAAAGACGGAGGCGTCTGCAGCGGCGTCTGCGGCCTCGGCGATGGCTTCTCTGGCGAGGGAAGAGCTTGCCGCCCATAGGCTCCACGTCGCCGAAACGTATGTTTCCAAATCCGGCCTTCGCGAGCAGACGGAGCAGATCATGGGCGCTATCGGCGCCGTGAAGGACGCCGTCGACAAGATGACCATGCGCGTCGATAGGATTGTTGAAAATCAGTCGAAGCCAAGGACGACGAGGTCTGGGTAAAGACAAAAAGCCCGACACTATGGCCGGGCTTTTCATGATCATAGCGAATGGCTATCAGAACTTTACGCCGAGGCCGACACGGATAGCGTGCTGATCGATGTCAGAGTTGATGGTGCCGCCACCAGTGCCGCCGAAATCGAACGTCTTGTCGCCGAAGTCGGTGTAGCGATATTCCAGACGGGCGAAAACGTTGTCCGTGAAGGCATAATCAAGGCCAACACCGAGGGTGTAGCCGTTGAAGGTTTCTTTCTCTTCACCGAAGCCCGCTACGTCCGCATAGCCGCGAGCATAAGCCCAGCCGGCAGTACCGTACACGAGAGCGCGGTCAAAGGCGTATCCAACGCGGCCGCGAACCGAACCCTGCCAGTCGAAACCATAGGTGAGTGCGCCGCCGAACGCAGTGTTGTCTGCCCAGTTCTTATCGAAATCAGCTTCAAGACCGACTACCCAGCTGTTGCCGAAGTCATAGTTGTAACCAACGAAGCCGCCGAGGATACCGCCGTCAAAATCTTCTGAGAAGCTACCTGCGGTGCCGCTGATTTCGATGTCCTGGTTGTTCCAGTTGTAGCCACCCTGAACACCGATGGTGAAGCCAGTCCAGCTGAATGCTGGTGCTACATCAGCAACAGGCGCTGCTGGTACTTCAGAAACCGCGTCAGCAGCCATAGCGGTGGACGCTGCCAAAACAAAAGCCAGGGTCGCGAGTGTCTTTTTCATGGTCTGAACTCCTAAATTTGAGCCTCCACTAAACAACAACTCGATGAAATATGCTGTAGCGGGCAGGCAACACTAGCAACCCAAGCGTATCCGGGGCGGCAAGTTGCCCTTCAGGGATGTCAAAATCACGCGGCCGTGTCAGATTGGCGCTTTCACGTCCGGGTCGAATGCATAGGTGATGTACACCTCGAAACCATCGACGGGCTTTGGCCGTGTGAAATGGGCCTTTACGGGCAGATGGGTTTCGTCAGAAATCCAGGTCAGGATACGCAGTTCGCCGTCTCGAAGGTCTGGCCTTTCGTATTCATACAATGAAGTTGCAATGCCATTTACTTCTTGAAAGCCGAGCAATTTGCATTTGTTAATTATCTCTGTAGGGACGAATACACGATCCCGGACTTCCCACGGCCATCCTGTATCTCGCGAGTACTCCTTTGCGCCAACGTGCAAATACTGGCCAAAATAAGGTTCTCCTTCGCCATTATTGACGAATCGCATCGTCATTTGGACGGCTTGCGTCTCATTGAATTTCGCAACCATCCGTTTCACCCGATCGCAAGATGTGAGGCTGTCGGAAGGTCTTGGGCTCCTCAGTGGCGAGGTGATCAAGAGGCCGTCATACTTGAACAGAAACGCCACTCGTTCCTCGGGGAACTCTAATCCACCGCCGAGGTAGCGACGTGTAACACGCGTTAACATCTGATGGTCTTGCGAAACCCACGCATCCATTTCCGCTCGGTAAGGGAGGCTGGTCCAGTTCATCCGGTAGTGAATTACCACGCCTCTCGCGTCCACTTCCGAGCCAACCAGCTTGCAGTTTGTCAAGGTGGGCTCATATCTGTCCCAAGACGACCACTCGACGCCAAGGCGAGGAGTTGATCTCCACTCCTTCTCAAAATGCCGCTTTTCCTGGCGTTCGGTCGGTGAAAATTTCCTCTCGATGAAAGGGCGATATGTCCCGTCTTCTCGCACAAGAGGCATCTCGTAGGAATAAGAAGGATAGATCTCAGTCATGATGATTGCGCGCGCCACATCTTTGCATGTCGGGTCTTGCCACTGTTCACCACCGGCCTGAATATCGTCGGCGTTCGCGTGAAGGCAGGAGAATGCCGAGAAACAAAGGAAAAGTAGAATCGAGCGCATTATTTTGCTTCCCCAGTGACAGGACCGAAAATTACCCCTTCACCGCTCATTGATTTTTCACCTCGTCGCGTTTCATTTGCTCAAGCCCGTTTGTCTCCTCTGACGCCTTTAAAGCATTCCCAGCCGCCTTACGAGCTTCCGCGGCCGCTGCGCTCGCCCTAGCTTCAGCCTCGGCTTGTTCTGCCTGCGTCCGTGTCGGGTAATCACCTTGCGCTCGTTCCCCGATGGTAAACCACCGATCTACCGTCAGCAGGCCAATAAAAATAACGATGGCCACAACCGCAAAAAGTCCGCAAATGAGACGTGCCAGGCTCATCATTTTCGGCGGCCCCTCACTGCTTCTTCACCTCGTCCCGTTTCATCCGCTCAAGCTCATCCGTTCCCAGAGCCGCCTCAAGCTTCAACAAAAGCGGGAATGTCCTCTTCGCTCATGATCATCATGAGCCGATGCCCTCCAATCCTGCCTACACATTCGCGATGGTGCAGGATTCACTCGCGACCGTCAAATCTTTGACTGATCGAAAGTTTGAAACGCATTACAGACATCAGCGGGATTTTCGCGACCAAAACGCCGGCTGATTTGAACACTTCAAACATGGTGCCGTCCAGAAGCTCATCTCTCAGAATTCTCTCCGCAAGCATTTCTTTTGCAGCTTGCTTCGCCTCGTCGCAGGCTCGCTCGTCACTAGCGAAATCAGCGCCCTCGAAATCCACGGACAGACCTTCGGCGTCTCGAACGTGAAAGTAGTACCGCGGCATTACCTAAATCCCTGTTCTCGTCTGTAATTTGACGAACGAGATAATAAGCCGGGCGTTCCGTAAAAGTGATTGAGATTGGCGCAGCAGCTCGTTAACCGCCGCGCTGCTCCTTGAACGGATAATGCTCCCAGCAATGCCAGGATGACTTCTCAACTTTATTTCGGCTAAAGCCGAAACCACCCCATTTACGACAGCCCGGATGCTCGCACCAGTGATTCTCGTGGATGCCGTCGCCGGCCTTGCTGGTCTGGTCGCTCATTGTTGGGCCTCTCCGGTTATGTCGACCGGCCCCCGTGATGTTTCCATCAGCGGCCAACGAACTTTCTTCTTCCATTTGGTCAATGCGTCGTTGGGCGAGTTGCAAAACACCCACTCAATGAAAGCATCGGATATTTTCGGATGGTCGTAGAGGACGGCGGCGATGCCTTTCCGTTCACTGAACAACATCTCGATCTTCGCGCCCGTCGGTATGTCGTCGTCATCGGCCCACAGTTCCATCGCGACGTATCCGGAATAGGCGGTGAGGTCGGATTCTCGATCCACCTCAGCGATCAGCCGCGCGTCCAGATCCTCGTGAATGGCTTTTTGCACTCCGAAGAAGTCGCCATCTTCCAGAAACCGCTTTGGGTAGACACCGTGATTTTCGAGAATGTAGGGGCGAATATGCATCTTCCTCCTCCTCTATCCGAATAGTGGGCTTACTCTCCTCATTGACATGCATTCATCTGGCGGCGGCCGCCGGTTATAAATGGCTTCCTTGCTCCACCGGTTCTCCGCTTCGCGAAACAATCGTTGAGCCATAAGGTTCACGCGACAGCACAATCAGGGCATCGTTTGGCAGTGGGCGGGCGAGGTGCTTTGCCTCATCCCAAGGCGCCCGCATCCAGACGTCGGTTTCTTCCTTCGTCAACAGAAGAACGGGCATAGCCTTCTCGTGGATGGGCCTAACGAGATCATTGGGATCCGTGGTCAGGAAGCCATAGAGATCGTCCGTGGTCATTCCGTCCTTCACCTTGCGAACGCTTTTCCATTGCGGCACGTGGATGCCCGCGAAGAACATGAGTGATTTTGCCTCGTCTCGGGCAAACCAGGCATTAGGCACATTGCCACCTTCCTGTTTGCTTGCCGGATCCGGCTCGGCAAAGCTGGTGACCGGGACGAGACACCTGTGCTCGACGCCGAACCAGCGCGTCCAGTGAGGCAGATTGAGCTTGCGCACATTCGTCACACCGCGGTCCGGCTCCATCCGGATGAGTTCATCCATATCGACGGCCTTGCCTTTGGCCCTCAGCTTATCCGCTCGAGCTTCCGCAGCCTTCTTCTGCACGAAAATCGGTGAGGGCAGGCCCCAGCGCGCATGCACAAGCTGCTTCTTGCCATCCGCAGTGTTGCGGACGATGGGGCCCATCTGATCGGGGTTCATTTGATAGGCCGGCATCAGGTTGATAAAGCTTTCGGCGTCCTGAGCCCATTTCGAGACCCAGTCCTTGTCCTCCATGCGATACAAGTTACACATGCTCACCTCGGCATCTTGGCTATGGTGATTTTCACATCACCCTTCACGCTGCATCGTTTGCATTTCAGTCGCTTGGCAATTTCGTCCACCGTAGTGTCCGTCTTCGCCGCGCGGTTCAGTTGCCAGTGCGGGATATTTGAAACGTGGCCGCAGTAGTTGCACTTGGCAACGACAATCTCCCAGTTTCGAATTTCCTTCACTCTAACGGCCGGCGGCGTCGCTTGTTTCAATGCATCGATCTGACTGCCGGCGCGCGCGTGGTAATGAAGCATGCAGCGGCCTGAAAAGCCCTCCATCGGCCTAGCGCATTTGATCACTTCTTGGGAAATGCGCCGCAGCATCGTCGGCATCGACAGGTCGCCAAATTCGACCATTAGCTCGGCCGAACTAATGAATTTCAGGAGCTCGCATTCCTCACATATAACGCCGACAGGCTCGCCGCCGTAGTCCGAAAGCAGATAAGCTCCTTCACCTGGCATTTCTGTCGGCGTCCGGCTTCCATCCTCTCGTGAAGCCGGTTCCCATCGCTGCGGTCGCCAGCGCAAGCTGCAGCCGCAAGTGCTGGATGTCTTCCATCAGCGTCTCAATCGCGGCGCGGCTATCGCCGTCATGCCATGCAATGATGTGGTCAACCGGATCAGCTTGCGGTTCTCTTGAATTTGGGCGCACAGGACTATCCTCTGGTGGTGTCTGCTAGTCGTTCAAGCTTCCAGCCGCATGCAGGCGGACTAGCGAAAAGCTTCGCTGCCCGTTGATCCAGCTTTGCTGCGGCGGCTATTTTAGCGTGGGCAAAGGTCGGCGCGCGCACTGTTACGATCCAGCGCCCAGCCCGAAATCTGTACTGTTTCATTGCTTGTGTTCGCATCTTGTGAGACATGATGTTCTTATTATGTTCTCATGCTCTAAAGAGTCAATCGGGATTCTGAGGCGGCCGCAAATCTTGACAAATTTGTAAAAACAGTATAGCTTGATTGTCGGCCTCACCAGCCGCTCGGCAACCAACCGAGACCACCACATTGGCGCACGGTCGCCAGAAAGAGGGGATAATCATGCTCAGACGATTCCTGCATGCCGCGTCGCGGCGTACGCCAACAGCATTCCTCGTTGCTTTATTCCTCGTCATCGCCGCGACATCTGCGGCCGCCTATGCGCTCCTTCCTCCACCAACACCCGCAGCAACAGAAACAGCCACCGTTAAAATCCAGCTTGAAAACGGCCACGGCTCCGGCGTTCATATCGGCGATGGCTTCATAGTCACTGCTGCGCACGTCGTCGGCGACGCGAAGGAAGTTCAGTTGAAAGCGAAGGGCGGAGCTCTTCGCAAGGCTGATGTCCTCTGGGTCAACAAAGCCAATGACATTGCACTGCTGCGTACGTCGTCGGACGGCCTCGGCGTCGCAAAACTGGCCTGCCACGCTGTGAATGTTGGCGATCCTATCGTTGCTTACGGCAATCCTCTGAAAATCGAATTCGTTGCCGCATACGGAAAGATCGCTGGCGAGTCCCGCGAAACAGGTCCTTGGAAATCGGTCTATGTGACAGACATCACAACTGTGATGGGCCAGTCAGGCGGACCCGTCTACGCAGACAACGGCGACCTGATCGGCATCACTGTTGGCGTCATGGCTGCGCCTATTGGCTTCTCAGGCTCGCTGGTTGGCTATGGCTATGTCGTGCCTTCGACTGCGGTTTGTGAGTTGCTGGCGCGTAAGTAAAATAATCAGGCCGCCCACCAAGCGGCCTTCACCACCACATCGAGGAGACTGCATGCCTCTACCCATAGAAGAACTACGCCGGAGAGCCGATGCCTACAAAGAGCACGGCACGCTCGTGAAGGCTGCCGCCGTGCTTGGCATCGGCAAGTCCGCTCTTGCCGAGAGCATCAAACGCGCCGCCGAAGCTGGCCTTCTTGGCACGGAGCCTGTCCTTCCTGGCTTTCGCATAAGCCGTATCAGCAACACTCCGAGCGGCACGTTCATCCAGCAGACGCCGGAACGGGGCGAGAAGTTCGCGGTGCCGACTGGCCACGTCGTCAAAGGTGTGTCTGCCCTCGTTGATGCTGAGGGGCGCGTTATCCAGCAGTGGCAGAAGACGGCGGTGGATGCCGAAGGGCAGTTGGCCGCGTTCCGCGCCGTTGTCGACGGCCTCAAGGAAAATCTGCCTCGCATCACGATAATGCCTGCGCCGCAGCACATCGAAGAAGACCTCCTCAACCAGTTCGTTGTGACCGACAGCCATTTTGGCATGCTGGCCCATCGCGAGGAAACGGGCGCCGACTACGATCTAAGGCTGGCCGAACAGTTGCTGCTGGATTGGTTTGCCGCCGCTGTGGCTGGCGCTCCGCAGGCGCACACAGCTGTTCTCGCGCAGCTCGGCGACCTCTTGCACCATGACGCTCTTGAGAGCGTGACGCCTGCGCATAAGCACGTTCTCGACGCCGATTCCCGCCTGCATAAGGTGGTCCGCGTCGTTATTCGCACTCTGCGTCGCGTCGTTGATATGCTGTTGCAAAAGCACAAGCACGTTCACGTCGTCATGGCTTCGGGCAACCATGACCCGGCCTCGTCCGTATGGGTTCGCGAGCTGTTGGCGACGATCTACGAGAACGAGCCGCGCGTGTCGGTCGATACCAGCCCTATGCTTTATTACGCCTACAAGTGGGGCGACACAGCGCTGTTCTATCACCACGGCCATAAGCGTGGCGTGGCCCAGGTCGATGCGACGTTGGCAGGCATGTTCCGCGAAATGTTCGGCGCATCGAAGTACGCCTTCGCGCATGTCGGGCACCTGCACAGCGATGAGGGCCGCAAGTCGGCGCTGATGTATGTCGAGCGCCACGAAACGCTTGCCGCGCCTGACGCATACGCTGCTGGCGGCGGATGGCTGTCGGGCCGGTCTGCCAAAGTTATCACGTATTCTCGCCGCTTCGGCGAAGTTGCCCGCGCCACGTTGCGTCCGGAGATGGTCGCGGGGCGATATGCGGCGGCCAATGACAATGAGCCGGCGAGGGCGGTGGCGTGACGCCCTAGCGAACATACCAGTATCCGCCAGCGCCCAGCGCGATGAACGGCGCAAGCCTGTAGGTTACGGCAATGATCGTAAGCAGCAACATTCCGAGAGTGTTGTTCGCTTCACCTTCGGTTTTACCGTGCCTGAACTTAAGGAAGGTCTTCATTTGGTGCTCCAGTGAAAGATTCGCTGGCACCACAATGGCAATAAGGACTCCCTACGGGCCGAAGGTCAATTGCCAATGGGGGATAACCACCGAAACAACCGGCAAATTCGGGTTTTTTTAGCATTTATACAGCGACTTCCCCAGCAATCCCCAACCAGCCGCCAGCTACCAACTGGCGGTCAACCACCGCCACTGAGGAGACAAGAATGAGTGACAACGTCGTGACTTTAAAAATTGCTGCGGAGGTGGAATTCCACCACGCCGCAGCGATCAACCTGTTTGCAGCCGACTGCCACGCAGCAAGCCGTAGAGCAGGCTGGTACACTGACCTCGCCACAGGCAGGGCGCTGGACCGCAACGTGCCTGAGATGCTTTGCCTGATTCACAGCGAGATCAGCGAAGCGATGGAGGGCTATCGCAAGTCCAAGCCCGGTAAAGTGCTGATGGACGACAAGCTGCCGCACCGACCTATGGCTGAGGTGGAGCTTGCTGACGCAATGATTCGGATCGGCGATCTGGCTGCGTTCCTTGGCTATGACCTCGGCGGCGCCGCCGTCGAGAAGATGGCATTCAACGCCAACCGCCCTGACCACAAAATCGAAAACCGGCTTATGGCTGGTGGGAAGGCGTTTTGATGCCATACGCTGCAGTGATAGACGCGAGAGAGATCGCAGATAAAAAGATCGCCACCTTTAAGGCTGCAATGGCGCTGCGCGAAGAGCGCACAAGGTGTACCCCAGTTGCCGCCAACGACAACCGTCCTCAGTCCCAGGACAACGGACAATACATCGGCCTAACCCGCAACACACCAGCCGAACCACCCCGCGCCGGCGATTTCATGCAAACCTTCACCGGTCGCAAATATTGGCCGATGTCGCCGCGCCCGCACGAAGTCTACATCGAAGACATCGCGCATTCGCTCGGCCTGCAATGCCGCTACGCAGGGCACTGCATCAAGTTCTACAGCGTCGCCGAACATTCAGTTCTGATTGCCCGTCACCTTGCAGCCAAGCACGCGCCGGAGGTGGCTTTGGCTGGCCTTCTGCACGATGCCCCTGAAGCATACTGCGTGGACATTCCGCGCCCACTCAAGCCGTACCTGACGAACTACCGTGCGATCGAGCAAGACAACTGGCTGGCTATCGCGGCGCGGTTTGGTTTGCCGAAGGAGTTGCCGCGCGAGGTTCACGACGCCGACAACAGCATCATCGCCGACGAGCTGGTCAACCTGCGGGAGATGCCGTGGCATGCGCGGTACGCCGGGAAAGAGCTGGGCGTGAAGCTGCGGTACTGGTCGCCGGAGGAGGCGGAGCTTGAGTTCCTGGCGACGTTTGATGCGTTGATGGCGGGGAGGGCGGCTTGAAGAAGCTCCATTATTTCATGTTCAGCTACGCGGCAGCGAATGGAACGTTTGCGCGCGTCACGATGGGGTGGCCCGACAAATACGTGAACGAGGGGCGGATTCGAGAAGCGCGGAATGCTGTTTTGGGAGGCGCCGACGCGTGCCCAATCGCAGTGAGCTACCTTGGTGAAATGACGCGGGAGGAGGCCGTCTCTTGAATGCGATCAAACCCGGCGACGAAGTCGTCTGCGTCGACGACACCACCCTTCCTGAGCAATACCCCGGCATTCGTGCCGGGGAGATCTACACGGCGACGTGGGTGGGCATGTGCCGCACGTATCTCGGTGGAGATTACGCCGGCATCAGGCTGGCGGGCGTGAACCGTGGCGTGTGTCCGCAGTTCGGCGATGAGGATCCACCGTTCGCGCTGCGCCGGTTTAAGCCGGTGGTGAAGCCGAATGTCGAAGGCAAGAAGAGGATTAAGGAGACGGTATGTTAGCTAAGGTCATTGCAGCGATGGCAAAATCGGACTCCTCTTTTGATAAGAGGTCGTGGATGGGGATGCCAAGAGCAGAGCGACTTCGATACCTCCAGCGGTCGAGGGAGGCCATTGCAGCGGCGATCGTTCACTGCCCTGCTGAAGTGGATTTCGCAAGTCTGGCGCGAGAGAATTACTTGAACGAAGAAGTAATATTTGAAGCGCTCGCTGAGGCAGACAAATGCTAGAGCGTATAGCCGCCGCGGCAATCCAGTTCGGCGCAACGATTTCGCTCCCGCCGCCTGCCAGACATCACACCATCATCCAAACGATGGACACCCAAATGAGCATAGATGGCGCGGTGGCGACGCCTCAGGCGCAAGGATTCATCACAGATAGAGGTCGTTTCGTGAACCGCGTTGAGGCATTCTATCTCGCGCATGCGGCAGGCCAAATCAAATCGGCCACCAATGGCCCCCAGCTCTATTCGGAGGATTTATGGTAGACGCAATCACATCCAAAGACACCGGCTGCCTCACAGCCGTACCGGCGAACGATAATGTGCCAGCAGAACTGCGCGCGCTCGGCGCGGCGATTGGGAAGGTTAGCACCAGTCTGCCAACCGTCATCGCGCTCACCGGCCTTGCTGGCAGCGGTAAGAGCACGGCCAGCAAATACCTGGTTGAGAGGCACGGATACCAACTGGTGAAGTTCGCAGGGCCGCTGAAAGACATGTTGCGGGCCATAGGTCTTGGTGAAGGCCACATCGAAGGAGCGCACAAAGAAACCGACCTTGCAATGCTGTCCGGACGCACGCCTCGCTACGCTATGCAAACGCTTGGCACTGAATGGGGCCGCAAGTGCATGGGGGAGGACTTCTGGACAAACCTCTGGCGCTCACGCGTAGACGGCGTGCTTGCGTTTGGCGGCTGCGTAGTCGTCGATGACTGCCGCTTCCCGAACGAAGCCGACGAGGTTCGCAAGCTCGGTGGCGTGGTCTGGCAGCTTGTCGGTCGTGGCGGTATTGCAGGATCGCATGAGAGCGAGGCGGGGTGTGGTGGTGCCGACGTCGAGATCCACAACATCGGTGACATCGTGGATTTGCATCGCCAGCTTGATGCTTTCCTGCACTGGCACTTGGAGGACGCGGCGTGACGGAACATTCCCGTCTCCAGAAAGTTAAAAGGCGGGGAGTTAGTGGCTCCCCGCCAGTCACATTAACGCTTGCCCTTAGTTTCGTCCTGCCGGAGCACGGACGCTGCCAAGGTCATTATTTCGGTCTTTGAAGGTTTTGTTCCTGCGAGAACCTTGCCTGCAATAGACGATGCTTTATTTCCAGACTGCGCTTTAGACATAGTTTTTTTGCCCTCTGGCCTTGAATTATGGGCCTTTGAGGACTATCACGGCTCTGCTACGACTACCGCTTCAATCCTGTTCTGCTTCGGCGACCAGGATAACCGAAGCAGAATCACAAAGGCCGAAACGCACCACGCGTTTCGGCCTTCATCTTTTCCAGACAACGACAGATTCGGCAAGAGAAATTTTAGGGATTTGTTAACTAATACACACTTATCCCCAAAATGACGATTCCGTCAAGTCGGTTTCCCTCCAATTTGCACTTATTAATTATTTATCTAATTGTATTGGCGATTATCAGATAATTCGATCGGCAATTAATTGCCGCTTATTTTTCCAACCAATCATCCAAAAGTTGCACCACCAGAACGCCCGCAGAACGAATTCTGCAAACTGCGCCAGAAAATTGCAAACTGGTGATTAAGGAAATGTCGCTAAGTGTTTGAAATAATTGGCGACCCCTGCAGGACTCGAACCTGCGACCTACTGCTTAGAAGGCAGTTGCTCTATCCAGTTGAGCTAAGGGGCCGTCATGCCGGGCAATCGATGCTCCGGCAAAAACTTTGGTCGTCGTGTTTCAGTGCGTCCAGGGCTGGGTGCGGTTGAAACGGAAATTGTCGGTGTAGGAAACCACCTTGCGAGTCGCCTCTTTCGGCTGGATCACGCGATATTCGATGCCCTTGCGCTGGGCATAGGCTTCGGCCTGTTCCTGTGTCTCGAATGTCAGCTTGACCTGCTGTTTCATGTCGGAACTGGAGGTGTAGCCCATGATCGGATCGATCTTGCGCGGAACCTCGGCGTCGAATTCCAGAACCCAGACATTGGTCTTCGCCTTGCCGGATTGCATGGCGGTTTTTGCAGGGCGGTAAATCTTCGCAGACATGTCGAAACTGCTCCGGTTGGACAGCGGGGTGAAACCCCGGATTATTCATCACGTACCTGAATAGAATAACCAAATCGTGTCAGGAACGTAGAATTTGAAATGGACCGAGTTCAAGTGAGAGTCAAGACGATTATCCCCTTGCTGTCGGTTCATGCGCTGCCCGCTCGACCTTAGGTTTTGCTCAACTGTGTCGCGGCTGAACAAAGATGAATTTCCCTGTTGCGGACTGCGTATGAACCGTGTATTCCCCAGCCATCGCCTCGGCGGAGTGTAGCGCAGTCTGGTAGCGCATCTGGTTTGGGACCAGAGGGTCGGGAGTTCGAATCTCTCCACTCCGACCATTTTAAGGCAAAGCATCAGCTTTCCGGCGTAACCTCTTCCCATAAATTGTCATTATTCCGCTGGCGGGCCGGCCAAAGTGCTTTCCGCCGTACCGATTGTCATGACATTGCCGCGCCATGCCACTGCGCTGCCAATCCAGCTTCTCGTCCAGATGACGGGCATGATGATGTCCCGTGCGATCATGGCCGGCAGGGTATGGAGCGATATTGGCCACCCGTTGAGGGCGGTCAGGGCCAATTCGGGGCCGTATATGAGGACGAGGACGGCGAGGGCGGTCGCTAAGAGGTTCACGTCCATCATGGCCGCCGCGGTGAGTGCGAACAGAAGCGGGGGAAGTGCACCCGTCAGGATTTCCGGCGCGAAATATTGCGGGAAGGTCACGCGCCTTAGCCGCGCCCAGCGGGCCTGGCGTGACCAGATTTCGCCGGCGTGACGCTGGCCGAGCGGTTGCTCGAAAGGGGCGGAGACAAGATGCACCCTGCGGCCAGCGTTCCGCACCAGCTTCGTCGAGGCGGCGTCTTCGGCGATTTCGGCGGCGAGGGCGCGGATACCCCCATGGTCCTCGAGGAACGGTTTGTTCCACAACATGGATTTGCCCTGCGCGAAACCCATTCCGATGGCTTCTGCCGCATATTGCCAGCGGCCCTGCGCGCCGTTGAGGAAGGCGCATTCCACATGCGCCCAGAAACCCGTCGGCCGCGAGCCCAGCGGCGGGGAGCACACGAGGCCGCTGTCTTTCCGCCAGGCCGACATCATGCGCGTCACGTAGGATTTAGGCATCAATACGTTCGAATCGGCGAGGATGACCCATTCATGCCGGGCGGCCAGCCAGCCCTTGACGCAATTGTTCAGTTTTGGATTGGCACTGATCCGGTCGTCGCCGATGAGCAATTGCGCTGAAACGGAAGGAAAGGCGCTCTGGGCTTTACGTACTTGCGCAATGACGGGGTCGAATTCATCTGCAACGCAGAAAAGCAGCTCGTAATCCGGCCAATCGAGCTCGAAGGCGCGTGACAGCGTAAGAGGGGTGAAACTTTCCACACCGCGCAGTGGCACAACGATCGAGACAGGCGGTTTTTGCCGCGCAAGGGAATTTTCCGGGTCGCGCCGCTTTAGCCGCCACCCGGCAAGGCAGATACCGAGAAGGTTGAGAGCGACGAGCAGAATTGCGCAAAGGGCAAAGACGGTTTCCATGCTGGCCAGGTCCACTCCCGAGCTTCCGGCGGTTTGTCCGCCCGGTGATTCCACGGAATTTGTCTCTGCCGATTATAACGTTTGCGTGACAGTTACATGTCACCGGCGGCAGGCGGGAGTTTTCCGCGCGCGACCCTGTGCCTGAAACAGTGAACGCCAAAAGAAAAGCCCTTCGCGGAGAAGGGCCAGTCATCAACGCGGATAATGAACGTCAGTGCATGTTGAGAATATGAGCGTGGCTGCTTGCGATGAGAAACGACTCCCGCGCTTTTTCGATGTCGCATCGTCCGGCGATGGCATCGAGGCAGTTTCTGCGTGCTTCTTCATATTCCGGGCCGTGTTCTTCCGGCCAGCGGTACATCAGCATGTCCAGCGCTACCAGCGGGCTGTAGATTTCCACTGCTGCGGACAAGGGCAGGTGGATCGCCACCGGCTTCATCCACGAGGCGTGGTGACACGGCTCCGTTCTGTTGATCAGCATGTCATTCTCCTCCTGTTTCACGCGCCTTCATGGCGGTTTTCACTCTCTTTTCACTCCCATGCGCGAAATGCCCGCCTCACGAAATGGTTCCCGATCACCTAAAATGTGATCGATTGGGGGGTTCCAATTTTTCAAGATGAATGGAAGATGAACAAATAGATGAACCGGAGATGAACAAAACCGCCACCAAAGGCGTTGTAATGTCCATAAGAAGGAGAACACATATGTTCAATCTGTCAGGTATTCAGGAAAGCTTCTTTGGTGACCGCATGGCGGGCGTATGCCAGGCCATTACCTCGGCACTGGCCTTCGAATCAGGTCTCGAAAAGTCGCGCATTTCCGCCACTGTCGAAAATGACGTGATCTATCTGGAAGGCACGGCTGATTCAGTCGAGGCGATCGACATCGCCATCAACCTTGCCGCTTCCATTTCCAACTGCAGGATTCTGAGCCATATAGAGCCGGTCTACTGAACATTGCGCCAGCCGGGCGAAACATCGTCCGGCTCATTCAGACGCAATAACGCGGCAACGTCACTTCCGGTTGCCAATTTGCGCGCTGCGCACAATATCGCCAGGCTTGATGCCGTAACGTTTCGCAGCGCCGCCATTCAGTTCAAGCACGAATTTCACTGGCCCGCGGGAGCTGATGATGGCTTCCGAATGTGGAACCGCGTTTTCGTGAATGTGGGTGATGCGACCGTCACGGCCAATGAAAAGCATGTCGAGCGGAATAAGCGTGTTCCGCATCCACATGGCGACATCACGCGGTTCACCGAAATTGAACAACATGCCGTTTTCTGGTGGCATGCTCTTGCGAAACATCAGGCCCTGTTCGCGCTGGGCATTGTTCAGCGCCAGTTCCACAGTGAAATCATTGCTTTTTCCCCCGGCCGTTTCAATCTGCAGCGGTTCGGAGGTGAATGTCTGCTGTTGCTGGGCCTGGGCGGCGCTGGCCAGCGTGAAAAAAAGAAGCGCCATAACGGCGCTCTTCACCATATCGGGCAGGGCGGGCATCAATGCGACATCCCGATCGAAACCGGGTTGTCCGGGTGGATTTCCGCGGCCATCAGGCCTTTGTCGCCATCGCCATAACGCACCAGCACAACCTGCCCGGGGCGAAGTTCGGTCAGGCCGAAACGGCGCAGTGTCTCCATATGCACGAAAATGTCTTCCGTTCCTTCGCCACGCGTCAGGAAACCGAAACCCTTGGTGCGGTTGAACCACTTGACGATGGCGCGCTCCAGTCCGCTGGACGGCGTCACCTGCACATGGGTGCGCACCGGCGGCAGCTGCGAGGGGTGGACGGCGGTGGACTGATCCATGGAGAGAATGCGAAATGCCTGAAAGCCACGGTCGCGCCGCTGGATAAGGGCGACAATGCGCGTGCCTTCAAGGATCGTCTGGTAACCGTCGCGACGCAGGCAGGAAACATGCAGCAGCACATCCTGTGTGCCGTTGTCGGGCACGATGAAGCCGAAACCCTTGGCGACATCGAACCACTTCACGACGCCGGTGATCTCGGTCAGGTCCACGGCATCGCCCGAAAGGTCCTCGACATCGACTATCGTTTTCGATGACATCCTATCAGCCATATCCTGCCAACCCCTCGATTACGCGCCATACACCGGTCAACTGATTCCTGTGCGCCAGATTAACATCTTGGTAACGGTTTCACGCAAGCCCTAGTTTTTGATTTACGCAGCTGCTTTTATGTCGCCGTCCTTGTCCGGGGCTTGCGATCATGCGTTTAACGGCTTCGGACCCGTGTAATGGAGAGGAATAAAATGCGGTATCTGCACACGATGGTTCGCGTCAAAGACCTTGGCGAATCACTTAAATTCTATGTCGACCTGCTCGGCCTTACCGAAATACGCCGAATCGAGAACGAAAAAGGCCGCTTCACTCTCGTGTTTCTTGCAGCTCGCGACGACGTTGCTGCGGCGAAGGAAAACAAGGCGCCGTGCCTCGAACTCACCTATAACTGGGATAGCGAAGATTATACCGGCGGCCGCAATTTCGGTCACCTCGCTTATGAGGTCGATAATATCTACGACTTCTGCGCGCATCTGCAGCAGAACGGCATCATCATCAACCGGCCACCGCGAGACGGGCATATGGCCTTCGTACGTTCACCGGATGGTATTTCTTTCGAAATTTTGCAGAAAGGCGAAAGCCTCGCACCAGCCGAACCGTGGATATCTATGCAGAATACCGGTTCCTGGTAGGGATTTTCCGGTGAGCAGCAGCGTTTTCGGGCGCTCTTGCCTTGTCCTGAGGGGATGAGGCATAGTCCGCGAATCGAAACGGCCAGTCCCGTTTTGGGGGAAGCACACGATTCCGTTCCCGTGCTGCTGTTGGAAATAAAAGATACGGAGGCCACCCATGAAAACTGTCGAGGGCGCAAAGGGACGCGTTTCTTGTCGGCGTCTCGTCATCGCGGTTTCGTTGCTGGGGCTTTCCGGATGCGTTTCGGCGGTGACTGACGAGGAGATGGCCGCCACTGCCAAAAAGCCGGAAGTTGCCGGACAGCAGAAGCAGCAGATGGCCGCAACTGCTGCACCCGCGGCCGGTGCGCAGCAGGGGCATTATGTGGATCCCGCCGTGGCGTCAGCGGCTGGCGCGACCACGGCTCCGGCGCAGCATCAGGCAGCGGGCGGCCCGGCACAGGGTTACGGCGCTGCCGCCGATATCGCCGGACTGACGACGCAGCCAACGGGAATTTCCGCTGGAACATCAAGCATCTATTCTACCGCATCCGCAGTGCCTTCCCCGGCCGCCACGGCGCCCGGCGCGGCCGCGGCGGGCGTGCCTTCCCAGAAAATCACACCTGCGCTCAGCAGCGTTTACTCCGCCCCTGTGCAGGTGGCGCAACCGCAGCCGGTATCCGCGCCTGTTGCTGTGCCGTCAGCCGCGCAGGTACCGGAGCAGCACAGCGAGAACCGCCAGCCCGCTGCCGTGCCGGTGCCACAAACCGCATCGGAACAGCTTGGTTCGGTGCAGCCCGCGACCAGTGCCGCCATGGGCGACGAGAAGCAGGAAGGCGAAGGCAAGGGCGTCACGCTTGCAGCATTTTTCGCCGGTGCAGCCAAGAAGCGCCTGCCGAAAATGATCGAAAGCGGTTCGGCAGGTGGCACGCAGGTGGCCGCACTTCCGGGAGCGGCGGACAAGACGATGGGCATTGCGCTCTCCGGTCGCTCGATGATGTCCGACGAATTCGACGACGCTCATCTCGATGAAGAGGACGATGAACCCACCGGGCTGATGAAGCTTGCCTCGCTCTCCGGCCTGACCCGCGTCGCGCCGAACGGGCTTTTCCTGCAGACAGATCGCGTTGAAGTCGGTTGTTTCAAGCCGGAACTCATCAGCATGATCAAGGATGTGGAGCGACATTATAACAGCCCGGCCATTGTCACCTCCGGCTACCGTCCGCCAAAGGGAATAAGGCAGGGTTCAAAACACTATACCTGCGATGCGGCCGACATACAGATCAAGGGTGTCTCCAAGTGGGAGCTTGCAACCTATCTGCGTTCCCTGCCCAACCGCGGGGGTGTCGGCACCTATTGCCATACCGAATCGGTTCATATGGACACCGGTGAACCGAGAGACTGGAACTGGCGCTGCCGCCGTACCGCCGCGCGGAAGTGATTGCGACCATTCCTTGCCGGCTTACAGCCACGGCACTCCTGACGATGGACAGTGGAGCGTGACCGTGGACGCAACGTTCCCATTGTTGTAGGACGCGGCGGTTCATTGTTTCCCGCTTATGGTGCCTTGCGAAATGCAGCCTGTGTCCAATTTGCCCGTCTACATTTACCCGACTGAGGCGGCTGCCCGCTTATCTTTCCAGCTTTTATGACAATATAGCACGTTACATCTACGCGTACCGCTAGGCGTCCGTGGTGGCGACGCTTTTGTTTTCTGTGTTGATGTTGGAAACGCTTTGAACACCCGGCGGGATGATTGCCTGCCGGTTGGGTAAGCCCATGGAAATACATACGAAAAATATTATGAGGTGGTGAGAGCGCAGGGATTCGAACCCTGGACCTACTGATTAAAAGTTACTATTGGCAGAAGCGTTTTCAAGGCCGTAGCGATGGGCCTTTGTGGGACTTTTTCTCATATACGCGGAATGTCGCCGAACCTCAACAAGGCGAAAAAATATCCACCGTGAAGGGTGGATATCTCTCTCAGCCGACGGATCTCCTGTTGTTGATCCATCGACTGAGCGCCTGGATCAGAAGATCGGAGATCCACATTGCGCTGGCGCCCGTCAAAAACGCCGCGGCGTGCATCGTGGCAACAGGATCTTCCGGAAGGGGCCATCCGATTTTGTAGAAGTAGTGCAGTACCGGTGTGGTGAGGTAGGCGGCGGCCAGCGCGCCGCAGATCGGGGAGACAAAGACTTCCCGCACGGTGAAACTTTGCCGGGACAACGCACGAAGAAGGCCGCCGGCGAAACCGGCAATCAAAACGCCCAGTTTGATCCCGATCGCATCAAGGAGATCCGTAAAGTTCATTTCAGCTCCAACATCCCTGCCGCTGTCCGTTACGGTCGTTTCCTATTACCCTTTCCGCGCCCGGCCGATCGGCAGCGATCAACGCCACCAGGCCGGAAGGGGAAAGGTTATTTTTCGTCCACCCCGCGCAGCTGCTCGCAGGCATCGACTGGCAGGCCGTTGCTGCGAAGGCCAAGAACGCAAAGCTCATAATCTGTTTTGGTTTGCAGGCTCGCATCATCACCCTTTCTTTGCATCTCGACCTTGGCGGCCGCCACGGCCATTTCGGCGATAGCCGCCGATTTGCCTTCCCGCTTCGCCGCCGGCACCATCACGAGCGCGGCGACGGCATATGTGGCGGTGATACCGGCTGCCGCCCCGCCGATCACCGCCAGTGCGGTCTTGACCTGGTCAAGCATCGAACTCGGCCTTCAAATCGCGATACACCTTTGCAATGTCGGAGCGGCGCTTGATGGCGTAGATCGCAAATCCGGCGACTATGGCGATCAGGAATGCCTGCACCCAAGGGTTAGTGATAAGTGCAACCAGAGGCACAACAATTGTTGTGATGATCCATTGCCAGACGGTTTTCGATTTCAGGAGCGGCTTGTCGAGTTTTTCCGGATCCACCTTTTCCGCCGGCACGGGTGCAGTGTTCACGGCGGCGTCAGGTTCCGGCCGGGCAGGCGCGGGGGAAATCGTCGCCGGCGTATCGCCGACTGTCACGAGCCTGGCGAGATCGAGCACATGGCGCAGCCGTGCCTCCACGCGCTCCGGCCTGACCAGAGCCTTGTTAAGCCCGTCGCCGGCGTAATAGCTCTGGCCGCGGACCACCTGCCGGTGCTTGCCTTTTGTGTCGGAAAGCACGGGAAAACTTGCCCACTCCTGGGCGAGTTTCAGGCCGAACTGGACGAGGTTGAGCTTGCCCGAAATGAAGTCGGCATAGCCCCGGCGCAGCAGCAGGTAATAACCGAGCTTGTTCTGTAAGCCGCTGGAGAAGATTGTCCTGCCATCGATGGATGGAACCTCCTTCGCGATGTCCTGCAGAGTGGCGCGCATGAACTGATAACGGCCGGCCGCGCTGGACGCCGTGTCATAGCCCCAGTTTTTTTTCACCCACGTCTTGTTCCCCCAGTTGGCTTGCGCATCGATGATGTCGCCGTAGGTCATCTGGGTGAGAGGAACGCGCAGTTTTCCCTGGCGGTTTCCAAAGATCGTATCGAACCCCTTGGGGGCTTCGATTTCGCCGATGAAATCCAGTAGGTTTTGTGCGGGGAGTGGGACAGTCTCAGGTAGTTTGGCGGACATGAAAACGGCTCCGGTTTTTCAACTGGAGCCATGTTACGCGCCGCAGGGTAGGGTCAAACGCACTGGGCGTAGTGCGTTTTGAGGAATATGAGCCTGGCGAAGCTCCCACCATAGAAGGGTCCGGCGCGTTGAAGGGCCTATCCGGGAATCGCTTGGACCGTGGATTTCCACAAAGCCCATGTCATTTGCAGTTGCATTAACCGATAAAACTCGAATATCAGAAGTTGCCCGTATTGACAGGCATAACCTCTGACTTCCTATAATTTACAAGGGGGACAGGCGAGTATATCAGCTGAAGACGTCAATTCTGATCGGAGTTTGAATGAGTTTCCCGAGTGAGAAAAAGGCCAGCGAGATAACAGTCGCGGTCATTATCCCCTATTACAACGGGTCGAACTTCATCCGAAGATCAGCAAAAAGCGTGATCGAACAGACGATGAAGGCCAATGAATTCGTCGTTGTTGATGACGGATCTACAGAGGAAGAGCATCAAAAGCTGATCGAGGTTTCGAAGGAGATTGGCTTCACAGTTCTTCGCAAAGACAATGGCGGGCAGGGTTCGGCTCGCAACTTTGGCGTAGAGAACACAAAGTCGAAGTACATCTGTTTTCTCGACCAGGACGATTTTTTCCTAAAGCACCATATAGAAACGCTGGTTAAGGGCATCGATCCTTATGATCTCCATTTTGGCTGGGTCTACGCTGATCTTATGGAGGCAGATGGTGACGGAAACATCAGCCGAACGGAAATGGTGACGCACCACAGCACCCATCCGAAACGACACATCACCGATCTTATCGGCAACGACATGTTTGTGCTTCCGTCTGCTTCGTTGATCGCCCGAGAAGCTTATGAAGATGTCGGCGGTTTCGACCCGCAGTTTACCGGCTACGAAGATGATGACCTATTCCTGAGAATGTTTCGTCGTGGCTATACGAACAGGTTTATCGATAAGTCAGTGACGGTTTGGTGTATTAATACAGATAGCACCTCTTACAGCATCAGGATGAGCCGCAGCCGGCTGAGGTATATAAAGAAGCTGTGCGCGCTATTCCCTGATGACAAGGATAAAAACCGCTTTTTCGTTCGCGACCTGATCCATCCGCGCTTTACAAAACTGGTGATTGGAGAGGCACGCAGGGCGGTTCGCTGTCCGAGCAGCAAGCAAGACAAGAAGATGCGCGCTCATCGCGATGAACTAATCGCGATCATGGACGAATACATTAATGTCATCAAACGATCGACAAAGCTAAACAGGAAAGTCTATCGCAGGATGCGATGGCGCTCGATGAGAATCAAAATCTACAATATGCTTTTTGGGACCATCATCTCTAAAATCAGCGAGACCAGGTAAAGTATCGATGAGCAGGCACGAACACTTATTCGATCGAGCGCGTGACTTTTGTGAAAACGGCTATCCTGCCGTTGGGGCAGCGTTGCGCGAGGCTGTCCTTGCATTGGAGGAACTGGAGACCATTGCGCTGCTCCCCAGCGCTGAATGGAAGCGACGGCTGAAAGATGTGGCAAATGTTACGATTCCGGCAGTCGAACATAAGACTGCAAAGGCCGCCCTATCGTTCGACCTCGTAACGCATCCCCCGGCCCAGCGGGCAATTGCGGACTTTGCGTTGACGGTTGAGTTCCTTTCAGAGTTCGATGTCACACTTTCTCAGATCGCGGAAGACGCTCTAAATCAACTGAGAAAAGGTCCAAAGCCGTCGCGGAAGACCAACACGATTATGATGATGAGAGCGAACATTCGGCAGGCAATGTCATACATTGACGACGCCGCCCTGAATTCCCGCCTCAACGCCGCGCTGCTCCCCGCTTAATCTAAGCGGGGTTAACCAGAGTTGTTGGTCCCCTGGTTCAGAAGATAGGTTCCTGACGCATCGAAGAGGTTAACGCTTGCCGGGGCTTTGTTCCACGTAGTAGATGCCATCATCCATATGCAAATCCCGGCGGTGGTTGATCCGTTCACCGGATTAGTTCGTTTCCAAACGTTAGAAGTGATGAGGCAGTGATGCACTGTATCTCGAAGCGTGATGGAGTTGACGTGGAAAGCCGTCTTCAGGTTTTCGAAGATATTGTTGCCGATCGTGCCGAATGAGCTGATGCCAAATACGCTTACATGGCTAGCAGTAAAGGCCCCTAGCTCACAATAAAGGCAGTTGCCTACAATGACGAACTCTTTGATGTTCGTGATTTCGATGCAGGTCGTCGCTGCATTGATATGCGAGTTCATTACGGATGCGTGGGGATAATCAGTCGCTGCGGCGAAAAGAACACCTTTATCTACGCCTATGATCTGGCAGTTGTCGACGAGAACGCCCTCAAAATCATAGCAGTTCACGCCGCGTTTAGCATAAATGATAAACGAATTGACCAGCGTAAGGGCAACGTGGTGCGGTGTAATCCCGTCGCCCTGGTACGCGATTGCGTCATTGCTGTCATAGTTCGGCTCGCCCGCAGAGTTCACTTTACCTCTGAACGAGAGCCCATCAACTAGCGCGTTGGTAACGTTGCGAATAGTAAGTCCGGTCGACCAGCCGTCTGCCAAAGGGGTGGTTTTCCCGGTGATGAATATATCGCGCACAGTCAGTCTATTTGTGGAGCGATCCATGTTCACGGACCCCGCGCCTGAAGACGTTCCCACCACGCGAATTGCGCCGCCTGTAGCGGCGGCCTTCGTCTCGAGGGAGAACTGCGCCAGTTCGACCTGCTGCGAATAGGCTCCGTCGAGGCTTATCGTTATGTCGAGGCCAAAACCCGTGAAACCGGCATCCCAAATGAACTTTGTCGCCTGGCGGCCGCGACCACAAATCCTGGGGACACCCGACGCTGTCAGGCCCGTCGTTCCACATGCAAATTTGCCGGCGGGGAGCTCAACGGCAAGGTTGTTTTGTCCGGCGAAATTTAGCATCGCCTGGATCGCGGCGGCGTCGTTTATGACGCCGTCTCCAACGGCCCCGAACCATCTGGGATCCAGTGGTGTAAAGACAGCCCGGACCCACGCGCCTGCTGTCCCGGCTACCGCATCTGCCTTGAGATAAACAGCGCCTTGCGGATCTGCCGCAATTCGCGCACTAAAGTCTCCGGTTTTCCAAATAAACTGACCTTCGCGGCCGGGTTCCTTAAGATACGCTGAGGTTATAGTAGAGGTCGGCAGCGCCTTTAACTCCAAGCGCGTCGCCGGAAATGCGTTCGGCGCACGAATAAGTATCTGGTCAAGCACATTAAGCGCTGTCTCGCTGGCGCTTTTTGCCTCTTCCGCATAACCTTCTGCAGATGCGATATGCTCTGCATTAGGACCTTTGACGAGCCAGTCCCCCTGTTTCATCAAAGTATCACCATCCGATAGATCAGCTGCAATCGTCAGGCCGCCCGCACCGTAATCCACTTTCAGACTGCGGTTATTGTCGCGCCGAAACTCCAATTCGATGATGCGAATGCGATCGAGTTCGCTGTCGATCAACGAGCTGGAAAACCGACCGTCTCTGACGATCGAAGAGAGGCGGTCGAGAACCGCTTCGCCGAGGATTAAGATAACATCGCCGGCGGACCTGGGCACGTTGAGCGTCAACGTGCCACCTGCAGGATTTTCCGCCCCGGACAGGACGTACGTTTCGGGAGGGAAGAGGGTGTACTCGCTCGAGGACGTCTGAAGATAAATCCCCAGATCCTCGTTCTGGAGGAAGGGAAAGGGGATGGGAAACACAGTCTGGCCGGCACTGGCCGTGTATCTGCGGTACCGCGGGTCGTCAGTGATAGGAAAGACGCTGCTCATGAAAATGGCCCTGATTTCGACAGGGCCATGATTTCATGGGGTAGGTAGGGTCAACTTGCGCCGATCGCTGCCGGCAGGCTCGGCCCTCGGTCAGGGGCAACCTGTCCGGGTCGCCACCAGAACCCCTGGCCGAATTCCTTGTCGAAGAAGCGCTGGCGTTGCTTGAACGCTTTGTTGGCCTCGGGATCGATCAGGTATTGCAACTGGTCCCAGACGATCCTTTCCCAGGCAAGCTTTGTATACCAGATGGTGGATCCGGGTGTGTTGCCCTTCATGAACTTGACGAGCTCGCGGCCGAAGTGCGTTTTCTCGCCGCTGGCCAGCTGGGCGACGTTGCCGGCGGTGAGGTTCCAGGCATCGTTGGCGCGCTGCATGAGCGGGCCGCCGAATGTCGTTGCAAAGCCGCCGCCATACCTGTTGATATTAGAAAACAGGAAATCACCGAAAATGCCAAGGCCGCCGCCTTGCAGCATCGCGGCACCCCAGAATGCACCACTCGCCATATCCTGAGGATCTCGACCGCTCGCCATTGACTTAAGCTGGAGCGCCATGCCGCCGAAAAGTGTTGTCGATATCAGTAGAGCACTGGCATACCGGGCACCTTTCCAAGGATCGTCTCCTACCAGCAGTCCGGCAACGCGTCGGCCGTGCAAAAGCAGGAAAACGGCGCCGAAGCTTTTGAACTGGGCGAAGCTGCGCACCACTTCGCCGATGAAGGTGCCCGGGCGGTTCTCATCGACCAGCATGACTTTCGAGCGTGCGGATCCGGACGGAATTGCATATTCGGTTTCGGCCTGGATCATCGTCAGATAGCGTTCTGCCAGCCGCTCATCCAGTCGCTCGGCGATCTCGTTCGGCCGCATGATCTTGGTGCCGCTGCCCATGTCATGCATTGGCAGTTTGCGCATCTTGTCCCAGTCGAGCTCACGGATCCCGTAGCGGCTCATGACGTCACGGAACGCCGGCGGCAACGAAGCGAAGGGCTTGCCGGCGTTTTCTGCAGCGGTTCGCATGAAGGCGAGACCGAAGGCATGGCGGCCTGCCTGGCTCCAGGGCGTAAGACCCGAAAGGGTCAGTACCCGATCGGCAAGGAACCCGGACCAGCCGCGGCCGTCGATCGTGCCGACGTACCGGGCCTGTGCATGGAAGACGTGCATCGCCTCCTCGAGGATGAGGCCGGAAGCAACCGCCTCCCTTCGTGTTTGCGTGCCGGCGGCCTTTACCAGGTCAGCAAAAGCACCGCGGGCGCCAATGCCAACGAACTGCCTGGCTATCATGCTCGTGCCGATATCGGAGACGGAAGACAGCGCGGCAGATCCGAGAACACTTGCGGTGATGAGACTGCGGGTGGCAGCCAGGCCTGAAGCCCAGCGGCCATTGACAGGCGTTTCGAGCGTTCCACGGATGGAGCCCCAGACTGCGTCAATCTTCTTGTTGGCAGCCTGCGCGCCGTCGATCGCCCGTTCCGGCTTTCCGGCAAAGCGGCTCGGCCGGCCGGCAACCTTCTCCATCGCCTGTTTCTGAACCGCCTGTTTCAGCCACTCGATGGTGCCGTTGGGATTGGGGCCTAGTACCTCCATCGCAGCGATGTCTTTCGCCATCATGTTGATATGGCCCATCATGGCGGCGAATGCATCACCGCCGCCACCGTAATCGCGCTGGTATCGAAGCCAGCTGTCGGCGTCACGGAAAATCAGGAAGCGGTGCTCGGCGCGCTGGTTGGCAAGCGCGCCTTTACCGAACGCCTGGCGCAACGGTTCGCGTTTCGACCAGCCTTCCGTCGCAATGTTGGTCCAGATGCCATCGAGAATATCGTCGAGCTCGGCCGCGTCGATCGGCTGACTGGTCAACGGATTTTTCATGCGGCTGACATCGAGGAGGGGACGAATATCCGCTTTCCACTGGTCGAGGCCCATTTTGCGCAAAGCCCGCGCATCATGATGCTGCGGCAATCCCCAGCGCTCGAGCTTGCCGATCGCACCGCCGGCGGCGTTAAATCGCCTGCGCAGCCATTCGTGGGTATCTTCCCATACCTGGGCGAATTGTTTGGATGCGGGGTTTCCGGAATTTTCGCCAAAAGCCTCGCGCACCACCTCGTCCAGTTGGGCCTTGTTGTGCCGACCAACGTCACCCAGAAGCGCGGAACGCTTGAAATGGGACAGCACTTCATCCATTCGGGCATGAGCCATGCCGATGATCGCCTTGCGCCGGCCTTCGACACTGTCGAAGGGCGCGGTGCCAAAGTGTTCGAGCAGGTCCAGCGCTGCAGCACCAACATCGTGTTCACCGCGCGGATTTTTATAGCTGTTGATGTCGGCCGCAATCCGTTTGATCGACGAAAGCGAGAGTTTCGCCTTGCGTTTCTGATGGGCGCTTTCAGCCTTCAGCAATTCTGCCAATGCCTTTTTCGCCTCCGCGTCAGCCGTCACTTCGCTGTTAGCAGCGAATTTCTCGCGCATCCGGTCGAACTCGCGGGTGAGGCGTGCGGCGTCCTCTTTCGAAACTTCGCCGCCTTCGACGGCTGTATGCATGCAATCCTTGAAGCTCATGCCCGGCAGGCCTCCACGACGGTCGAGAGCCAGTCGAGGCGCTCGAGCTCTTCCTTGATCCCTTCAGGTGTGACGGCGCGGCCGTCATCGAAAAAGGGAATATCGAAATCATCCGGAAGATCCGCGAGATCCTCGTCGGTGAAAAACGTGTCCTCGATCGGCCGGCCTGGATCATCGAGACCGCCGCGCATGTCGTTGACGTCGATCCGCTCCGGCGCCACCGGGATACGTGTCGCTTCTTCAGCTGCTCGATCGGCGTCAATCAAGACGCGGTCCAGCGCTTCCGCAGGCGCGATGTTTTCCGCATTGGCCAGCTCGGCCGCCTTCAGGATCAATTTGTCGTCGACGGCGGGGCCTGCGCGGGCAACGAGTTCATTCACCAGGCCGTCGGCGTAGGCGCGGCCGCCGTCATCGATGGAACGGGAAGTTTCGCGAGAGCCGGCGTCCAGATCGTCGAGGAGGTCGCGAATGGTGCTTTTTTCCATAGCCTCATCAGGCGTGCCATACCGGTGATCGAAATAACCGGCCTCTGCGGCGGATCTGCGCGCCTCGTCGAGCGGCAGTCCGTTTTCGCGGACGAGACGGCCCACGAAACGCTCGCTAACGTTCTCGAGGCCAAGCGCCCTCAGTTCCCCGCGGAAATCCTGCACGCCGCCTGTCCGCATAAGGAATTGCGCGAGCGTATCCGTGTCGGCGGCTTTGCTGGTAACGCTTTCCGGCACAAGCTGGTCGACGATGCGGCGCACCTGTTCCGGATCCGGTTCAAACGAAAACGGCGTGTTTGTCTGTGCGGCCCGCATGGCCTGGCTGACTGCGGTATCATGGGTCTCGATCGTGGCGGCCGCGGGCCGCATGTCGTCGATCGCACGCATGGAGCTGATGGCGTCGATTGCTCCGCGTGCCTCGGCCGGCATGGCGCTGCGTATCGGTGCAGCGATTTCGCTGGCGCGTATCGGATCTCCGGAAAATGCCTCGCGGATCTCCGGCCGTGTCGCCGGCGATGCGACAATGGTTTCAGCGACCTGATCGACCTCTCGCGGGCGCAACATGCGACCAAGGGCCTCACCGCCCGCCTGGACGCCACCGCCGAGCACGCCGCCGACAGTTGCAGCAAAGGCGACATTCTTCAGGGCTTCGTTGAGGCCGTTCTCAATTCCGATTTCCTTACGCCAGGATTGAGCCTGCGGCTGAAGGGCAGCTTCAACAAAGCCGTTGACAGCAGCCTCCTTCAGCGCTGTGGAAAGAATGCGACCGCCAATCGTGCGCGCGCCACCAGGTCCACCGCCGGCAAACATCGTCATGACCTGAATGGGGTCGTAGGCAGAACCGACGACACCGCCGCCGATCGCTGCCATCCAGCGGCTGACGCCGTCATTGGCCGCCATGGCCTTAGCCAGGCGCTCGTCAGCGTTCTTCGCAAGAGCCTCGGCGTCGCGCTCGACCGGTACACCGGCGCGGATGACAGATGAACGATCGGGATGACGCTTCTCGACGTCAGAAAGCCAGCTGTTAAAGCGATCAACAGCCTCCTGCATCTTGGCGGCCGTGCGCTCGGTATCGCTGATGATGCCGCGTTGCGGATCGAAACGCTGTTCCGGTTCGTCCCGGGCAACGCTGACATTCATCGGGTTTTCGAAGGTTTCGCCGGTCGCATCCCGGATCGCGCGGATCCGCTCATCATAAGCGCGGGTGTATGCCTCGGCCTTTGCCGTCGTGTTGTCGACGAGGCGCATTTGCTCACGCGCAGCGTCCCATATCTCGCGGAGCGACGATTGACCGTCCGCCCATGACGCAGGGGCGTCATCACGAATTGGCGAGAACCAGAAGCTCATAGTGGCATCCACGGCGTAAGATCGAGATCCTCATCCCGGGAGCGGGTAGTTTTGGACACCTCATCCAGTTGGCGAATGTTAAGGGTCCAGAACGTGCCGCCGGCGGCGCGAAGATATTTGGGGTCGTCGCTCAACGGATCGTTCAGCGCCACTCGATAGAGGCCGTCGCCCACCGAAACCAGTTTCGCCTGCCGAATCTTCTCGATCGGGATCTTGAATTCGTTGCTGCTGTCGATCGGCGGCAGCTTTTCCATCTGGGCAGACGTGAGGCCGGCAAGCAGGCGGGCGGGCTGATCTTTCTCCATGTCAGACGGCACAATGATCCGGGCGCCGTTGACCTCCGCCAGGCCGCCGAAGGTTTTGTCGCCAATCGTGCGCGCGCCGGCGGCGCGGTCGATTGCGCGGGAGAATGCGGCACGCGCGACCGATCCATCTGTTTTCAGATCCGTGGCATCAAAGCCGTGCTGGTTTGCCATCTGCTCAAACAGGATGGAGGCGGTCTGGACGAGAGCCGATTGTGTGCGCGGATCCGCATACATGGCGCCGGCGATCTCGCCGTTGGCGAAGTTCGACATTTCGCCCTGCGCTGGCATCTTGGCGGTGTAGACCTTTTCCCGCTTGTTGGCCAAGGTGTCGGCGACGTCGTTGGCGATCGAAGTATCTCCCGACGCGAGAGACAGGCCGGCTGCATGGGCGATAACCGGGCCATCTTCACTGATTTCGGAAAGCACACGCGGCGCTTCGTTTCCGAATGCTTCCTGCACCGACATGGCGAACGCCGGCAGCATCTCCGGTTTGCGCAGAATAGCTGCCGAAAGGGCCTCTTTCTCCCCGGGCCGGAAAACCGGCACCTGTTGCTGATAGAGACCCGCGACCTGGTCACGCTGGGTCTTTCGCAACGTCAGTGTGCGGGAGAGCTCGTCGGCCGATGTGGCGTCGATCGGCTGAATTTCGATTGCGCCCCCGCGTGCTGCCTGGCCAAGAGGATCGGTCTGCCGCTCCTTCAGGACGTCCTGGGCGCGCTTGCGGGCGGCTTCGTAGATCTCGAGCTCGTCGGCGTAACCGGGCTTTCCCGCCGTAGGCTTCATCAAGGTAAGGCGCTGGTTGAGATCGGCGGTGCTCTGGACCTCCATGCCGTTTGTCGCGGAATAGATGCGATTGGCACGATCCTGCCCCAGCCGCCATTTCTGCATTCCTTCAGGACCGATGATCTCCCCGACCTTTGCCGGGTCAAGGCCGGAAGAGGCGGGATCGAGGCCCTTGCCGGTTGCGGCGATGCTGGCGACGTCATCCTCGATCAGCGCATCGACACGGATTTTTTCGGCCTTATTCGACGCCGTGCGCCGGTTGATCTGTTCCCGGGCATCGTTGAAAAGCGTGTTGGAAATGCCCTTGACGGTATCATAGGGCAGGGCAGCAAGAGGGCCCTTCCGCTCTTTCCAGTCATTCAGGATGCTGGTGGCAAAAGCCTCTTTCTGTTCCGGCGTCGGAAGAGCATCGTAGACGCCCTGTATCCTGCCGCGCGCTGCAGTCTCGGCCACATCGAGCTTGTACTTTGCCGCCTGGGCGGGCGTGAGAATGCCTTGCGTCGCGGCGCCATCTATCGAATTCTGAATGGTCCGGGTCTGCTCGGCAATGATTGCATCGCCGTCCGGGTTCGCACCCAACACCTGCGCCTGGCGCTCGAAGTCGATGAGCCTCGAGCTATACCCTGCAGAAAATGAGGCAAGCTGCTCCTCCCTCAGTTTTTTCTCATGCTGCGCATTGATGTTCCGCGTGTAGGCCTGGTTCTGGTTGACGAAGCTCTTGTCGAACATCTCCCTCGTTTTGGGATCCGCCGGCAACTCGTCAGCCCACTTTTTCCGGATCGTTTCAGCTGCAGCAGCATATCCGATTGGATCTTCCTCGAATTGCTGTGCTGCTGCATAGAGGTCGGTTGATACGCCCTCTTGCATGCGCCAGCCCCAGGAAGACAAGGCCGCATTGTCGAACGCCTCTCCCCGAATAGTGCCGTCACGACGAAGGGCTAGCGGCGTTGTCGAAAGAGGAGTTTCCGTGCTGGCTGTTTTCGTCGGATCAACACCTGCAGGCGCCGCGGCGGCTTTTGCAGTCGGCGCGCCTACAGGCTGTGTCGTTGTTGCGGTCGCCGTCTGCACGGGCGCGCTGCGAGCGCCCAGGATCATGGCGGCTTCCCGCTGGCGCCGCGACTTGTTTGAGCTCAAACCCGCGACTGCTGAAGACAGCATCTCAAGGTTTCCGGTCTTTGCGGCAGCGACAACCTCTTTTGGCAGGGAGCCATAGTTATAGCCGACGGACGCCAGCGCGGCTTTCGCGCTTTCCGGCAACCTGTTCCAGGTGTCACCCAGCTGCTTCTGGACCTGCAGGCCCTCGCGTTTTGTCAGGCGGTAATCAAGATCACGTTCGGCGTCGTCGCGGGTGATTTTCATTCCCTTGACGACTTTCACGACCTTGCCGTCGGCCGTTACCGTTGTGTCGGATCCGTAGCCGACGCGGTGGGCATTCACGTCATAATAAGGGACCTCCCGGAAACCTTCTTCTTTACGCAGCAGGGCCTTGGCCTGTTCGTACCACGGGCCGGCTCCAGCGACACCAGCCGCAATTCCGTTCGCCTGCGCGTGCTGCAAGTAGGATCCGGCGGACTCCTGGCCGGCTGTCAATCCCGCAAGTTCGCCTTCGCGCTGGGCGGCACGATCGGCCATTTTTCCGAGCGTATCAGAGAGATTGCCGGCAACATTGGCGAGCGCCTCGGCGGCCTGGCCGGTGTTGACCGCAAAACCGGGCGCATCGCCGATCGCAGCACTTATGTCGAAGCGGGCCAGCTGGCCCGGAGTGCGAACCTGTCTGTTTGCCATTAGCCTCTCTCCGCCAAGCCGATACCGTAATTGGCGACATCGCCGAATGCGCTCAGCAGGGCGCCGCCTTTTTGGGATTTCCCTCGGGCTACGAGATTCTGAGCTCGCAGGCGATACATGGCGCGCCTGAAGTCGGTATCCTGTTGGTCAATGGATATTTCATCTGCGGCCCGGGCCTTTGCATTGGCTGCACTGTCAGCAGCAACGCCCTGCGTGAGATCGATGCCGGCAGCAGCATAGGCAACATCGTTGTTGCCGAGAACGCGGGCCAGTTCGCGGGACATCTTGGTTTTCCGCTGCTCGCCCGCCAGCTGTTCCTGGCCTTCCTGCAGCATGGTCTGGGCGGCAAGGTCGTTGCTCTCGCGGGCGGCTGCAGCGCCGGCGCCGATGGTGCCAAGAACCTTGAGGACGGTCGAGAAACCCTGAAGGGCGCCGAGCGCTCCGGATCCGGCTGCCGCGGCGCCAGTGGCTGCGCCGGCCGTCGTGGTGGCGGCGGCGCCAGTTGCCGCACCTGACAATCCTAGTCCCGCAAAAACTTTTCCGATCGCCGCGACGGCAAGTTGCATGGCTGCATCTCCATTATAGTGCAGCCTCTACCGTAATGGCCCGGATGTTCAGTCTACCGGGCCGCTTTTGCGAGATGGTGAGGAAAGGCGCATCGGAATAACCACGAAGGCCGCTGATCTTGATGCTTCGGGTCACGCCCTGGTCGAGCTCGGGAACATCGGCCGATACACCCCAGCGATAAAGATCAACGTCATGAAGCGGGCCGCCATTGGTGCCGATCGCCAGGCTGGTTGTGTCCAGTACGGAAATATGGACGGTGTGGATCCTTGCTTTACGCTTCAGGACAGTGTTCGGGCCCACCTCCCGCGGTGGTGGAAGCGTCGAAACCACCGGCGGCCGCCATGTTCCGATCGTGGCGGCTGAAACGGGAACGGGAAGCGCGATCGCGCCTGAAGCGACGGTAAAGGGTCCAAACACATTTCGATCACCGATCGCCCATACCTCGCGACCGTTAAACCTGGCGAGACCGCCGATCGCGGCCGTCGGAACTCCAAAGGAAAAGTCGATCGCCTCATCGAGAAGCAAACCGTTTTCCATCCGCTCGAGGGTACGCTGCCCCCCATGATCCATGATGAGAGACAGTTCATTGCGGCCGTTGCGGGATACAGCCTTGAAATCGCCGTCGGCCGTCATTCTGGCGAAAGCGGTGACTTCCTGTTCGCGAAGCAAAGTGACCAGGCGGGCGTTCCCGTCCTCCAGAAGGACGCAGCCGACATTTCCATCCATTGAGGCCGTCGCCCGGCGAACCGCCATATCAGAAACGTCCTGCAGGAGGTGAGGCGCAAGAAGAGAAATGTTGGTCGCGATGTAATTTCCCTCCTGGTCGGTGTATCGCAATTCGCCCAGGGTTGAGCCGTTGCTGTGACACCAGAGAGATGCGCCCTCGTTTTCCGCGACCGGGACACCGCGCTTGATACCGTTGCGGGAGGCCTGAACATGGTTCGGAGCTTCGGTCTTGGAAAGCGCCCGCTCTGCAATCCAGTACTCCGCCTGGGTGGTGAGGATCTGAAGATTGAGGGAGGAAACCACCTGCTCGATGCGCTCGCCGCCGGCGATGTCCATCGGCACGAGGAAAGGTCCGCTCGCCTCGGTAAAGCGGTTATCGAAATTGAAGTAATCGGCTTGTCGTGAAGCCATCCAGGCATTGGGAAGAGAACGGAAGCCCCCGACGATAAGGCGCTGCTGGTAAAAGCATCCGCACTGGGGCCAGCCGCGCTCGGCCGATATCACCGGCTCGCCTGGGGAGACGCCAGCCGTCTGCTTGACGGAAAGCACTGCCGCGTCGGATTTGTTGACGATGCGACCGGATACTGCCCAGCCATCGCCCTCATTGCCGCTGCCAGAAAAGGTGATGAGGATCTTGTCCGCTTCCGACCACGTTACAGTAAACCCCGCCGAGACATTTGGAAGATCTGCGATCGCGTCATCGATCGCGGCAGCGAGGGCGACCATGTTGCTATTGTAAGCAATCGACTGGGTCTCGATACCAGAGATCGTCAGCACGAAGATCGTGGTGCCGCTCACGAGACCTACGAATTCCAGACGCCATGCCGCCGGCACGCCGTTAGTATACTCCTCGCCATAATCGTAGTTCGGAAGCTCCTCGAATGGCAGATTATCGACCAGCCACCCGGCCTCAGTGTACCGGACCCGTTTCGACTGCAGTTCGTTATGGAACAACAAAAGAGTATCAAGGCGCTGGGCAAAAGTCAGTTCATCGTTGAAGGTTCCAAGGCCCGCGATCGTGATGGTGGCCGAAACGGCTGTTGCGTTCCATATTTGGCAATTGTCGCCGGCCAATACCAGGTCGAAGTAGGTCCCGATCGATGCATCAAAAGGGAGAAGCCGGGAAGCATTGGTGGGCAAATCGCCGATCAAGCGCAGCCCGTCACGAAGTCGAAATCCACCTTGTGGCGCCACGACGATATTTTCGGCATGCTTTAGGCCGGTCGAGAAATATTTGAGGGTGGTGCGCTCCTCGAGGATATCCGCGAGCTCGCCGGCGGTGAATGCCGATTGCATCCGTCCAGGGCTCGAAACCATCAGGACCTCCAGGCCATCTCGAGTGGATTATGATGGGTCTGGATCCGCCGCGGCGGATTGGCAAAGCCATCTTCTGACAGGGCGGCGCGCATCTGACCGCCGCGAAACCCTTCGGATGGCGTGCCATAGGCTTCTGTCAAAAAATCCGACATGGCATTGCGATTGGAGGCGATCGCGAAAGCGAGCTTTCCCGCAAGCGCCGTGATCGTGGCCGTCTTGAAGGTGCCGGTCCAGCGGTGCGGATCCGGACGAAACTTGACCATGGCGAAGAGAGGGTCGGCGTCGGAGTGCACCTGGCCGTTGGTAAGAATAAATCGGTCGAACCGACGATCGGGATCCGTGACGTCATCGGAGAAGAAAACGGGCAGCCCGGTGTATGGTTGCGGGATCTCGAAGACGTTCCTGAAACCCGTAAGCGGCGTGGCGTCCGTCAAGCGGGAGAGCTGGCGAACCTCGCGCGCAAATGCAAAACCGGACGGCTGAAGGCCCAGATTGAAATCCACGGTTTCTTCATAGATCAGCGATGCGCTCTGGCCACCGCCCAGATCCTCCGTAAGGCTCTGAACGGGCTCTTCCCCGATCCTGGCGCATGAGGTGTTAATGATATCGAGGGGGGTCAGCAGAGCCATGGGCAAATCCTCAAATGCCTAACCCTCGCCGGGGCGTGAACCGACGAGGGCAGGGCTGCATCAAAACATCAGGCTGCGATGTTCTGGGCTGCGATGGTGACGACGGTGCCCGTGTTGGCGGTGACGATGTAGTTTCGCCTTACTGGCGCAGTACCCAAGGCGAGGGTCGTATCGAGATGGTCGCCGACCTTCAGGAGCTTGGCGAGGGGGTTGAAATAGCCAGCCGTTTCAATGGCTGCACGATCGTCATTGGTGACATACTTGTGGACGCCGAGATTGGCGCCGGCGGCGCCGGACGGATTGAACATGAAATCGACCGTCCGGAAACCTTTCTTATCGAAAGCCATGGTGGTTTTCCTTTCCTGGAAATAAACAAGGATGAAGGCGGCGCTAACGCCGCCGTCAGCATCAGACGATCGTGATCGCGGAGTTGCTGGAGGTGGTGAAGCGCTTGATGCCCTTACCTTCCTGCATGGGCGACGCGGCGCCCTTGCAGGTCATGTTGACGGTCCACCAGTTCTCGTAGTTATCCCAGTCGGTGATGACGCTGAGATCGGTGTTGTTCGCCCAGCCCATCGCCGACTTATGCCAGATGAACAGATCCTGCTTGTTGGCACCGGGAACCGGGTAAAGATCTGCCGCATCTTCTTCGACGAACAGGAACCAGTTGACGCCGTTCCAGAAGCGGGTGTCGGTTGCCTTCACGAAGGGAATGTCCGGTCCGACATGATCGGCGGAATTGACGACCTTGTTGGCAAGCAGCTGGTTCCACTGCAGGGCCGGAAGGCCGCAATAGACGTTACCGTCCCACGGCACTTTGTCATTCTGCAGCGCGGCGCAAAGGGTCAACGCGTTGGCGGCATTGAACGCGGCTGCGGAGAAGTCGAGCGTAGCGCCCGGAATTGCCGTGGCCATCTGGGCGTAGATTTCGATGTCGGTCGCACGGCCCAGCGCGTTGGCGCCGCTTTCGTAGACGACTTCCTTCTCATCCACGCTCATGCGATCGACGTCGTATTCCTCGATGACGTCAAAGGCCTTCCAGGTGGCGAGCGGAACTTCGACCTTCTTGCGTTCAGCATTCGAAGGCTGATTGCGTTCCCGGCGCTCGATCTTCTTGGCCTTGGACTTGCCGGCAAGCCAGAAGACGCCTTTTTCGTTGTTCTCGATGCGCATGGCCTGGGTGACTGTGGGCCGCAGGCGGTTGCCCTTCGTCTGGTAGATGTGCATCGCCCGGTTGGCGTACTGGGTGGTATTCCAGTTGGGTGCGTTCTGCGTCATATGACGATCTCTCCGATGATGTTGGGAAAACACCGGGGATGGAGAGGCCACGAAGGCCTGCGGGTCCGGTCAGCGCCGGAGAGGCCGCAGGCGTCGCGGGTCCGCCCTGTGCTGATCTTGACGATAAGCGGGCGGGCGTCCGGTCAACTTTTACCGGGTCGGATAGAGGCGCGCATACGCCTCGTCATACTGTTTACGAAGGCTCTCATCGAACCGCTGGTTCGGATCCTTGTGATCGCGATTACGGGGGTCGATGCGCGGATCCGTGTCGAGCTTTTTGAGATCGTCGGCGGTCAAAGCGCCCTGCTGGCCGCCGTCACCACTGATCCGGATGCCGTTCTCCCCCAGGCGGCCGGAAAGGGCACGAAGCAATACGTTGCCCGCGGCCGTATCGGTTAGAGCCATCAGCATACCGTTGACGTCGTTTTTGAGCGCTTCCGGCACGTCCTTCAGCTGGGCGGAAAGCCCCTTGGCGAAAGTCTCGTTCGCGACCAGCGCTTCCTGTGTTCCCTTGACGTCGAGGCCGGTGGCGCTCGAAAATGTCTTCAGTTCGCCGGCAGGGTCGAAAGGTGCGGACAGCACGCCCTGTTCGACGAGCGGCGAATAGACGTCGGAAATGAAGCCTGCAAATTGCTCCTGGCTGAGGCCGTGCTTGTGCGCGGCCGTGCGCGCCGACGCAAAGGCAGGATCTTTCGCCAGATCGCCGAAGAATGGCTTGAGGTTATCGCCCGGCTCGAAACTGTACATGTCCGGTTTTTCCGGCGCCGACGGCATTTTCGAGAGCTTTTCGCGCATGCCGCCGAAACGGGTGTTGAGATCCGTGTATCCGCCCAGGAGCTTGCCCAGGGTTTCATCGGCGGACGCGCCGGCGAATTCGGATGGCAGGCCCTGCGGCGGGGACCATGCGCCGCTTTCGTTGCCGCCACCGCCACCACCGCCGCCGCCTTCGGAATTAAAAAGGCGCTGCCAGCGCCGTGCATAGATTTCATACATGTCACGCCGTCCTTTCAGGTGTCACGAGGCTTGACTGCCTCTGCATTGCCCAGACCGATCTGCCGGGCAATCTCGTGGGCGAGGGCGTTCTGTCCCTCGCGAAATGCGCCGAATACGGCCATCGACATCGGGTCGAGGCCAAGAGAGGTGAAGAAAACGGTTCGCCTCAATGTCGTGTCGAACAGCAGTTCGAGGGCGCGCTTTCCGTCGGGGCTGCGCGCGAAGCGGGCCCAGGCGCGAGCGATCGTTTTCTGGTCTTCGCTATCCTTGGCCTGCTTTACCTCCAGTGCGCGTTTCACCTCGGGATCGGCGCTCTCGAACCAGTCCCAGCCTCCCTTCGCCGCTGAAGAAATGATGTCCTGTAGTGAGTTTGGCTGCATGTCACGTCGCTCCAGCCGTTGAGGCGACCGCCTGCAGCGCCATGGCGGCCTGTGCCTGTTGCTGTTCTGCTTGGTCCATCGCCTGGCGCTGCTCATTGGTGACGATGTATTCGGGAGGCACGCCCAACTGGCGGCCTATATCGGAGAGGGCTTCCTCGAGGTGCGCTACGCGACCGGCGCGGTCCTGCAGGATCATGAGGACCATCTGAAGCCACTGGATGATCTTCTCGATCCGCTGCGCCTCGCGTGCGATCGACAGCGGCGACTTGATGCGGACCCTCGTGATCAGCTGATCGATCGGGATTTCGTTGGCGATCAGGCCGCGATTGTAGGCGAGTTCGAGCACGCGCTTGACCGCGGGGATCGTCACTTCCTTGATGAGGCGGCCGTAAGCCCCAAGGTGATCTGACGCCAGGCGTTTCACGCGTTCGAGGATCTCGGTTGCCGAGCGCACGGCCGCGCCGTCGGCCGGCAACGATTGATCCATCATCGTGGCCTTGATGCCCATGCGCATGTCGTTGAGCACCAGGTTGCCAAGATCGATACGCGGATCAGGGAAGCGGTTGACGGACGGGCCTAGCGTGCCGCCGTTTCTGGCTACCTTCCAGAACGCGCCCGGCGTCAACGTCGCAAGATCCGGATTGAATACGCCGTCGTCGACGGCGGTATAAATCCCCAGCATGGCGATCGCGGCGGCCTGCAGCTGAAGGCGAGCGGTCGTATTCACCGTCTTGATGGACGGCATGGCCAGCATGACCGGGCCACGGCCATAGGTCTCGCCAGGCACACGGAAATAGCGGGGAATGAGCCAGGGGCAGGTGCGCGACTGGCTGGAATAAATGATCGTGTCCTGCTTGTTGCACCACACGAGCATATGCCAGCGGCGCTTTTTGCGATCATAGACGGTGTCGACGTGGACCTCGATTTCACTTTCCGGTTTTGCCCGGAACAGTTCCATCAGATCCTTGCTGAATTTCCCCTCCGGCCAGGTATCAACGAGGACTCGCACAGACATTTTCCGGTCCCAGAAAATGGCTGCAATCTTGTTGTTCGGCCCCTGTTCGATCAGGAGTTCTTCGATGGGAACCGAGATCGGCTCCCAGAGGAGCTCCGGATCATCGGTGGGGTTCATCAGAATGGCGCCGGTCCCGGCAGAAAGGTCGAGCGCCATTTCGTGAAACGCCATGTCCCAGTCGCCGTCCTCGAAGAAAGCCTGGGCCACCTTGCTCACGGGCGCCAGTTGCTGGGAAAACTGTTCCCGCTCGCCGGTGTCCATCACAAGCGGACCCGGCTCGATTTCGAAGTTTTCCTGTCCGGCCGGCCAGAAGTCCTGCTGGACCTTGCCGGCGAAACGGAAGGCGCTGTCGATCGCTGTATGATCGAAGACCTGGTCGACGCGTTTTTCGCCCTGGCCCGTGTGCCGCGTCGATTTTCGGAAGGGAATGGCGTACTGGTACGCCTCGTCCATCAACGGCTGGAATGCATCGCGTTCCTTTTTTGCCGCATTGCGGCGGGCCTTGAGCTTGTCGACCTCGAACATCAGGCCTGCCCGAACTTGTCGTTTCCGCTACCGGACAGAAAGCTTTCGTTCATGAAGGCGAGCATGCGGCTGCCGGTTTTTCGACCGGTTTTGCCGGACGTTGCCTGGTCGACTTCAGCCTGTTGCCTGGCGAGATCTGCAAGGGTCCGCCGCTGCTGTGCTGCCGCTTCCTGTTTCTGCAGGTTTGCAGCTTCCTTGCTGCCCCCGCCCAACAAATTTCCCATGTGTGATTTCCCCGTCACTTTCGAACAGATGAAAGCCGCTGGCGATCGCTATGCGACGGCCAGCATCCGTGGTGCAGATCACCACGATCTCAGGGTAAGAGCGGGAAGCTAAGGTCAACCGGATATCCCGGATGAGGCGAAGCATGTGAGGGGCGGCTTTTTCCTTGATGTTGAACCAGGCTTCAGCGCCGGTTTCCGTGGGGTAGAGGCCGAAAAGTCCGACGAGCTCATCGCCGTATCGCATGGCAAATGTCTCTCCGCCTGACCACATTTCGCGTGCGACCGCCCAACCGACGAGGGTGTTTGCACCGGAAAGCTCGGCCATGTCGAAGAGTGTGGCGGGGGTATCGATGCGATATGTCATCGGGTGCCTACCTTGTGAGGATCAAACCCACCCCGACCCCACGGTGAGCTCGAAGAACCGGGCGCACGCGCCGAGCGCTCACCTTGCCGCCGATCGGCGGCGCCACGAATGACGCCAGCACGGCCGCGAAAGCCGATGATCAGATACTGCAGGGCGTCCTGAAGGTCCGCCCAGGGGTGAGTTTTTTCGGGCTGCTCTTCGAATTCGGTCGACGCCGTTTCCTTGCGCCGCTTGTATCGGTACTTTCCGTCAAAGCCCTCGAGGAGGAGAGGGCACTTTTCCGGGCATACCTGCAATTCACTATTCGGTTCGTGATAGCCGCGCAGTTCTGTCTTGACAGCATCCAGGCGCATCCCGAGCTCGTTTGAGCCACTGCCCGGAATGAGGATCGGCAGGCCAAGGATCATGGCGATCGTTTCCATGGCGGTCAGCTGACCGGCCTCCCTGTCGGCGCCGTACTCGGCGGCCGGGTCGCACCATATCCGGATTTTCGTGACGCCGGCGTAATCTTCCCGGATCTTCCGGTCGAGGGCTTCACCCATGCGCGCGGCGCCGACACCGTGACCGAGATAAAGCTCGTCGATTGCTGCAATACGTGCGCCGCGCACCTGGCCGAACACGGCGGCCGGATTGAGAGTGTTCATGGAGATATCGATGCCGATACCCAGGGTGAGCTTTGGCTCGAAATAGATACGGGACCGGGCTACATGGATCGCGCGGTTGAATTTCTCGTAGACCGGCTTGCCGTGGCGGGAGTATCCGAACTCATTGTCGACCATGCGCTTGACGAAGTGTTCGTCCTGGTTGCGGATGATGCGATCGTAATAGTCGAGGTCAAGATTGAAGCGGTTTTCCGCGTTTTCCGATCGGCCGGACGGCTGGATGCAGAGATGCCGGTCTTCGGTTTTTTCCTTGACGAACTTTTTATAGACCCAGTTGTCCACGGTGGGGGCGTTGAGGTCGCCGATTACCTGGCGCTGACGCTGGCCGGAATAGATCGGATGCCCCAGTTCCCTGCTTAGCTTCTCGAGCTCGGCCACGGTCAGCAGAATGTTGGCAGAAGGATATCGGCCCACGCGTTGCTCCAGGTCATCGAGGGCGCCGTCCGCGTGGGTGTCCGCTTCGTTAAGCCAGCCGCCTGAATATTCGCGGCCCTTCATCAGCGTCTCGATCGAGTTTTCGCCGAGACCGGCAAATTCCGTCACGATTTCGATGCGAACGCCGTCTGTTCCCATGAAGCGCAGGGTGTGCGTGACCGGCCGGTCGTTGCCACCGGCCCATTTTGAGCCCGGGAAACCTTTGGGAAACCACTGTTTCCAGCTTTCCAGAACCGTTTTTTCGGCAGAGCGGAAGGTGTCTCGCAACACAATCCAGCGACACATGCGTGTCGGCTTCTTGTCTTCCGGATGCCAGGCGACGGGTGCCAAGGTGGCAGCAAGAATGCGCCGGAACGCGCAGAGGGTGGTTTTGCCGCCGCCCAGCGGCCCCATGATGAAGGTGGTGAGATAGGTCGAGTTCAGGAAGGTTTCGCCGACGGGGCCAGGCGGCGTGTAATTGAAGGGGTCGAAGTCGCCGACGAAATCGAGCTCCGCAATCTTCTTGCGCATCTCCTCGTCGGAGTATGTCCGGATGTCGTCACGGGTGATGATGTTGGAAATATGCTGGCTCATTGGCTGGCTCCAACGGTGGCGGCACCAGCCGGCGCGCGCATAGCGCATGCGCGCCGGCCCACAAGCAAGTCGGTCGAAAGTTGCGAACCGGAGGTTCGTCGGCTTGAGGCCGTCCGCTTATCAATTCCCTTCCCCGACAGAGGATAAGATTTTCCCCCGACCCCCGCAAAGGCAGGAAGAGGCGCGGTGCATCCGCTGACCCGGCCCCCGACCCCAAGGCGGAGGAGATTAGACGCGGCCCAAGAGGGCAAAATCACCCTCGGAAACGGCCTTGAGGCCATTTGCCAAAAATGGCGACGGTGCGCGTGCGCGTGGGCCCTGGGGGTGGGGGTGCCCCCCCTTCGGGGGAAGCCCGCCCGGCCGGGGGCGGCCGCCAGCCATGCAGGGGGGGCGTACCGGATGCGGCCGCGCTGGCCGCGCCCAGGTCGATCCGCCCAAGGGTGCCGGTCCCCCTCGAAATCGGATGAAGGCAACTGATATCCCATCAGTGAATTATTCTCGTAAGCACCTGAAATCATTTGCGCTTTCCATTCGTGGGACTTTCAGCCGTGGGACTTTCGCCCGCTCCGTCCGCTAAGTCATTGATTTTATTAGGTGTAACATCCAGCAGTGGACGCCCGACAGACAGGCCCTTTTGCGCCGCGACCGTGCGCGCCTGGTCAAGCTGGTTCGTGCCCGAGTTGATGACGAGGATCGGCAACCGCTCGTCTTCCACCACCAGGCGGACGGGAGCCTTGCCATGGAGGTAGGGCGCAATGTCTCGGGCGCAGGCCAGCTGCTCTTTGACGATCTCGCCCAGGGAGGGCACGGCCTTGCCGGTTTTCTTCCCGATCGCCTTCAGCGTCCGCTCGTGCTCGCAGAAAAAAGCCTGAATGCCCACCGGATCCGCGCTCATGAACTCGGCCTGCATCTGCAACGGATCCTTGTAGCCTTGCGCGTTGTACCAGGCCGCGAAATCCTCTGTCTTGCGGTTCCGTGCGCCCTTCGGCCTGCCCCGGCCGCGCTTTGCGGCCTTCTTCGGGTCGTGAGAGGCCAGCGCGTCGGCCGCCTCGGCACGCCAATCCTGTCCCTCAGGAGCATTATCGTCGGATATATTATTCGATCCCATCGCCGCCTGCTGTCTACAGAGTGTCTAACGACTGTCTAATAAAATTATCCATATAAAACATATGGTTAGATATATATTTAGACAGTTAGACAACTAGACAGCGTGATGCCTCGTATACATACGCACACTTGCGCACATTATGAGAGGTTTGCTGTCTAGCTGTCTAAGTGTCTAATGAGGGCTATTCTCTCAATTAAATCAGTGCCTTATTCGTTAGACACTCATTAGACAGTTAGACAGCGATTGCGGCGACGACACACGCCTAGTGATACGCTACACGACGGCAAAATCCGTCAACCACGCCGTTTCCAGCATGCCAAAGGGTGGGGGTGCGGGTTTCCTCCTGAAAATGGGCGCAAAAGGGCGGTCCTCTGCCGCCCATGGTTGCAGGGATCATTTTGCCAGCCACCTCGTATATTCGTAGAGGGAAACGAAACTGCACCGCGCCTGGCGGCCGGCTACAGTGACGCGATTATCAGGGTGGCCGGGCTTCAGTTCGATTTTCTGCTTGATGATTTTGGGATCGCCTCGCTTGAAAGCAAAGCTCCAGGACCCCTGCAGGCCATTCGAGAATGGCGTGCCGGCAAGCGCTTTGGCCAGGACGCGGCTCTGGTTCGGTATCGCCAGGTAGAATTGCTTTGGCTTTGCTGGATCCGCGAAGATGCCGAGATCGATAAGGGACAGACGATCTCGCACCTCGCTGAGACTTTCGCCATCCTTCAGCCTCTCGAGCTCCTGCGCGACAGTGCGACGAGCGCCGCCTGAATAGTTCTCGATAACCGACGTTTGGATGGCGATCAGAACCTGTTCCCAGGTAGGCGCTCGCCCCTCGAGCTCCGGCACTAGATCTGCAGCTAGCCACTTGCCCCAGGGTGAGAGATCCTCATATGGCAGGTTGAGGGCCTTCAGTCCCTCGTCGCCGAGCATGGTATGGGCGACGGCCAGAAAGGTGCTGAATGTCTTTTGGCCGCGGCTGTCATGCCCGTGCTCTCGCAGGATATTTGCATAATCATCAAGACGATATTGCAGATCTTTCCAGCTGTCCGCGAGCCGTCGCAACAGCCTCGGTCCGACAGTATCGGCCTCGGGTAATACCGGGGCTTTGGTGCTGTTGGGATCCAACGGCAGCAACTGGATGATGGCCAGCCTGGTCATCGAGGCCGGGGGCAGCGGTGGCGGGTTGATACCGGAAAAGAAAAAGGTCGATTGCGCTTGAAACTCTACGCCCTTGTGGTTCTGGCCGCCGCGGATGCGCACGGATCCGGACGCAGCATCGCGGGCCATCTTGATGACCTTCTGCGCCTGGTCGATCCCGTCGTCACCTTCGAGCTCGTCGATCGCGATCGGCACGCTATCGTGGCCTACCAACTGATAGAGGCCTGCCTCGGTCGCGTTGGTGGTCGATACCATCATTCTGCCCAGGATGGTTTTCAGAACCCCGTTCTTCCCGTTGAGCTCGGATTTGCCGACGCCGGCGTCACCGACAATCATCATCGAGGGTCGCCAGTCCAGCGCGCCGCCCAACATGGCCACGCCTATCGCTCCGAGCACGATGATCGGATCGACCTCCTTGCGGTCCATGTTCCAGGTGCGCAGGATCTCAACGATTTTAACAGATGGATTGTTTTCCTCGGTTATCGGTTCCGCCCAGGGCACCATTGCCCGCGGCCTTCGGACATAGAGGTGATCACCATGCTCCCCAGTGTCGGAGATCTCGCCGTTGATCCACAGGCAATCGCCACAATGCAGGACCAGGTTGCCGTCACGATCGCGCCAGGCACCACGGCCGCGCACCATGTCAGCCGACGACCAGGCGCCGCGCTCCCTGCAGGCGGCGTACAGCGCGCGCCGTACCATTTCGCTTTTCCATCCGGACACACGCCCCTTGGCGTCATAGGCCGGGAAAGCCCAGTCCAGCCATGCCTCGTGTCCTGCGAAAAGCTTCTGCAGGCGCTCGACGCCCATGGAGCTATCGCCGGTATTGAACACCTGCCCCATAGTGTCGACGAAATAGTAATGCTCCCCATCGTAGCCAAGCGGCCGGATAGGGCAGTTCCAGGGCAAGTGTCCGGTGTCATCGAACAAACCGTCCTCGAGCCATTTGCCCGGCATGACACTGTCGAGCGGCTTTCCGCGTTCCGGATAGGCCGCGTCCTTCGTCTTCAGCTGGTGCTTGACCTTGCTGATCGCCCCACCGATCAAACCGCGGACTGGGCGCTTGCCGTCGTTGTTTTCCTCAGCCATCAAAATAAATTTTCCCAGTGACCGGAAAACGGGTCAAAACCCGCCTTCCGGTTGACAATTGAGCGCTCAATTTCAGTTCGGTGATTTGGTCTTTTTGGATTTTCTGGCGCGAGCCGGCTTTTTCACGTCGGCGCCGACAGCATCGTCACCACTGGCGGCGGCCGTCGCACCGTGGTCGCCATCAGATGCAGCGCCATCATCGCCGGGCTGGATCCGATCATCATCAAGCTTTTCCCCGCCGGCGCTTTCTCCCCCCTCGGGGCTAGCCGGTATCGCGGCTTGCTCGACCGCGTTAGCGCTCTTGCCACCTTCGTCGCTACCCTGGTCTGCCAGCGGTTCCGCCACTTCTGAAGCCGGGGGAGCCTCTCCGACAGGTTCGTCTGATCCTTCGGCGCTATCACCGTCGCCAAGAAGTTCAGATATCGAGCCCTGTGCGTCCGGGTCCGGTTGAGCATCGCCGCCCGCTTCCTGTCCCTCATTTGCAGTTTCTTTTTCATCGGTCGCACCCTCCTGTTGGCCAACGGAGAGCGCCGTTGGCCGGTTCTGGTCTTCAATTTCGGTTTCGATCGGAGCGCCAAGCGACATGGTCTCTGCAGCAGCCTCTGCTTCCTCGGCGGCCTTGGCGTCATCGAGCGCGCGCCGATCGGCTGCCTGCTGGTCCTTCAGCCATTGCGCCTGATAGGCCTCCTGGTCGCCTAAGCTGCCGTGCGGCTCGAAAATGCTGTCCTCGATCTTCAGCGCCGGCGGCTCCTTGTATTCCGCTACCGCAAGGATCTGCGCGAGCGCGTCTCGCACGGCCTTCAGTTCCCGCAGGGCCTGCAGGCTGGTGGATGCAAAAAGATTGAAGGCGAGACGGCGGGGAAGGGGAATATCACCATAGTTGCCGTCCTCGGTGAGAGCCTCGATTGCGGCGAACCGCCACAAGCGCTCGCCGCTGGCTTCGGTGCGCGACACGTACTCCGCCAAAATATAGACGTCATGCTCTGACTGGGCGACGTCGCCCCCGAACCAGTTTTCGTTCTCGAGATCGCGCCCCTCGAGGATGGCGTAAAGGCCGTTGGCTGCCAGGTGGCCGATGGCGCCGGCGAAATCCACCGGATCTATCGAAATGATATCCGTCATGCTCTCTCTCCTTGCTGTTGAGCTCTTTTTTCGACGCGGTCTATCCGCTCGATCTCGGCGACGATGAGCGCAGCGGCGCGCACCAGGTCTTTGCGACGATCCTTTGGCTTCCACCAAGCCGGATCCCATGGCCAGAATGACCAGCTGACGACCCGCGCACGCTCTTTTTCAGGCAGGTTGTTGTGAGCCAGGTACGCTTCAGCAGCCTGGACAAGCTGACCACCGGCGTTGACTGCATCATCATGCTCGCCCGTAAAACCTTCCTCGTTCCACTGACGATCGCGCTCGTTCATCACGTCGATGATGGCTTTCGAGGTGTCTTCCGGATTGATCCACCCGGCCTCGGCCGCGGCGTCGAAAGGGCTGTCGTCCGGTTCGCCCCATGCTTCGTAACTCATTTCCATCCGCTCCTGATTGCGTCGTTGACGTCTTTTCCCCACTCGGCCGGCATGGAGATCACCTCCACCGGCTTCCTGAAGCTCTTCAGCCTGGCGATCGCCAGGTCGAACTGTTCCTGCGCCTGCGGCTTGCCCCAGTCGTTGTCTTTGAAAACCACCCACGCGCAGACGGAGGCGTGATCCGGCACGCTACGAAGGCCCGGTAGGCTGCCGGCAGCCCAGACGCGCAATTCGGGATTGGTGAGAGCAACGGAAAGGCCGTCCTCGATGCCTTCCGTAAGGGCGCATATGCCGATCACGCCATTCTCGGCCGCTTCCTCCGCCGACAACCCGCTCTCGCCATTGGTCAAGCGAACGACCAATCCTGTCGTTTCGGGAAACATCAGTTTGGCTTTTTCGACGTCGGCTTTTCCCGATCCGTCGCGCTGCAGGAAGGTGTAGTGGCAAGCGCCGATCCGGCCGGTCACATCGACCATGGCGGCAATCATCGCAGGATGGCGCGGACGCGCCTCGTCCATCCAGTATTCGCACTCCGGATGAAACCGGAGCGATCGCCCCAGTCCAGCAACCTGCCCAAGGTGGACGGCGCGCGTGCCTAGATAACGATCAGCCAGGCTGTTCTCGATCGGGCTGCAGCTGAAGAAAAACTTGCGTGCCCGGGCGATGGATTTTTCCCGGCGCTTCTTCTCCTCGGCCTCCGCCGCGGATATCCGGATCTGGCGCTCGGCGTCGTACTGTTTTTTTCGCTCGGGCGTCATCTGCCGGATGTTGAACCGGTCCTCGAGCCACTCGACGGCGTCCATGCGCGTCTCCGCGGTCACAGCGCCTTTCAGCCCGAAGGCGACGAGGTCGATAGCATCGCCCTGGTCCGTTCCGGCAAAATCTTTCCAGGCACCACGCCGCGGCCCGGAAAGCCAGACAACCATCTGGTCTTCCTTGGCGCCGGCGCGATACTGGTTACGGACGTTCCATAGGCTCTTGCGGCGGAATTTCTGCTGGCCGCCGAGAAGCTCCATGATGAGCGTCTCGATATTATCGACGGCATAGCCCTTGGCGACGGAAAACCGGCTCATTGTGGTTCCATCGCTCCATACCGGATGCCAAGGACCACGTAGCCGGGCTCAATCCCGAACTGCCCGCCACGCAGAACATAGACGACCCTGCAAACGAGAACGGGATAGTGAGCGTAATCGCCGGGGTTCGTGTCGACACGCAGAAGATTGATGGTGTCGCCCGCCTGGAACGCCCGATCGTCTTTTCGGACGTCGAAGGTTTTCTCGCCGCGCACTATCGCGTCGTAGAATGGGGCAAGGCATTTCAGATCGTGTATTGCCGGCATGTCATTCTCCCAACACCACGGCCTCGAGGAGGGAAAGCGCGCGGTCAAAATCCCGCTGGTCGCGCCGGTCCTCGACCGATTTCAAAAGTTTGCTGACGTTCTGCTTGGTGCAGCCGCACACCTCGGCCGCGATGGCCTGGTTGACGCCGCAGGTTGTCACCAGCAGATAGATCTCCACCGATCGACGATCGGCGGGGCGGATCGTGGCCTGAAACAGGACCAGGCGGATTGCCTTCAGGGCGATGCGGGCGGCCTTAAGCTCCTTCATGCCATCGCTCCGAACATGTCGGCCGTGTCTCGGCGCCGGCGCTCGATCGTCCGGATCGCAAACCGCAATGCCTTCACCTGGGCGTCGGACGCACGGCCGCTGTGTCGCAGGCGGCGATAGGTGGCCAGCGAAATGTCTGCAGCGAGCGCGAGCTCCTGGAAGGAAATGCCGAGTGCGGCGCGCCTTTCCTCGATACGGGTCAGCGCGGCCTTCTGATCTGGCCGGTAAGGTGTCCGTTGCATTCACGGGTCTCATCATTTTATGTGGCAGTCGGCCGCGCCGGGACAACGGACAGATCCGGCGCGGAGGTTCTTCAGAGATCGGTAATTGTGTGGTCTGGCGCCGGCGGCTCCATTTCCTCCAACAGACGGCGAAGGAACGCGGCCGCTACAGGTGTGCCGTGTAGGAACTCGATCGTCCCCGCCATGCAGCCAATTACGGAGCAAGCGGAGTGGAAGGGGCGCTCACTAGCTAGGACAGCGCGACGAATGGGATCGGTGTCGAACCCGCTCATGACCTCGCTCATTTCTTTGCTCCGATGCTGATCTCGTTGATCTGCAGGCCCTTGTTGTAGATTTCGACAAGCGCTTTTGCGACGGACAGAGAGGCGTCGGATCCCGAGATCCGGCGGATCGCCTCGGCGTCGGCTGAAAGGATCGCGCGGTTCTTGCTTTTCAGCTTCAGCACCATGCGGTCGTAGCTGATGATCTTGTTGTTGTTCCGGAACAAGCGGGCCGTGGCCTGGATCACCGTGCCGCTCAATGCGCTGGTATCCTTTGGCCAAGCTTCCACGATCGCCTTGCAGGCCAGCGTCACGGCCTGGTCGCCATAAGCCTTGATGGCGCGCTCGATCGCGCTGACGGAGGCGGTCAGGTGAGGGGCCTTCGATTTGGTGCCGGCGGGAACGACGTCGCACCCCGCCTCGTCGAGAACGGCGCAGATCCGCATCATGTTTTCGTCGCCGGCCTCGATGCCCGCCCAGTATTTTTCGACCGTGGAAATCGCCGATCGATTGATGTTGACGCCCAGAAAGCTTTGCGCCTCGAGATAAGCCTCGTCGAGTTTTACGATCGACGCCGGCACCTTCTCGATCAGCGGGTGTTTCTTTGCCGCCTCATAGCGATGCTGGCCGTCGTAAACGCTGAAGCGACCGTCGTCTTGTTCGACGAGCATAAGTGCGCCGAACTGTGCCCAGGTGAACTCCCGCAGTATCTGCAGGATGCGTTTCGCCTTCACAGGCCGCTGGTAGCTCGCATCAACATAGATGCTGGAAAGCTCGATCCATTCGAGCCTCGGCGTTTCGCCGATCTGCATGTTCACGCCTTGCATGAGATCAGTCTCCGTTGCTGGCCGGGGCGGATTGCTCCGGCGCGTTTGTGTTCGCTGCTGCTTTCATTTTCCGCAGGTAATCGAGCGTAAGCGGCGATCGGCCGGGCTCGACCTGGAGAACCGTGTGGCCGGCGAGGGTGAAAAGCTGAACCACTTTCACGCCACGCCAGCCGTCGACGCCGACGAGCTCGTTGACCTCGTCGATCATTGCCTGATGCCGCCGGGTGTTTTCGTCGGGATCCCGCGAGATCTCGCAGTTGGTCGCAAAGGCGGTGTACTGGCTCATGCCGGCGCCCTCGCCAGATCTCGCGCCGCCTGGATCAGACGGCTAACGGCATGCTCCGGTACGTGCAGCATCCGGGCGATGTCGTTGGTATCGAATTTCTTTGAGGACCAAAGCTCGAGGCAGGCCTCTGCCTGGTCTTGGTCAAGGAATACGGGGCGAGGCTCGTGTCGCTTCATAGCTCGACCTTTGCCCCAAGCGTGATGCGGCTACTATGAATGTGCCGGTCAAAGCCGTGGCTTACGCTGACAGTAAGCGCGTCACCTGAAGGGCAGCCGTAGATGAAGCGAACCCTTCCGTCCTTGATGAAGACGATCGCGTTTTTGGAGAGCGTCAGGTGAAGGTTCACAAGCCGGCGCGGCCCAGCAGTCGGTCCATACACATCGCCGTTGAAAATATACGGCCGGTTCTCGAAGAAGGCCTTTAGCCCCTCGCTGTCATCATCGCGGCCGTTAGCGAAAATGACCGGATAGAACAGGATCTCAGGCAAGGGCCTCTGCGGCCTGCGCGCTGGGCCGCCCAGCACGAGATCGAAAACACAGCGGGAAAGCCTTGCAAGAATAGGTATCATGGCTTGCGCCCCTTTTCAGACTCACGGCAAAAGAGTGTTTTCAAGTTGGGGAATTTAGCGGTGACTGAAGAAGAGATTGCTTGGTACGTAGAGACAGTTGCTGCCGCCACGATGGCAAACAAAGCCGTTCTAAGCCTTTCGATGGCAGGTATTCCGGTCATCCGCGAGAACGCGACGCAGGCGTATGGAAAGTGGATCAGCCCCAACAGCCCGCATTTTGAGCGCCTAGTGCTGGCTATCGACAAACAGATCGGAGAAATGCTGGCGACAGCGGAAATTCTCGCTGATCCGCCACAGGGGCGCGCTTGATCATTGTCAGAGGCGGCCTGCCGAGCGAGCTCGACGATGTAGGCGCTGTTCAGGATCTCTGCAGGCGGAATGATCGCCAGGAACAAATATCGCATCAGACGGCCTCCCTTAAGAGGGCATTGCCGGCAGAGAACAAGTTTTCATTCGCGGGGGTGAGAGAGTGAAGGATAACAGTCGGTTCTACATTCCCGTGCTGTCTTTTCTGGTGCTGGCATGCGTTGTGCTGCTCACGAAATACGTCAGTGGACTTCCCGACGACATTCAAGCCTACGTCTGCAAGGCGGATGACTGCACTGTGCAGGAGTGGCTTTCCGCAACGGCCGGATGGGTAGGCTTTGCGGCCGCAGCGGTCGGCGCGTACATTGTTTTTGGGCAGTTGGAAGAACAGAAAAAGCAAACAGCATTCATGCTGGGTGATGCGCTCCCAAGTATCGAGCTTTACCGGACGGCCACAAAAACAAGGGTCGCGCGGTTTGACGTAACCAATTGGAATAGACGGCGAATATCTATTGTGGGTCTGAAAGTCTCTTGCGCGGGATATGATATTCCGCAACCTAGCCACGTGACTTTCAAGCATCCGGAGATTGAGAGAAAACGCGTCGTAAAGTTTACGATTGATGAGAAACACCGTCTTCAGTACGCAACGCTTCTCGGCGGATGGCTCAATCGTGGGTCGCCCCCGCCATTCATCAGGTACGATCTCCATTTCGATGAAAATCTGATCGATTACTCGAATGCAATTGGAGATGAACAATCCAATTCGATTTGTGTCGTTGCACTTGCAATCAAGATTGAGGGGAAGAAGGCAAAGATCGAATTCGAAGCGAGAGTTAGGGATTTGCTTCCCTACTCCGACAACCCTCAACTCGACTGAAATAGCAATAATGCTTGCGCTCATGTTGCTATGCCCTTCCTGAGATTTCAGGTTGGCCCTCGAAGCGGGCCAGCACTTCCTTCAGGGCGACCATCATTTCAGCCCGTGGGCAGTTGCTGACATAGTTCGTGCGGGCGCCGAGCTCGGCGTCGTTCGAAAAGATCAATAGCACGAAGCCGTTGGGCCTGGGTCGCTGCTTGCCGTTGAGGATCTCGTCGAGCTCGCCGGCGATCGCCCGCATTGTTTTCACGTCTTCCTGAGTTGGTGCGCTCATTGCGTCTCTCCCTCGTCGAGGTTGCGCAAAGCGGCTTCGGGGTGACGCGCTACAAGAGAAGCCAGAACCTTGCGTTCACGTTCAGCCAGGACGCGCTCGATGCGATCAAGCGCGGCCCGCATATCACGCATGCGCGGGTTCGCTTCCGGCTGTTGCCACCTCCAAAATGTCGAGAGGCTAACATCCGCTTCACCGCACAGCTCACGGATCGGAAACCCGATGGCATCCGCCCGCCGAACAATTTCATTTATGGTATGGTTGTGTTCCATAAATGAGAGGGCTAAGCTGATTTGGGTATCAGGGTCAAGATCATTAATAGTTTGTGCGGGCGTTTTTCCGATGATGCATTCTACCAACGTTATTTCGTTATCAAGAGCGTTGGCTGTGAACTGGAACACCGGCACAAGAGAGCAAATTCGGGATTGGCTTCAGTCGATTATGGCTGAGCGCAACATGTCTCCGATCGAGCTCGCAAAGTTCGTCGGGGTGTCTCCAACGACCATCTACCGAGCGATTGATGTCGCATCTGAGTTTACGACCACTACGAAAACCTTGGAGAAGATTGGGTCTAAGGTAGGTCGTCAGCCTCCCGGGCCAAGCTATCTCGATGCTCACCATATTCGGCCACTGAATTCGCCTTCCGGCCTCGAAGCCATTGATGTTCCAAGGAACTTGATCACACTAACAGCCGACGAGCATCGGTTGCTCGCGTATCGAATTCTTGATCGATCTTTGGAGCTCGAGGGATATCTTCCTGGCGATATCGTGGTGATTGACGAGGATGTAGCCCCATCGGCTGGAGACATCGTTTGTGTGGATCTTTCGAGCCAGCGGCCTGGCGGCGCCGGTAGAGTGTTGCGTCTCTTTGAACCGCCGTACCTCATGTCGCGGTCGATCGATCGTAGCGTCGAGCCTGCGCCAATCCTGCTGGATCGCTCGGTTGAAATAAAAGGGACGGCTACCGCGATGCTCCGCGAAATGCGCAAGGCCTCTTAGCCCGCTGGGTGTCTGCCAATTCATCTACGACAATTTGTAAATGCAGCTGTCGCTTACTCGCGATGGCTGCTTTTTGTCGTTTTCTGGCACTTATCCACCACTAAATGACATCCGCCCGCCACCAGTTCCTCCTGGAAAGTTTCATGAATGGGATGATAATGGACATTAAATGAAATTCACGTGTTGCATTTATGGTAGGGCGTGGCATGTTTGTGTCCGGTTGATTTGCATCGGAGACGCAACACATGAGTTTATCGGAAAGACTGGTGATGCTGCCGGAAATGGCAGAGGCGCTGCAGCGCTCTGAAGATTGGGTGCGCCGCAACTGGCTGCGCCTGCACAACGATCATGGCATGCCGCGCAAATGCTCGGTCGGCTGGCAGTGGCCACGCCGCGCCATGGAGGCCTGGCTGGATATGGGCGGCATTTCGCCGGTCGATCTCGAGCCGGAGAACCCGGTGCCCCCGACGAGCGGAGGCAGCGCTCACCTGCGTCTCGTAGCGAACCAGAACCGCGACCTGGCCGCGCGCTATGCGGGGAGGGGAGCATGAAGCGCTCAAACCGAAAAATCGGGACGCGCCGTCTGCAGGGGAAATTTACCCCAAAAAAGGCCCACACATTCTGCATGAAGCGCGTTCGCGAGATAGAGCTCCTCCTGCAGGAGATTGCGTCCACCTACAATGACGTCGACCAGACGGTGGTCAGCGAGTGTGACGCTATGCGCGACGAGGCATTTGCCGCTCTCGGCCGCACGCTTGATGAAGCTCTCGAGGAGGGCCGTACCTATGACTGATCTTCTCTCGTATAAGGAGCAACGCCTCCGGAAGATTATGAAGTGCCCGCAGTGCGGCTCCTCCCGTCAGGAGTTTTGGCGGTCGGAAGAATTCGAGCCCACCGATGAGCCAGGGGTCTTCACCGGTACGGACCCGAACACCTTTACTCCCAATGGCGATGACAAGGCGGCGGCGCGCTTCTGGTGCGGCCTCGAACTGTCTATCGACGAGGTCAACGAAATCATCAGCAGGATCCCATGCCGTGAGGCATCCAATGAAGCTGCAGATGATCTCAATCGTGAGATCGAGCACGACTTCGAAGACAGGGAGGAACTGGCATGACCATGACCCCTCTTACCGAAAACCCAGCTGTGCTGGATCCGCGCAAGAACCTCGAGCGGGCAGAGAAAGATGCTCTCGCCTCGATCGACTTTTTCCGGCAGCAACGCATCGTTGATGGCCGCCTGCAGGTGGGTAACAAGCGCTTCAACTTGGCCACCATCCGGCGGCTGGAGGAAAAGGAGCTCGTGCGCGGCCGCGTGCCGAACATTTCGCTCACCACTGGCGGCGGCCTTGCCCTGCAGAAGCTCAGAGGTGACGCATGAACGACCTAAAACGTCTTTGTGACTTGATCACCGAACGGAAGAAGACATTGCCGCCCTACAGCTATGAGCAGCGGGCGGCGTACGATCGCGCTGTTATCGCGATTGCCGATGAGTTGCAGGCAAACGAAGGTGCGGTCTGGAAATCCGACTGGCGCGGCGCTTCTATCAAGCTCGCCGGCATCCGGTCATCATCTACCAGCAGCATGCTCTCCGCCCTCTCGAACTGGCAGGCGGCTGCAGAGAAACGCCTCGCAAGGGGGGCAGCATGAGCATTCTCCTGTCCAAAAGCCCAATCACGGCCGTGGGCCTTCTTCAGGAGATCAGCGAAGCCGGTTTCCAGCAGGACGACGCTACCCTGCGCCTCCTCGATGCACTGCCGGCGGATCCTGCAGCGCTCGATCGGTTCATGCGCCTGCGCCAGGACATGGCCGTCACTCGCTCAATTTTCATCGCTGAAGCATCCGCCCGCCTGAAGGGCGCATGATCCCATGCACGACGCCAAGACCTCCGGCGTCGTTCTACCGGCCATTTGCACGGCCAGTCCCCCTCCGTTGCGAATGCCGGATCCTGCCCGGCGGTCTTTGTTCTGAGTGGCCGCCGGGTCTTTTTGGAGTTGCGATATGAAAGTCAAAATCAAACACATCGAATGGCGCGACGGCCGCCCACGCTTCAAGCCCGGCCCCGGCCTTCGAGAGAAGGGGCACAAGCCGCAGGATCTCAAACATCCGAATGGCCGCTGGTTCACGCAAGGCGAAGCGCTGGATTGGTCCAATGAGTTCGTGCGGGCCTTGACGGCGGCTAAGGCGGAAAACGTGCCAGCGGCCTTCCCTGCGGTTCCAGTGATGGCGCGGAAGAAAACGCCGGCGGTCTATCCAGTTTCGAAGCTGATGGATGAATGGTTGAAAAGCCCTCGTGTCCTTTGCAAGGCGCCCGCTACCATCAAGGACTACAAACAGAAAACCCGCGTAATCGAGAACCATGATCCGGATCTATGGGCCGCTGAAGTTTTGGCCCTCGATCAGACGATTTGTTACGGCCTGTACGAGGATCTCTGGACCTCGCGCGGCCTGGCGACGGCACGCGGCGCACTGGTGGTGCTTGGCATGGCCATCAAATGGGGCATGCGTTCAGGTCGCCTGAAGGGACTAAGCATCAATCCGGCGCGAGATCTGGACATGCAGCAGCCTGATCCACGGGCGCGGTTCCTCACCAAGGAGGAGTTTGATTGCCTGGTCGCGACGGCTGAAGGGGAGAAGTTTCGACGCATTGATATCGCGGACATGCTGTTCTGCGGCGTGTGGACTAGCCAGCGCCAGTACGATCGGCTTCACCTGAAGCAGTCGGCCTTTCGCAACGGCCGGTTCGTTCTCCGGCAAAACAAGACGAGCGCAATCGTCAATCCGCCAGTGGCAACGCCCTATCAGGCAAGGCTCGATGCCGCCCTCGAGCGTCGAAATTCAAAAGGGGTCATTAGTCCATATGCACATCTAAATGAAAACACGTGGGCGCCTTGGAACGATTACACCTACCGTAACCTGTTTAGCGACATTCGTGCGGAAGCGGCAAAGAAGATCCCGACAATAAAGACCGTCATGGAAAAGGATCTGCGCGCCACCGGCGTCACGTGGATGGCTTTGGCCGGCAACACCCTGCCGCAGATTTGCGCGGTGTCCGGTCACTCACTGCAGGGTGCGCACATGATCCTGAAACACTATCTCGCCCTCCATCCGGAGATGGCGACAACCGCGATCGGCAATCTCGTCACCTGGTACGAGGGTGGCGGGAGCTCTGATCTTGCAATCTAACCAAAGGAGAAATCACATGCTGAACATCGAAACGATGGAACGTCCGAAGCGCAGCGGTCGCACGATCGACCAGCAGATCGGCGCAGCTGTAAGGGATACCCGCAAGGCCCGCGGCATGAGCCAAACCGAGTTGGGCAATCACATCCATGTTACGTTTCAGCAGGTTCAAAAATACGAAAAGGGCACCAACCGTGTTGCGGTTAGCACCCTTCTTGATATTTGCCGCGCATTGGACGTGGCGCCGATCGACATTCTGGCCGGCCTAGTTGATCCTGATCAGAAAACGGAAATGAGCGATATCCTTCAGGAAAACAAGCTTCTCAGGGATCGCCTCACTCGCATAAGAGATTTCATCGCGTCGCAGGGGTGA